CATCTCTCATCTCTGAATCTTCAATACTTAAATATTAGCAAAAATAAAATGATGAAAAGGAGAAAAGAAATTGATGAAAATCGCAGTTGACATAGATGATACTATTGTTAAACAAGAAGAGGATTTTGACATTACTGAATTTGGTATTCCATTGCCCAATGCTATTGAAGCACTTAATAAATTGCGTCTAAATGGTTGGACTATTATTTTACATTCTTGTCGGACCACGCCGGATGTTAACCCAGGATATGATCTAGAAATATTGAAGATGAATGTAATGATGTGGGCAGATGAAAATGGTGTACCATATGATGATGTTTGGGTTGGTGAAGGTAAACCATTGGCTGATGTGTATTTAGATAATAAGGCCATGGAATTTCATGGTGATTGGAAATTGGTCATGCAGAAATTAGAAGCGCTTCAGGAGGATCAATGATGGGTCTCTTTGGATTTCTTAGAAAAACGCCGAATATTCCTGCCCCAATGGTGATCGAATTACACATCACCGGGTCTTTGGAGATCAAAGGTGACCTACAGCGAGATTACGGCGAAAAATTTAAGTCGTTGGGAGTTTCCCAAAGAGACGATAGACAAATCAAGTCATCTGAGGGAAAGCTTGCTGACGCCATCGCTGCACAACAACTCACTAACCTCAAATTGCAGTTTGAAGGACAGAATACGATTGCTGGTCTTGGCCAAGAAGCGGATCAATAACGTTGAAGAGAAACGTAAACTGGCGGATGTGCTTTCGAGAATTAGGCGAATTAGCTTTAGGAGCGGAAAAGCGATGAATTTTGGATTAGATGTAGGGACCAAAAACGTGGTATTGTCTTATCGAGATCAAAGTGGTAAGATAAAAAGACGTCATGAAATCAATGGATTTTGTAAATTAAACAACGGCGATGGATTGTCTAAGCAGTTATTGACGCAGAACGGCATACCGTTCATTGAATGTAAGGACAATTTAATAGCATTAGGCGCACGTGCTGAGGAATTGTCCTACGCTTTTAATCAGCCATTACAACGACCAATGGCTGATGGAGTCGTAAATGGTGATGAAGATGAAGCCATCAACATCATGTCCACTATTATCAGGTCGTTATTACTTGGCGTCATCGGTGGTGATTCGACGGTTCACTACTGCGTACCAGCCAAAGCTTTAAATGCTGAATTAAATGTTGCCTTTCATCAGAAAGTGGTTCAGATGATCGTAGATTCGGTCTCATCTAAGGGAGTAAAATTAGATGCCGTCGCCATAAATGAAGCTCGCGCTTTAGCTTTTAGCCAAATACCCGACAAAACCGCAATAGCCGTTTCGTTTGGTGCAGGAATGGTTAATGCTTGTTATAGTTTGTTTGGTTTACCAGTGTTTGAATTTAGTCTTGTTGGTTCTGGCGATTGGATTGACCGTGAAACGGCACGAGTGATCAAAGGTGAAACTATGACTTCAACATGTCGATATAAGGAAAATAAATTGAAGAATAGAAAATTTACGTTGAAAAAAATGCCGGAAGACAATGTTGGGAAAGCATTATATATTAATTATGGCATTCTAATTGAGAATGTCGTCAGAGGATTGGTCGACGGATTCATACAAAATGAAGACAAGGCCAGATTAGAACGACCAATGCCAATAATCTTGGGTGGTGGAACTGCGATGGTCGATGGATTTCAAGATAGATTTCAAGAGGTCATAAATGATTTAGAAGTACCATTTCAAGTTGGTGAAATTAAGATGGCCGACCCAATGCTTTATGCTGTAGCTGATGGATGTTTGGTTGCTTCTGAATTACATAAAGGATAATTATGCGGAAGACGTTTGAAATCAATGATCGTCGTTTCGTCGTAAACGGGCCGATCGGCCCGTCTATGGAATTAATCAAACGATTGAAAAAATGGAAAGGAAACATATCAAAAAAAGCGCCAGAAACATTGCCTGGTACGTCATATGCAATGATGGAATTGTCAAAAGAGAAGATTAAACCAAAATCATCGAAATTAGCAACATTAATCATACCATTTAGTATGAATGTCAAGGATTTGACAGGGAAGATTCCAAAATCTTGGATTCGTGGATTGGACGGATCTATGGGGCGTTGTAGAGTCTATCATCGTGGCATGTACAAAGGTACAATTAACGTAAAGTCCATTGACACTAATACGGTCTCCTGCGATGAATTAAAAAAACAGAAAATCCCAATTTATGTAAGAGGCGTCCACAGTTGAAGTATTTAATGACTCATGGTTGAGGAATTTGTTCATCTACACGTTCATTCATTATTTAGCGTTCTGGACGGAATATGTTCGCCCAGACAGTATGTCGAAAAATGCATGGAGCGGAAATGGGGTGCAATAGCCTTAACTGAACACGGCAACATGGCCTCAATACCAGATCTCTATTTTGCTACGAAGGAATTTGGAATTAAACAAATAATTGGTTGTGAATTATATTATAATGATGAACATTTAAAATTTAGAAAAATTGTTGATGCAGGTGGTACGATAGGTGATTTAAAAAAATCCGAAGATTTTGTTATAAAAGATTTAGCATCTAGAATAACGCGTAATAGGCACATTACCATATTATGTAAAAACGAAATAGGATATCGTAATTTGTTACAAATAATGAAATGCGCATGGGAGATTGGTTTTTATTATAGACCAAGAACATGGTTTGACATGCTAGATAAACATCACGAAGGATTAATTATATTATCTGGATGCTTGAATGGACCAATTTCATTTGAAATTCGTGAACACATGCGACTGACGAGGGAATATGAAATGCTTGGTGATGTACGTTATAAACAGAAAGCCGAAGAACATCTTCTGACTGGCATAAAATTATTTAAAAAATTCAAGAAGACATTTGGTGATGATTATTATGTGGAATTACAAATGCCAGGCGTGCCTGATGATGAAGAGGTATTTGCCAAATTACATGCATTAGCCATACAATCAAAGACGAAAGAAGTAATTACAGGTGACAGTCATTATTTGGAACGCAAAGATTTTATCATCCAGAAACTAATGATGGCTGTCGATCAGAACGTTACCATTGATGATCCGAATTTATTCCATGTAAATTCAGATGAACAATTTTTTAAAGATCGTGCTCAATTTAGAGAAACATTCAATTCTAAATCATATCGTGACAATTGTTCTATTGAGGATTTTGAACGTGCCTGTGACAACACTCTGGAAGTCGCAGACAAAGTGGTGCCATTTATGCTTGATTCTGAACCGAAATATCCATCTATAGAAAATGCAAATGAAATCCTACGTAAGCGGTGTCATGATGCTCTCAAGATGATGAAATTGGACAAAAAAGAATATGTCGATCGATTAGAATTCGAATTAAATAGAATAATAAGCAAAGATTTTGCGTCATATTTCCTAATAACTCAAGACATGACCAATTTTTCTCGATCTCATGGGTTAGTCATAGGACCTGGCCGTGGGAGCATAGGCGGGTGTTTAGTGGCATATTTATTGCGAATACATACCGTCGATCCATTAAAATGGGGATTGTCTTTCGATAGATTTCTTAGTCCTTCACGTGGCGGAAAGATGTTAAAGGTTGTTATGTAAATAAAATGAGAGGATGACATGGACAACGATAGAATTAGGAAATTAATGATCGAAGCGCGACATTCGACTTACGTCTTTTATAAGATGTTGTCAGATGATAAAACCAATGACATAAACAAATCTCTTATGGCACCAATGTTGAAGTGGGTGGACGTAGCCGATGCATTTCTGAATAATGACGAGAAATTAGCATTGACTGATTTAGAAATGATTATAATTGAACCTATGAAAATGTTGGCTGATGCTTGTTCTGCACGTCTAAATAAGACTATTGAATCACCAGCGATGGAGAAAATAATTGCAGCGACTGATGTCTTTAAACGGAAAAAAGCGTACGTTGAATACATCAACGAATTGTTCGTTTCTTTAGAAACGATCACTGGAACGAGATACCCAAGAATAAAGGAGGCGTGAGATGTATGACATATTGATCAGTGGTAAAAAATCTGCGATTGGCATTATGTTTTTAAAGGATCGTCAATTAATAAAAAGCATAAGAATTGTGATTTCTAAACCGGAAAATTCCGACGTTAATAAATCGGAATTATTAGGTCTGAAATATGCATTGTTGGCTGTAATAAATAAGATGATTCCACTTAATTTACACCTAAATACATATCCACTTAGGTCATTGTCACCAAGGACAAATCCATCAGTAAACAAAGAACTGATCTCAGAATTAAGGGAATTATGTTCATCATTTAAAACGGTAAATTTATTAAGATTGCAAGATCATGAATTAATAAACCAGGTAAAGGATTTAGCGACGATCACGGTTGATCTGCCAGTCGGAGCGACGGTTATATCTTGAATGATAATTCGCCCGGTTTATGAACTTGACCCATATTCAGTGGTCTCTGACTTGTTACGTCTTTATTCTTTCCTGCGTATTGTCCGGATAGCCATTTCATTAATCCCGTCCTGTCATATGCTGACGCCATATCATCAATTTCAATAAAAGTTTCATTGTCATTATAGCCAGTGGCATTTATCGGAAAGATTTCATCCTTATAGACATACATCTGATCTGATTCTGGCAATTTATCAAGCATATTGCGTGGCCAACTGACGATTGATTTCGTACCAGATGGGACATATAAACCTTTGATTGGTCTACCAATGCTGTCGACTATTGACACTGGTGACAAGAAATCATGGTCCGATTCATGATGAAATGGGCGTCCATTGTTGATTATGGCGGATTTAACCCATACGATTGGTATTAAACATCTAGGGGCATTTTCGAAATTTTTCATATAGTATTTTTGAAAAATGATAATAAAAGAATGGTCAGATGTCGTATTGATTGCAGCTAAACGCATACGAAACGATCGTCTGTCGGTCGAGTATGTCCAGCGGTTGAAATATGAAATTGATCAAATAGAAATGCAGGGCGCTAATGAATATTGGATGGATTTAATTAGAGAAGATAAAAAATTTGATCACAATAAAAACGGTTTGGTGTTGCCGTTTCTGTTGAATATGACGGACATAGATCCAATTATTTACAAACACATTTATGAACTCGATGACAATGGAATTGTTGGTGATGTGGTTGATGTTACGTTGGAAGATGGATCTATGGTTTCGTTACCAGCAAAGGCTCATGTCAAAATTGAATCGTTAAGTAAATTGGTTTCTGATCTTAAGATTGGTGATGAGATCTGACTTAAGATTGGTGATGAGATCTGATAGAGTTTTCATCCCAGCAAAAGTCAATGTTGGTTTCATGCCACATTTTTGATTGTTATTATGTATTCATTTTTTATGAAGATAACGGCAATTAATTTTAGGAAAGGAAAAATTAGGGACGTACCCGGTGATAGTTACAATGTCGGTGGGTTCCAAGTCATTCCAGAAATTGGGATTCCACACCGAATTGAACGTCACCCAGACGTTCCTGACTAGTGACATTGATATCGACTATTTGCCTGAAGCGAGAGAGAAAATTAAAGAATATATTTCGTCTAAATATGGATTTGAACATGTATGTTCGGTTGGTCTATGGCAATCATACAATTTTAAAATGGCAATGCAAGATGCTGCCAAAGCTCTTGGCAAAGATAAAGCCCCGGTATTTAAAATAACAAAAACTTTGCCAGACGATTTTGATGATCGACCAATAAATGAAGTATTAAAGGCATTAACTTCGGAACATATCAAACAAGAGAATCCAGAATTAAGTGAATTAGCTGATTATTATTCTACTGATGATGGTAAAATGGTCGTAGACATGGCATCAAGGATGACTGGTTTGTTAAAGACGCAAGGCAAACACGCCGCTGGAATAATCATATCTAATGTCAATTTGTTTGAAACCATACCTATGAGCAAACTTGGCGGTCTGTGGACGTCACAATGGACCGAAGGATATTCACCACAATTATCTAAATTTGGTTTGATTAAATGGGACGTGTTGGGACTCAAGACGATGTCCTATATTTGGAAATGCATTAATTTCATTAAAGAGAAGAATAAAGACATAGGGTTGCCGAAATGTGTCATTTGTAATGGCACTGGCTCTAGCGAATCGGAATATGAGAAATTCGGTGACAAATGTATGGAATGTAGTGGATCGGGTGTATCGATCGAACACATAGATTTTAATGTCAAAGAAGTATTACGATTAGCTAATGATTTGAAAACTGAATCAGTTTTTCAATTCGAGACTGATTTGGCCAAATCAATTTTAAAAAAAGGTGGCGTCAAATCTTTTAATGATTTGTTGATTTATACGAGTTTAGGTAGACCAGGGCCATTGCCCTTGATTGACGAATATATTGAACGTCGTGATGATAAAAATGAAAAATGGAGAAAACAAGAGCATCCTGATGTTGTTGAATTATTTAAGGATACTTTCGGAATAGTGGTCTTCCAAGAGACGTTGCAATTATATTGGACAAAGATTTGTGGTTTTACCGTTCCCGAAGCTGAAGCAGCTAGAAAAGCAGTGGCTAAAAAATGGGGTGAACAACTTGAAAAGGTAATGAAGAAAGCGGAGATTGGTGCAGCGAAAAAAATTGGACATGATGAAGCTGTGAAATGGAATAAACGAATCGAGACGTTTGGACGCTATGCCTTCAATAGATCACATGCCGTAGCCTATTCGATAATAGCATATCTTTGTTTGTATTTCAAATCAAAATTTCCTGTTGAATGGTGGGCGGCAGTATTGAGCATATGTGATGATCGCAACAAAATTTCGAATTATGTTATGGTGTCAAGAAATGAAGGCGTCAAATATTCGGCATTACACTGTGACAATTTGACCAAAGATTTTGTGGTTAGGAACGACGAAATCGTTCCCGGTCTATCTGGCATCAAGGGCATTGGTGATAAGGCAATGGCTAATGTCTTATTGAATGCTGGTACGAAATATCAATCGGTTGATCATTTTATTGAGAAGAATGGCAAGAATAAAATATTGATGGAGAGATTGATTAAATTGGGTGCATTTGATCACTTATTTCCTAATAGATCTGCGTTATGGATGTGGTATTTATTGAAACATTCGACGTGTAAACAATCTAAGGAAGCTAAATCATATTTTAAAACCAAACTTGGAATACCAGAGAAGGGTAAATTGAACATATCGTTTGAGGAAGTGGTAAAATTGTCTCCAAAATGGGGATTGAGGAAGATTCTATTTTTTGAAAAGGATTTCTTTGGGTATCATTTCACATCTCCAATGTCTTGTTATAAATTTAGTGGACATACCATCGAGGATGCGGCCGAAACCAATGTAATGGAAGTAGTAATACAAGACAATGAATTAAGGCAGACTAAGACTAATAAGAAATATCTAAAATTATTGGTTACTGATGGGACGACTAGTGCGACGTTGTTGATTTGGGATGTTGGCATAATAGATAACATTGAGGATGTGTCACCAGGATCCGGTATTAGAGTGGAAGTGAACTGGGATGAAAAATTCAATAGTTATTCACTTAGGAGAAATTCCAAGATTGTGTTACTTGACAAGGATGATTAAATGTTATTAGACACCAAGAATGGCATTGTTTGTGATTTGTGTAATAGACCACACAAGAATCAATTCGTTTATTATTCGATGCGAATGGTAAAAGTGTCTGTGGATGTTGATGCTAAACAAACTATACACACTGATACGGACATTGATCTAGATGTCTGTGAATTTTGTAAGAAGAAATTAGAGGAGAGGATTTTAGAGGTCTCAAAAATGAGAGGGGTGAATAATGGATGATCTGACTCCAGAACATTTTGCATTGATCATGGTTGATATTGGCGGCGTTACTGTGGAGGCCAGACCATATGAATGGGATTATGATGGTGATGGCAATCCAATAGTTGCTATGGCATATCGAACGACGTGTCCACATTGTTCACAATTAATAGAATTCAATGTGCATGATCTACATGACATGATGTTCTATTGTAATGAATGCAATAAAGGAAAGGATATGTGGACGCAGAAGAATAATGAGATGTTGATCAATAAATCTTATGATGATGAGCCGATTATTTTCGATTTAATAGAACCGATAAAATCTGGATTGATGGAGATGCCATGAATTTCATATTAGGTAATGGATTGATAGGATTACTTGCTGGAAAGGCACTAAACCGTAAGATCATACCATATGGAAAATCTAGATTCTATTCATATTCGGTACCACTGGCAGAAAACATCATTAGATACGTCAAAGACGATGTCATCGAATTCTTGGGCCATCTATCTCCATTAATGTACGTTCAGAAGATGTCATTAGATGGGAAATTATTTGATGTGACGAATGAGTTGCGCAACGTCTATATGAATAAACTTGGGACGCCAAATTCAGCTGTCGGGAACTTCTTAGGATCGTCGATGACTCTAAAGACGACATGCACTGACTTATATGAATCATTGAGACGCGAAATTAACGTCCACGATGTGAAGATTAGAGAATTGAGACCGTTTAAAATGATTTTAGACAATGGAACGATTGTCGATTATGAATCACTAATCAGTACGATACCGTTGTATGTCTTATTAAAATTATTTAACATGGACATAAATTGTGAGGCTAGAGACGTTTATTATTGTCATGTCGGATCTAATGACATAGATTTAGAAGGTGCATCGTGCGTTCACGTTCTAGATCAACATATTGAATTTCATAAGGTAACGACAATTAGGAAATCTGAATATGTTTTCGATTCATTCATTGAATTAGATGAATGGATTCTTGGAAAATATTTAAGAAATTTTAAAATCATACAAAAGACGGTGATTAGAAAATCAATGCCGATTGATATGCCGCCCAATCTCGACATATTGGAGAAGATGGGGGTGATATGTGTTGGGAGTTGTGCACAATGGGATGAAGCCATGGATGTGTCTTCGTGCATTAGGAGAATTCTCAAGAAGGGGAATTCGGGATGACGGAGGATTTCACATTCAACATCGATCAATTGAGTGGGAAATTATCGATGCCCAACATAATTAAGGTTAATGAAATTGAAACTGATGAGCAACGAAAACTTCGCATGCTCAATTCGATGAGTGCGTTGGTGATGTCATGTAGTTTGTGTGATTTAGGTAGGAAATCATGCATTGAGCATAGATCTGAGTTTGACCCACACGTATTCAGCACTAGAAACGTGAGTAGATGGCTGATCGTAGGACAAAATCCCGGATATAATGAATGTTTAAAACATGAACCATTTGTTGGTGATGCTGGCAGACTTTTTGATGAACAATTGGTTAGAAATGGATTGCATCGTTCACGTTTCTACATATCAAATGTCGTGAAATGTCATACGATCGCAAATGAATTACCAAATCCTGAACAAACATCTATCTGCTCTATGTTTCTAAAAATGGAAATATTATTGCTTAATCCGGTTTTGGTCGTGACGCTTGGGGCTGCCCCGTTTGGTGCGTTGTGCCCTAATTTAGTCTATTCGACTAGTCTCGGACAGATACACGATAGCGCTGAATTCAATTGTAAGGTTTTTCCGATTTATCATCCATCGCCTAGAAACATGAGTAATGTTGATAGGTTAGTCAGATTCAAACAGGACATGAAGAAATTATGTAAATTAATTAAGGCTTTTGAATCAACTGAATCATCAGACTGATTCGTTTGCATTTCTTTCTTTTTATCAATTGAAGATTTTTAGACGAAAGGAATTGCATTAATCTATAAGTTATGACTGATTTTGTGTGTCCTGCTTTAATCAATGGATCATATAAATCATCTAAAAATAATGATTCTGGAATGACCAATCTTGATTTCTCAATCAATGTAGTCGCAATATTTTTAATTCCATTATCGAGGATTCTTTTCGATTGGGCAGCATTATATGATTTTAATACATTTTTATTTTTATACATCAATTTACGAATGTCGACTTCCGTATTTTTAAATAGGATGTCTTCATCAAGCAATAACGTAATGGTGATTTGATTGGGGGATTCTTCGATGATCGGATGTGTGCTCTGCAATTCCATGGATAATTTAAATACTGAAATAGGCATCATCATAAATGACAAGAAAGTTATGACGCTGATATGTGATTCTTGTGCAGACTCTGCGACGCCAAAAATGATAAAAGAGGCATATGAAAGAAAGGAAAAGAATGTTGGTGTCGTTTTGAAGAAATTAAACGAAGCCGCAGCACAGATAGGATATAAATTGGTCCCTATTGAAGCACAAATACAAACGTCTCAACTACAATTACAGCCACAATTGCCTCAACCACAGCAATCTCAACCAACAAAGACGATAAAACTTCCGCCACCACCTAAAGCATCTGGGGCATCAATAGACAAACCATATATTAAGATTACACAAGATGGGAAAGCTATAGAATTGAATTCTAAAGTATTGGAAGCTCAAACTTTTAAATCAAACACCAGACCACCAACTACCATTCCTAAGAAGATCGTTGATCAATCAGGTGAAACGACAATCAACATAATTGATACGGGTGGCGATAAGGCACTACAAGAGACGTTTAAACAAGAGCATATCTCCACATATTTGAATGATTGCAGCGTATGTAAAGGGACTGGTAGGGTTATGAATGGTAACAAATGTCCAAGATGTAATGGCATTGGTATGATCAGATGATTATCTGAAAATTTTTTGTTTTCTGTGGGGCCAACTACCCAATGGTTGGCCCCATCCAATTTTTCCTTGTGTTGCACCTAATGGTGCATTAAAATATTTTCTATGACGTGGTTTCATCGGGGTGTCCTGATTGCCACTTCGATATGGTAATGGTCCATTACCATCATTGCTCAGTTCTGGATAATTCGGATCTTGAATTTTATATGAATAATATTGTCCTATTGATGACCTTAAATTTTTTAGGACTGAATCAGATGGTCCTAGTTGTTCAAGCAATTTTATTCTCATTACGCAAATCCGCCAGTGAACGGTTCGCTTTCTCCTTCTGATTCTAAATCTTGCATTCGTTCCGCGATTTCATCGAGATTTTCATTCCATCCAGCCGATCGTTCATCGTTTTTAAGATCTTTAATGACCTCTTTGTATGCATCTACCGCAGATTTTTGGTCTACGCCGGGTATCGCCCGTGACTTCAATTCCGCAACAAAAGCAGGGAGGAATTTTGGGTCATCTAAGTATTTATGTGAATGTACGGCCGTGAATGCAGAACGGATGGAATCATAGAATGTTGAATCTACGATCTTCGAAGAAAATGCTTCTTGTGCATTTGACCAAGCGAATTGTTGATTGTGGGAATGTTCATGATCTTCGGGATCACCATGCAAATGTTTAATCCCAAGAATAGACCCATGAAGCATTCCTTTGACTGCTTCAAACAACATATGTTCTTCATTTTTCATTGGTTTTTCTCCTTAAATATATGTTTGCTGGAGATAAATTATGGCTAAACATGATCCATTGTTTAAAACATTTGATGTGGTCCAAATTTTGACCGTTAAGCATGTAAAATTCGTGTCTGGTCCAAAGAATCGTCCAGCATCACCGCATGGCAATTGGTCAGTAGTTGGATTTATCAAGAGTGATTTGATGCTTGCAAAAGATTCTACCATAGCATTAGTTCCAATTGATTCAGTTCGTAAAGTTGCATCATACGATCTGAATGGATTCCTAAAGAAGATTAAAGAGAGGGACACAAATGAAACAAAAAGAGAACAAACAAAAAGAGAACAAACAAAAAGAGAAGGTGGAACAACCGAAAACCTTCGAGGGATTGGTCACAAATCTCAATAGGGATTTTGGTGATGGTACCATCACATTCGTAAATCAAGGTTCAAAATTGAATGTTGATGTAATACCAACTGGGGCGATGACTCTAGATTTGGCCTTGGGTGTTGGCGGGGTCCCACGCAGTAGAATAATTGAGATATTCGGAGCAGAAGGCTGTGGCAAGACGACACTGTGTTTACATATTGTGGCTAATGCACAGAAAAAAGGCGGTAATGCTGCGTATATTGACGTTGAATACGCTCTTGATATGACCTATGCAAAGAATTTGGGTGTGGACATTAATCACTTAGCATTATCTCAACCAGACACTGGGGAACAGGCATTGAGTTTGGTCGAAGGATTATTGAAATCGAACATGCTAGACGTGATTGTCGTTGATTCAGTTGCCGCGTTGATGACGAAGGCTGAACTCGAAGGAGAAATGGGAGACCAACAAATGGCTCCCACGGCTAGATTAATGTCTCAGGCGCTTAGGAAATTGACGCCGCTTGTGGGTAAATCGAAGACATCACTGATATTCATCAATCAATTGCGTTCTAAGATCGGTTTCTTTATGGGTGATCCAAATACTACGCCAGGTGGTAGAGCTTTAAAATTTTATTCATCAGTACGCATACAAATGGCGAGGGTGGCATCCGTTAAAGAAGGAGGTGAGAACATAGGTGGATTGGTTGTAGCCAATGTACTCAAAAACAAAGTCGCATCGCCATATAAGAAATGTCAATTCGAAATTCATTATGGTTTGGGCATAAGTGCAGAGGCATCAATCATAGATGTCGGTACCAAAATCGGGATAATAAAGAAGAATGGGTCGTTCTTGAGTCATAATGATGTGAAATTAGGCAATGGTAAAATGGCAGCGATTTCTTTTTTAAAGAACAATACAAATATAACTGAGGAAATTAAATCCGAGATCATGAAAAAGATTTCAAGCGCAGAGGGGATGTTAGAAAATGGCGACGACACCGAAATTCAAGATCAATGACATAGTATATCTGAAATCCTCTGCTGCGACTGGGATGCTCGAATCATATAGAGTGTCACAAATAATAAAAACTGCTGCATCGTTGAATTGGCAATACAAAATAGCAATCAGGAAAAAATATGCCACTAGTCCGACGGTAGAAGATCAAGTCGATTTACAAACGGAGCAACCGTTCATTTTAGACGAAGGTGATTTATTGACTGGCTGTGAAGCGTCTTCAATTATGGTTGCTAACGCTAAAAAACGATATGAACAAGCATTGGCAGTACAATTGACGTTGTGTAATGGAACGCCACCGCCGCCGGGTCCCACTTTTTGGTCGCAGACGTGAACGTATTAAATCTTTATGGACGATCTAACATCATTTCTATCTCAATTGGATTTAGAAGACAGTGACATTGCTATGGATTCTAATGCCTTCGTAAAGATGGCATTCAATGAACCGTCTACCTTCAAAAGAATGATGCCATATGTGGATAAATATTATACGACGAAGTCTATGTGGCAAGCGACTGCGTTGGCGATAATACGGAAATTTTATGAGGAACATAATGAAATTCCTAGTAGAGGAGTCACTTTAAGGATTGCGAAGGCGAATCTAAAATCAGACGACATAGAAGACTACAATGAACTTGAGAAGAACATCAGCGAAATCATGTCGCAGTCCGATGTGAAACATTATAGATCAACGATTATTAAATGGTTAAAGAAGCAGCTGTTGTCAAATATGTTGAGCCAATCAAGCGAATCTTTGGATGCTGCTGAACAGGGAAACGATGAATATTTCAAAGCATTGATTGATGACATTTCTACTCTCGATAGAATCGAAGCTAGACCGCTATATTTATGTGCTGATGCTGGTAAATTCCTAGAGAAGGATGAGTCCATAGGTCTGACATGTGGGGTGAGAGAATTAGATAGATATATGAACAATAACGTAGGGCCGACTTATGGTGAGATAGTGTGTTACATGGGAGGGACGGGCGTAGGTAAATCGAATTTTCTATGTAATGCAGCAGTCAAAGCCATAATGATGAAGAAGAATGTATTGTATGTGACGCTTGAAATCCACACTAGACAACTAATATATAGATTGGTGTCTATCGTAGTGGGAATGATGAGAATGACTGGTTCCGATCCAACTCTACATGGGGTCACCATTAGTAATTTGAGCGATCATAGAAAGAGATGCATGGAAGTATTAAGAGAACTATCTGCCACATGTGGTGCCGACATTGCCATTTCAGATCTGCCTGGCAAAACTCTTACTGCTGAGGGGTTGAGTGGCATAATTGATGATTATCGACGGAATGGTTTTCACCCTGATGTCATCATAGTTGATTATCTAGATGAAATGACAACGAAGCACGCTTCATTAAAAGACGGGGATTATTCTAGATTGAAGCACATCGCTAGTGATTTGCGTTCACTTGCCTCGAAACAAAATGTTTTAGTGATTACGGCAACTCAGACTAATAGAGGTAAGGATGATGACGATGAAATAATTGATCTAAATAGAACTGCTGAAAGTTATGGTAAGAATCATTCTCTAGATTATGTCATTTCGATCAATCAGCATGAATCCGAGAGACAATCATCTCAAATACGGTTATTTATTGTCAAAAACAGAAACGGTAAAAATAAAGTTGGAGTGAGGGGTAAAATAGATCTAACGACTCTCTATTATCACGTCACCGGTGAACTAGATGGTAGCGAGAAATCATTAGACAACATATCGCAGGTCAGATCTGGGGGAGATTTCGATGACGAATGATGTCTTTTATGATTCAGCACGTGAATTGATAATTATTACACATGATGGTAAGAAACGATATGTAGATTTACGCGCCAACGTTTTAGATACGGAACGGAACATATTAAATGAAATTATCGGATTACATGAGAAGAGTTGGTGTAATGGCAAAATGTTGTATGATTTTATTACTGCCATGCAGGAAGCCATAAATGCGCGATTTGGCGTAGATATAAGAGCATTGCATGGTAGGAAGTTGAACTGGCGTAGTGGCAAGATTGAAGAGGAGACGACGAATGAGATATGATTATGCTTGTGACAAATGCGAGACGGTTTTAGAAGTGACGCATGGGATGTTAGAAAAACCGACAATAAAATGCGATAAATGTCATCGTGTTATGCGTCTGGTGTTCAGCGTACCGATGGTGTATGTCCGTGGATATGGGTGGTGTGACAAAAAAGGTGCGAAACGGGATATGAATTTGTGGAAGTTGAAGAATGAAGATCCATACGCCAAAATCAGACCACCAGGAGATAAAAGTGATTTAGAACATAAATTAACACAAGGCGGTAAGAGACAGAAGAATCGTCGGCATTATGCCGTGAATCTTGGTAAGAAGAAGAAATGATATATCTCTGTACGGCATTTAAACGTAATGGACTACCAATAATGTCATGTTTATATGGGAATGACATAGAGATGATTCCATTGTATTGTGAAAATAATAAATTAAAGACTATTGACGCGAATAAAAAGAAAATTAGTGACCTCACAAAAAACAATCAAGTGATGATACTGGATTGTAAGGCACATTTTGATGTCTTCGACATTACATCATCTGAAGTTTATGAGGCATTGCCTACGGCACATATCAGCGACATGGGAATTTTAAATGATGTTAAAAAGACGTTGTTGAAATGCATGCATGTGATGACCGACGTGAAGAAACCGTCTTTGTGGCGGAAAACCATAGCTGATGCCGCGAAGATATACACAAAATTACAGAACATAAAAATTATGGTTGATGGACAATACGTTCAACCAAAATACTATGTCGACACTTTTAGTGGTAGATCAAGAGCTACCGATTTTCCGATTCAAACGACCAATGACAATCTCACCGTTGACGTGGATTTCGATTATTTCATCCATCTTGACTGGTTGTCAGCCGACATGCGCATCGCGTCGATATTATCAAATGATGCAGATCTCATATCGTCGTTTGAACGTTCAGATCCATATACTTATCTTTCAGAAACATTAGATTTACCGCGTCATGATTGTAAAACTAGTCTCTTGGCGGCGATTTATTCGCTCACCATCGATGAACCGATATTACAATGTTTTCCGAGATTTAGAGATTGGATGGATGATACTGTCAAGAAGTTGCGATCTAATAAACATGCTGATTCAATATTGGGTAGAAGATTTTATATGTCCGATAAGACTAGTGATAAAACTTTATTTAATGCAACCATACAAGGATCAGTGGCACATGCCATGCATCTGGTTTTAAAAAGAGCGTTTGATTCCAGACACCGTAACGTATTTACGGAGTTACAGGATTCTTTGGTACTAATTGCGAAGAAAGATGAAGTTGGAGATGTGCTTGAGGATGTGCTTGACATCATGCTACATCCATTTGAGGGCGTTTTAGACGACAATCCAACGTTCCCTGTGAGAGTAAGCATAGGCAAGAAATGGAGAAATTGGAAAAAATATAAGGAATTCAGATGAATGAGCGAAAGAGACTAAAGAGAAAGAAACGACGAGAGATACAGATTGCCGAGAAGTTGAGAGAGAGAAGATTGAGACTGAGAGAGCGAAAAAGGCGAGATGACGAAGAGCGAGATAAGATTGATAAATTGATGAAGAAATTGGGGTAAGACGATGAGTCAGGATGAATTCGAATCAATTTTTGATGAGCTTCCGTCGGAAATTAAAGATCTATTGGTTAGGATCAAAATAAGCATTCCTAATCGTAAACCAATAAGTTGTAATGTTATGCCATTGGTAAAGACATCATATGATCATCTTGAAGATCAACTGCAACAGACGCCATCGATTTTCTGTTTTTGGGGTATGGTCCATGCTGAGCAAAAGATGATTGTATCCGTATTGGAATTAAATTTGCAGAAGCGTAAAGCAACACTTGCTACCGACATGATAAAACAATCCAAAGAAGACGGATTTGACATCCGTAGGAGCGATATAAAGGACGTATTAGAATCAGACACGGAGGTTTTACGTCTGCAGGCTAAGTTAGTATTGGAAGAGAAGTCACTGAATAAGATGAACGTATTGATGGATGCACTACGCATGAAGTCTGAGCATTTGCGCTCATTGAGTGGGTTTAAGAAGCAAGAGTTAAGGGACGCATGACCGCTGAGAGCGGAAGGGAGACAAAGCATGGCGATTACGAAAGAGGAACTTGAGAAAATCAGGAAACGGATGTTGGACAAGAAATCTGGTGGATTTCATCGTGATCCATTGAAATTTTCGATAGACAAGACGAAGTTGCCTAAGGATGGTTCACCAGTCATCTATCGATTTAGGATTTTGCCGCCAGTGTCGAGTGGTGACAAAGTGTTGATTGACGACAAACAGGTCGTCGCGAATGCTGATTTGGATTGGTGCGTTGAACATGGCAGTCATTGGTTCAACAATAAGAATTATGGTTGCCCTCGCATATCCGACAATGGGAAATGTCCGGTTTGCGATATCGGATTTAATTTGTTTAAAAGTGTGACGGACAAAGACAAAAGGTCGAGCATTGCAAAACAATATCTATCTAAGACGTTTTGGGCGGTTAACGTGTATTTTCTAAATGCTTCACCAAACCCAGAAGAGGTTCGTGGCAAGGTGATGTGGATGGATCTGAATAAATCATTGTATGATATTTGTGAGCAATGCATCATGTCTGACGATGGTGGTGATGATGAAGTTGATCCGAAAGCCTTCGGTGCATTCTTTGATCAGGACGAAGGATATGTTCTACAGATGGAAGTCAAATTAGACAATGGTTATCAATCATATAAGACTAGCAGATTTCTGCCTAGAACCAAAGGTCCGTTGGCGAAAACTTCGTCTGGTGAAGCAGATTTAGCTAGAGTAAAAGACATTTTATCAAAGCGACAATTGCTCACTGATAAGATTGATCAAATTAATATTGATGAGTTAAATCAAATCGCTGAGAGCATCTGCGACGATGATGCGGATGCAGAGGAGACCGTAGAAGAGAATGTCACGGAAGCGTCTACGGTCGTGCAACCGGGCAATAAGGGTAGACCAAAACCAATGACGGAAGATGTCGTCGAAGATGTCGTCGAAGATGTTGTCGAAGAGGAGAAACCAGTAGAAAAGGCGAAGCCGAAACCACCGAAAAAGAAAACGGAGCCGGAACCAGAATCGGAACCAGAATCAGCGGAATCGGCGGAATCGGAACCTGGATCAGAATTCGATAATGATCCAGAATTGGCTAAATTGATGAATACACTAAAAACGAAGAAGAAATAATGCATTTATTGGTGGACGGTAAAAATTGTGCATATCGTGCATTGTTCGTGTCAAGGTCCACGAACGTACATCCAGTGACGATTATGGTTCGTTTCATAGGATCATATGTCGAAAAATTTAGCCCATCCCACGTCCACATATTTTGGGAGGGACCTAGTCGGCAACTGTGGAGAAAATCTTTATATAAGGCATATAAAGATAATCGGCACCAGGATCATGGTTTTGATGTCGAAGAGCATATACGAATGACGCAGATTGCTGCAATTGAGCTATTCACATGGCTCAATTGCAGACAATATCATAAATCATTTATGGAAGCGGACGATTTGATATATGCATTTTGTCGCTCGAATCTCGGCAAATCACTAATAATTTCAAGCGATGGTGATTTTCGACAATTATGTTATGCGTTTAAAAATGTGTCTTTATATGACCCAATGAAGAATGCGACATATGTCCCAGGTGATGTTGATCCATTAGAATTGAAGTGTTTCCATGGCGATAAATCAGACAACATTAGTGGTTATAAGGGCATTGGTCCTAAAAGGGCAATACAATTAATCAATGATATAAACAAACAAAATGAATTTCTTAATCACAATGGCAGAGACATTTATCTGTTAAATAGAAGATTGATTGATTTGTCATTGTGTCCATATGTAGCGGACAACATTCTACATATTAGAAGCATGATAACGAAAGAATCGAAATTTGACAAAAATAAAGTGGTGGAAATGATCAAGAAACACAAGATCATTGGACTCATGACCGAAATGCGCATATGTGAGAGACGTTTCGGGGCGATGAAAGGGTGGTAAAATGAAAATTTGGAGAAAAGCCTGGATAATTGTCCTGTTTATGTGTGTCAGTGGATGCGTATCTCGTGTAGTAAAAGAAAATGTAAGAGTTAATACGGAAACGCAGAAAGAATACGTGAAGAGAATGGATGAAGGAAATACTACGTCAGATCAAGACAAAGAGGTCATTAGAGCACAATCAAGGAATTGGGAAGCCATTAATCGTTATTTAAATGGAGATCATGATGAATAATTGGATAGACAATATGATCGATGTCATAGGTGATGATGTTACCGTTGATGTCATTAAATTCATAAAAGACAACAGGAATGTGATATCGAGGCTTGGCTCTGATGGGTTTAGACAGATACTTGAAATGATAAAGGTTGGCAAGGAATCGGACGCGAGGATAATGTTGCTGAAGTCGATGGACAATTGGGAATTGATTGATGTTATGAATCAAACTGCAGAGGCATTGATTGCCTCTGCAAAATTTAAAATAGAATTTAATCAATTTCTGCTAGATTTGTTTGTTCAGATCGGTAAATCAGTCGCTACTAAGCTGTTGTTCTTTTTTCTTTCTCAGATTAGGGGATGATCAATGAAATTGTCAATAATGGAAACAATGTCACCTAGTGAGGCAATATATGGATTTCTTGGGTGGTTGACGACTAGACCAGAAGTGACCAAATTTGGGGGTGCCTGTGATTGTGCTCCTGCTGCTCAACTTGCTGATAAGTGGTGCAAAGAGAATGATTTAGATGAACCAACTGATGTATTTCCAGACAACATAAAACATCCGAAGTCCGAACCTGGGTCCAAAATAAAAGGAGAAGAGAAATGAAAAAGATTTTGTCTGTGGTGGTTTTGGCGTTGATGTTAGCCAGCGTTGGTTGTGCGCCCCCGAAACCAGAAGACCAGAAAAAGATTGTGGATATAATTAGAATATCATCTAAAGCAGCCACTAAGGTTGGATTTGATTATTTCGACAAGAAAGATCATAAGGCGGCAGTCAAGACTGCAGATGAAGTCAATAAAGCAATTGTTGAGGTGGTGTTGCCATATCTAAATGGTGAGGCAGTGACTGTGGCGAGTTTTGTGGTTAGTGAGATGCTACAAGAGAAATTTTTTGATAAATTAGATGTTGAAATCAAATTGGCTATTATTTCTGCTGCTACTATCTTAGATATTTATATCTCTCCACCAGATCCAACTAAGAAATTAACGAAGGAAGAATTGGATTATATGAAGGCTTTCTTTGAGGGCGTTGCGTCTGGGACGGATGGATTTGGCAATAAATTGAACGTAACTGAGAGACAGCAACATTCACGATGGTTTAAATGAGGTGAAATATGGGATGTGGATGTGGTGGTAAAAAACGCCAAATACCAAATGCTTCAAATTCTGCAAACGCCTATAATCCACGACCACAAACAACACAAACAACTGTAACCCAACAGAGATGCCCAAAATGTTCTTGGCCGACGAGAAAATTTAATCATTATGACCACAAACTCAAGACGTTTGTAAATACTTTTGTGTGTTCTAATACGTCTTGTAGACAGAGGTTGACAAAATGATTACAATTATTTGTTGGGTGGCTGCCGTGGCGTATGTCGAGGCGGTAACTGAGATATTGTTGACTGGCAACATCTTTAGTAATCAGCGGCATTGGTTATTAAATAGATCAAATGAACCATTTGCATGGTATGAAAAGGGACCATATAAATGGTTCATTTGTTTTGTTGCCGAATTGGCGACGTGTGGTCACTGTTTGTCCGTATGGGTTGCTGGCACGATATTTTGGGCATTGCCATTAACTTTAACAGATTATGAGATCGTAGATTATGCCATCAAGTTATTCTTTTTACATAGGATGTCGAACGTTCTTCACGAACTTTTGTCAAGGTGGTTCAATCGAATTCCATTTAATTTAGTTATAACTAAAATTGAAAACACTCAGAGTATTTTAAAAGATGAGATAGGAGAAACCAAAAATGACGAGCAAAACGAATAAGATTGAACCAATCAACATTACGTGTCTGGGTGACATCAAACGAGTCATAAATAAATTTAACACCGGATCAGTTGGTGAGACGAAATTATCTACTGAAGTGTCTTATGAACAAGATGGAAAACCAATCAAAGAATTAGTCGAAGCAATTGTTCATAATACTTCGCCTAGAGCGATGTTGATCGAGGGTCTTGAGATAGTCAAAAAGAGAATTGATTTTCAGACAGCCAGCAGAGAATTATATGACCAAATAGAATCATCTCATTGGAAATCAAGCAATTTATTTGATATGGACATAAACAAGACGTTCTTCTGGGTCGATTCGTTGATTAAAAATCGTCTCGGTGGAGTTAGATATAATTTGTGCGTTAGGTGGTCCATTAAAGATGAGACATATGAATGGGATCCGTTTACGGGTGATCTAAGGGAAATAAAGAAATGAATGGGTTTACATATGCACAATATTTGCCGATTGCCGATTGGCGTCCGATTGTTGGTGATTTCGTGATATGGCACGGGTGGTTTACGCATTGGTTTGGATATGTGACGTCGATAGACAATAAAGGATGTCTATCGATAGTTAAGTCGGGATTGCCGACGTTATTGATGAGGATGAATCAGACTGACATGATTAGAAACACAATTAAAATGAATATGTTTAAGATAATGGAGTCGAAACATGGCGGATACGCAGCAATACAATTATCACGCGGATCAATAGTGTGGTACATATGATTCCAACCCCGTTGCCATATCCAATATTTAGTACGATCACTGAGTTACATGATAAGGCTTTGGTTTATGTGGTAAAGAAATATGAAATGTCGGGCATAAGCATAATTGCATCTAGAGTAAGTGAGGGATTTATGATCAGGGTTGCTGATTGGGTTGGAAATCTTATAGATCCGACTCCATCAGATGACATAAATAAAATTTTGTTAATAATTAAACATGCGAGAATAGCACAATCACAATGGTATTTCAGTGGTGGTAAATTAGTTGACATTAGGAAATCAATTGATTCATTTGTGGGTCCAGGGATGTTACGAGATTTATGTGGCAAGGTTTTTGATACGCAGGAGGTCATTGAGATAGGTGAATTTGGTTCAATCAAAACCAAATCAGAATTGAAAGGATCAATCATTAAACCGGCCAGATTTAGAACGATCGCAAAAGACGATGAATTAATCCCATTATATGGCATATTAGGAGATTGATAATGCTGATTGTGATGGGTGGTCTGCCAAAGTCAGGCAAAACAATCATAGCAAATCATATCGCAAACAAATTTGGTGCGACATTATTTGGCGTTGACCATCTTTTACCAGAGAACATTGATCAATTTCCAGAAGATGAACAGAAAGAAATTAGATTATATGCTTGGAAACAATGTCACAGTTCTACGATCAAATTTTGTTCAAATAAGAAGAAATCACGCGAAATCGCAATTTATGACACTGCGGGTAGTAGCGTAATGATATTGGAAGAGATTAAGAGATTGTGTTCGATATATGATCATGGCATGGTATATGTGTACGTTCATGATACCATGGAACGTTGTCACAAAAGAGGAGTTGATAAGAAATTATTAAATGATTATTTTGAGAAATTTATGGTGGTATTGAAACGTTTTCGTGATTGCGTAGAGATAATTAAAAATAGTGGGACGCCGGACCATTTTGTGTCCTCTGGAGAGGAATTATGTCAAAGATTGAGTTCGAAAATCCAAATGATTTCGCAGTAACTCTCGCTGGTCCAAACGGTCGTCAACTTACAGTCGGCGGCCGTGGGAGGGTTCTGTTGGATGATTGGTGGATGAGATATAGCCCACAACATTTACGGGTAATCAAGGAATCAAATGCTGGGATTAGGGTAGTCTCGTCAATGAAAATGCAAACAATTAAACCTAACATAGTCAGACCAAACATTCAGAATCTACCAGTCGCCAACAAAATCGCCTTGAGGAATCAAGACCAAAATCGGAAACTCAATGCAGTACAGCAGAGGCGTGCACAATTGATAGACAAGAAAAGAGTTGGTAGGTCAGTATACGTCAATGAGCAGTCTACGAAACATTACATTGAAGTAATTTCTAAACTAAATCAATTCGTTCCATCGTTTTCGAGCAATATTGGGGTCGGAATATTGAGTTATAATAGATTGGATTGTGTAAAGAGATTGTTGTCATCAATTAGAATGCATACTGACCTGTCAAAAGTTACAATTTTTATCAGTGATGAGTCCACCAATCACGTGGTCAAGGATTGGTTGCGGGAACAGAATGACATAACATTAATTGACAATCAGGTGAAACTTGGGGTTGCTGGTAATAGTAACAGATTATTGAAATGTTTATCTAGATTTAAATACAAAATTTTATTGAATGATGATGTAGAAATATTGAATGATGGATGGGAGAAATTTTATTTTGATGCCATGATTAGAACAGGAATGCACCATTTTTGTTATAGGCAGGCTGGTGTATATGGTGCCAATTTAGCTGATGCTAAACGCATGAGGGTGAATGATACCATAGTAAACAAAATCGACAAAAAGCCACATGGTGCAGTCATGGCTTTTGATCAACTGTGTTTTGAAAAGGTAGGATATTTTGATGAAGGTTTCAATCCTTACGGTATGGAGCATGTTGATTGGTCTAATAGAATTCATTACGCAGGGCTTCAGCCAAGTGGATATTATGACGTCAATGGCTCGGAGAGATTTTTTAAAATCCATCATGAACGATCTGCTTCTGAGGACAGAAGTGCAATGTTGGCAAAATCGAATGGCATATTCAAAACTGTTTCTGCAGATAGGAATAGGATTTATATAGATAGCAACGTGATGGTTCCAAGCATGAGCGTAATAGTGCCATTTCGTGGTATTGATAGAGCGAAAGCAATCAGAACGGTAGTAGAAAATCTTCGTTGTCAATTGTTTCCGGTATTGGAAATACTGGTGATAGAACAAGATGAAATTTCTAGATTGAATCCAGCGGACATATATCCAGCAAAATTGATGCATTGTCCAAACAATCCTGGTAGACAATTTTGTAAATCGGCGGCGTTCAATATGGGGGTGATGAATGCTAGCCATGATTTGTTGATCCTACATGATGCCGATATGGTAGTGCAAATTAATTATGCCAAGTTGATATATGATAAGTTACAGAAATCAGAAGCATGTCATATAGGTAAAGATGTTGCCTATTTTGATCATATGACGACCGAGACGATTTATAATCGTGGGATGTCTTTTAATAATATTGATGATGTGGTGTGTGAACGGACAGTGAATTATTTTGAGGGTGGATCTTTGGCACTTCACAAGGGGACATATCTTAGGATTGGTGGGTTTAATGAGGATTTTATTGGATATGGGTGTGAGGATTGTGAATTTTTTCGAAGATTAAAAAGCCAATCTAAATTTGACGATGAGAGGACGGTTACTTTATTTCATCTGTGGCATGGACGGACTGCTGGATGGGATGGATGTCATAAGACTAACAAACGGAAATGGACTGCCTTCGAATCAAAACCAATGGTCGAGAGAATTTCGCAATTGACGAATCAATTATCGAAGTGGAAGGGAAAAGTTGCACCATTGGAATGTGTCACTAATTTCGATTCAATAAACATGCAGGAATTAAAGGTCGGGGGCGTGTTGTGTTGTGGCCCAGATGGTGGTGCGTTTAAATATTATACGGATGGGATTGGGAATGCGTTTAAAGAATTAGGCATTAGATTTCATCAATGGGATGGTAAGGATGAATCGATCATAAAAGAGTTGCAACCAAGATTATATATAGCATGTTCAGAGGCATGGCAACATAATTATCCGGAATGGGCCAGAAAGGAATATGACACAAAGGTTATCATTCATGTTAATCCATATGGCATCACCAAAATAGGTAGCGTCGATGGTGGACCAGTCATCGACGCTAAAGACAAGGACATAAAATGGGTCATTTCACAGAAACCACATAGCGTGTTCTGCTATGCTATGAATGAGACAATTGATAATTATTATAATTATTGGCAGAACAGACATGGTTTCAAGACTTATGCGATGCCACTTGCTGCTGATCATGTTTTATATGGAATGGGTAGTGACGTTGAGAGATTCAAATTCGACGTTGGATGGATAGGTGGAATGTGGCCTTATAAACAAAAAATGATGGACGTATATTTAAATCCACTTCGCAATAAATATAAATGTGGTTTTTATGGGTGGAATAATGCGTGGGGAATGGGGACAATATCTAATGATGATTCAAAACATTTATTTAAGAGTTGTAAAATTTGTCCATCAGTGTCTGAATCACATTCAGTGCAACACCCGATAGACATACCTGAGAGAGTCTATAAAGTGCCGTGTGCTGGCGGTTTTACCATTCACACTCCCACTAAGGCAATTGCGTCAATGGGATTATCTGATGTCATACCAGTCGCGGCGGATGCAAATGATTGGTTCCAAATGATTCATCATTATATGACTAATGATGACGAACGGATTGATCTTGCATTGAAACAAAGAAGCGCAATCCTTGGTGGACATACATATCTGCATCGTATAACGAATCTAATTAATGAATTTTATCCAGAGATGATCAACGTACTAGACGAGAAAAAATCATTACTCATCAATGGATAGAGTTTCAGCGATTTGTCGTCGGAATTGTTCAAACAACCATTTCGACAACTTGGCCGCTTCCAGTATTTCGCCTCTATAGGCGAGCATTGGTTGATTCGTTTTGGGGTCAATGATGACGATTGCCGATAACTTGATCTCATTGCTATCTAAATGTTTATATAAAGGGATCATCAATTCCTTGAACCTGGTTTCATATGCCTTTTCGGCATCTTTTTGTAATTCTTCTGGGTTCTTCGTGGTTACGTCTTGGGTTGGTTGCTCCGGCGTTCTTTTTATTTCTTTTTTTGTCTCTTTTTTCATGCGTTTCTCCTTTAAAGATTGAATACTTATAAGTATTCAATCTATAATGGATATGACGGATGAGAAAATTCAAACGATTTATGGGTGGTATGTTGATGCTCTAAAGAGAAATGGTGCCCACCCTAATGTTCCTAAGAAAACTGATCTTAAAAAGACATATGTATGGCGAGCAATTACGAAGTTTGCAAACAAGACGGCTGGCTGGGGCATCAGCGATGAATTATCAAAGAAATTAATATATGAAGTAGTGACCTTCTCGATGAAGAGAAAAAACAAATCAGCTTTATTGATGAGCGACGCAGTGCTTAAAAAGTGTCTTAATTTTATGATTGATAGAATGAAAGCACAAGAGGAAGCAATGGAGCGTTTAAGAAAATCCAAAAGATTCCTAGACAAAAACGAAAAATTGTTGTTAATGAAAGAACGTGACGGAGGTTGGCCCAACATCGTAGTGTGGCATAGATCTGGTGATTTATCATTGTCATGTCTAGCATTATCAAGACGATGTGGACATATAATGAAGCAAATGTCAGAAATCGATAGACGAAATTTACCTGATTTAGATAGAATTAATAAGATACGCATTAAGTATCTTATAAATGATGAGATGTCAGAATGTTGTCGCAAAACATTGGGTTCTGATTTGGTAACACCAAGGTGGGGGAAACAATGATCGATAGATTTGCCACTTCCGTTGGTACAGATCCATTCTCATTATGTGATTGGGTTATGACTGAAGTAAGAATTAAAGATCATCGTACTGGTGCGGATGTTTTTTATCTGCCTAAAGCGGAAGTCCCAACGCATTGGTCTAAAAATGCGGCGCAGATATGCGTATCAAAATATTTTAGAATGACTGATATTCCAAACGCGACGACACCTATTGCTGAAGATGGTGTACCAAATTGGTTATGGCGTAGGGCAGCGAATGCAAATAATGTGACATATGGCAGTGAAACGAGCGTTAAACAGGTTCTCCATAGAATAACAGGATATTGGACATATTGGGGATGGAAGTATGGATATTTTGGGGATGAATTAGAAGCAAGAACATTTTACGATGAATGTGTCTATGCTATGGTGATGCAATGGATGGCACCGAATACTCCTGTGTTCTTCAATGCTGGTCTGTATTGGGCATATGGCATACAAGGCAATAAGAAGGGTATGTGGCGTTGTGATCCAAAGACTGGCGTAGCTTATGAAACTGATGATTTTTTTACGCATGCCGGGACCCATGCTTGTCATATATTGTCTTTAAGTGATACATTGTTAGAAGAAGGTGGAATATATGACAATTTATCGGTAGAAGCACGAGCATTTGCCACTGGTGGTGGTGTTGGATCAAATTTCTCAAACATAAGATCATCTGGTGAATTGTTGAGTACTGGTAATAGAGCGACTGGATTGATGTCCTTCTTAAAAGTGTTTGATAGGTCGGCTGGTGTTATAAAGAGTGGGTCGAATAGCCGTCGTGCTGCAAAAATGGTAATTATTGATATTGACCACCCAGAGATTGAGGAATTTATAGATTGGAAGGCGAATGAAGAAAAGAAAGTAGATGCATTAATATCAGCAGGATATGACAATGATTATGAAGGCGAAGCTTATCGAACCGTTTCAGGACAAAACTCAAATAATTCAGTCAGAATATCAAATAAATTCATGAAGACATTGAACGAAGACAAAGATTGGCAATTGACGTCTAGAACGGGTGGCGATGCAGTAAAAGAAATTAAGGCTGTTGATTTATGGAATAAAATCTTAAAAGCGGCTTGGCGATGTGGCGATCCAGCCGTACAATTTGATGATACGTTTAATGATTGGAATACGTGTCCGAATGATGGGAGAATTAGGGGTACCAATCCATGCTCTGAATATTCTGGATTAGATAACACATCATGCAATTTAGCATCCATTAATCTACAGAAGGTGGTTGACAGTGATTTGAACGTGGACATCGATAAATTGCGGCATGTTTGCCGATTATTGGTCGTAGCGCTGGATATCAATAACATAGCTGCACAATTGCCATCTAAGAAATTAGCTGAGGGAGTTTATAAATATAGATCGATTGGCATTGGACATACTGGGATTGGTGCAGTCTTAATGAGAGCTGGGATGTCTTATAGTTCGCAGACATCATGTAATTTTGCCGCTGCAGTCACTTCATTAATGACTGCATATGCATATGAGATGAGCAATGAATTGGCGGGTAAATTAGGGTCATTTCCGCGTTATGATCATAACAAAGACGCAATGATGTCAATTATCGCAAAACACGCCGAATTATCCTGTGGATGTAAATCGCATTTTTATTATTCGATAACACATCGATTACTTGACAGTAAATTGAGTGATGCATTATGTATATGGACTAAATTGAAAGGACTTGACGGTTTCAGAAATTCATTTGTCACCCTGATTCAACCATCTGGTACGATAGGTTTGTTGATGGATTGCGACACATTGGCTGTTGAACCGGATTATTCACTAATTAAACATAAGAGATTGTCCGGCGGTGGAAGTATGAAAATAGTAAATGAGGGCGTCAGGGAAGCATTGCAGAAATTGCAATATGATGATTGTCAAGTTAGGGAAATGATGTTATGGATGCTTGGACATGGTACGATTAAGAGTGCGCCACACATAAATGCAAATTCATTGCATGAAATGGGTGTGACGATAGAGGATCTTGATAAAATTGATGCTGCCGCAAAAAGTGCAATTGAACTTAGACATATTATGGAATTGTCGAATGTCAGCAAAAAGAATGTCGGCATCGAAATGAAATTCAGTGGTAACATATTTAAGAGACTTAATTTTACTAAAGAACAATATAAAGAGGCGAATGGATGGATATGCGGACATGGGACGCTTGAGGGCGCACCACATATAAAACCAGAACATTTGTGCGTATTCGATTGTGCGAACGTCAATGGTGATGGCCAAAGATCCATTTCATGGCAAGCACATGTTGCGATGATGGCAGCTGTCAGTCCATTTATATCAGGGTCAATAAGTAAGACGGTGAATATGCCGAATGATGCTACAGAAAAGGATCTCAATGATGTCTTCATTAAGTCGCATTTAAGCGGCATAAAATGTATATCCATATATCGAGATGGTTGCAAACGATCACAGCCACTTAATAATCCATTGGATTTGACTTGGTGGGATCCGCCTATAGAAGATAAGATTTATTTCCGTGGACAACGCAAGAAACCACCAAAACGGAGACTAGGCATTATCGAGGAAGCAACGATAAATGATGCAGGGAAACATTATAAATTGTGGGTACAATTCTTCGAATATGAAGACGGTGCATTGTGTGAGATATGGATCGACATTAGTAAGGAGAATCCTCATTATAAACTTGCGTTAAAGTGGTGGGCAAGAGCTTTGTCAAATGCGATCCAATATGGACAACCTCTCGATGAAATTGGCTCTAGTTTTCTGTTTGAGGAGGGTGGTCCATCGGGTCCTACTGATCATAAATATATAACATATTGTAAGTCGATACCGGATTTCGTTATGAAATTAATGGCCATGCATTATTTAGGTGACACCAATTGGTGTCGCATTAAACCACCGATTAGTGAATTGCGTTGCAGAATGGATCGATCAATTAAATATTCCACTGGCATCACTAAATCTGAAATGGCACCAAAAAGAATGAAAATAAGCAACACTGACATCACTAAGTGCGATAAATGTGGTGGGGCTGTGAGTCTATGGCCCTGTCCGACATGTACTGAGTGTGGATATCAATCAAAAGGGTGTAATCCATAAAGTAGAGGGTGGAATGCTAATAAAAATAAGAGATAACAAAATCATACATGTAGAAGGCATTACCACGACAGAAGAACAATTGTTGCGGAAATGGTTCAGCGCCAGAAACCCTGCATTCAGATATATCCGTGGCATAATGCCAGGGGTCAGTTACGATGGGGTAGTATGTAGATATAATGCAGTTAAACGGACTTTGCCATTGACGTTTAAAAATGAATTGCGCACGAGGTGTGCCCAATATGACATCAAATTAACGATAATCGATGAACGGCAGCGACCAAAATATGCAGCTGATCCGGATTTAATAAATGAAGACTGGTTGCCTGGCATTAAATTAAATGATTATCAAATAGATTCAATAAAGGCGGCTTGCGTAGAGGAATGCGGTATATTATGTTTACCTACCGGCAGTGGTAAAGGCGAATTGATAGCCGGTATTGTGAAGGCATACAAATGCCCAACAGTGATATTAGCTGAACAAGTAGTCATCATCGATCAATTGAAGGAGAGATTAGAACTTAGAGATGTGGTTGAAGAAGTAGGGTTATTTTATGCTGGGACGACGCCAGACGATAAGTTAGTATGCATTGGGACTTCGTCGTCATTATTGATCCCACCATTGCCGACAAAATTCAAACACAAACCTACCAAATTTCTACAATTAATGAAAGCAAGACAAACTAGAAGCGAAAATGCTATGAAATATAGAGATTTGCTAAAGAAAGCTGATCTATTGATAGTTGATGAATGCGATAGAGCAGTTTCAAAGACTTATAAACACATGTTTAGACATTGGTTTAACGGTAGACGTAGATTCGGCATGAGTGCAACGCCATTTGATAGGAAGAAACCAATAGAAAATCTATTTGTTCGCGAACATTTTGGATCTATAATTCATGAAGTTCATAGAGACGTAGTGGAGCAAAGTGGTAGAATCATTCCAATAAAATTCTACATGATAGCTATTGGAGAAGATGGATATAAATTCGAGGGATCGACTTGGGATATCGCATTGAAAGAGCAAGTAATTGAGAACGGGGAATTCCACCAAACCGTCAAAGGCGTAGTAGAATCATTTAAAGACGATGGTACGTTGATATTAGTGGAAAGAGACGAGCTGGGCAAAATGCTTGAATCAATAATTGAAAATTCTGTGTTTATTAATGGACAAACTCCTAAAAAACAGAGAAGAAATGTGATTGATCGGTTCGAGAAGAGAGAAATTAAGTGTCTGATAGGTGGGAAAATTCTCAAACGTGGATTCGATTTAAAGGGTGGTTGTGAAAATCTTATTTTGAGTGGTATGGGCCAGCTCCACTCTGATCTATTGCAGCAGATCGGCCGAGCTTTTCGTTTAAACTCGAAAGGTAAAGCTAGAGTGTTCGATTTTTATTTTATGAATAATAAATATTTATATGGTCACAGCAAAGAGCGATTAAAGGCTGTTGTCAATTCTGGATATGATGCTACAGTCATTTTCAAAAATAAGACAATATCTGGACTGGAATTGATTAAGCGTAAATTTAGGATATAGATCGAAATATTTAATGTATTAAATTATTGGGAGGTAAGATGATAACTACGATGACAAAGACGAAAAAATTAAATCTTGTCGATTTGGACGATGCGCAATTGCGTGAATTACTTCCGCCTAATTATGATTTCAATAGAGATAATCTTCTGAGTAATGGTCTCAGAAGGATGCGATGGATAAATTACATAAGACATAACAATCCAAATATGGTCAAAATGCAGCAGACACAAAAAATACAAAAAAGTCGTAAGCTTAAAGTGCCTGAACCTGAATCTAAAATCGAAGCGAATGTCGATGAAACTGATGAAATTATCGAGAACATTGATAATACAGTTGATAAAAAACTTCCTAAGAATTATTATTTCGACAATGAGAAGGTAGAGAAATTATTGCAACGATATGTTGATGGTGCTTGTACTGATGTCGTATTGCGTAATGAAATCATGGAACATGCTAGTGAATTGATTAGACAAATCATACGTGCACATGGATTACATAACATTTATCCAGGTCGTGAAGATTCATCTTTTTTTGATTTGTTTCAGTTGGCATGGTGTCAGATTGAATCTACATTATATAAATATCAAAAAGGAAGAGCCAAAATATTTAATATGTTCAGTCAAGTTGCTAGAACGGTAATTCTGGCACACATTAAAAAGGAAGGCAGAGATAAGAAGAATTGTAAACCATATCAAGACATGCTTGTCCGCAAACATGGTACTGCTAGGTCGTTGATGTTCGATAGATTTATTGAAGAAGCCAGAGAGATTTGTAAATTTAATGAAGATCATCTTATAGTTTTAGATGCATTGGGTAGATTGTTTGATGTTGACCATAAACCATATGATGGTTTGGTCAGTAAATTAATTAAAATGTCAGGTAGAAGCAGACAACATGTGGTCAGTTTCATTGAAACTTTACGGATGAGGAGTTCTGAGTTCACTGACTCACCGATAAATGATAAACCAATGCCACACCCATTGGTTTATCAAGGGGTGCCCGACGATGAAGATTGAAGAATCTTTGCCACATTCAATTAAGGATAAGGTGTTTAAGAAAGTCAGACGTAAAAAAATTGGTTCGCCAGAGACTAATCTACATATAGGGCTAGTTCCTAGAAAATCAGCCAACCATGTTGCTAGGATGTATAGATACGGTAGAGGCAAGGAGGATGAAGACATGGATCAAAAGAATGTGGAAGAGACTATAGTTGAAGATGTCAATATGGAAGTCATTAAGGCATATGAGGACATGAAGAAGAGCATGGCTGAGCTTACTAAATTGTTTGCTCAAATAAATCAGACAATGCAACAGAATGTTGCTAGTATGCAGAAATGGGAGAAATTACATGCACTCCAACGACAACAGGAGCAGCGAGAACAACGAGCGAAACAACGATCTGAACGATCAATTGAGCGAATTGAACCAACTGCTGGACAATGATGTGCCAGAAACGATAGAAGAAGCACCCATAACGCAAGAACCACAGACACAGACAATGGAGATAGCACCGACGGCGCAAATGTTACCGCAAGTACAACCAGCTCAGATTGAAGCAACACAATTATTGTCAGATTTTCAACAGACGTCACATGAAATATTGGGAAATTTTAGAGAAGATAGGCGACAAGTAGATGAAGTTGTCAGGCATCTTTGGGATAAAGTCAAGAACAATGAAGACATACCAAGAACTTATATTGAACAATTAGTGTCGGCATTAGGAGTTAAAGCTGACATCAATGCTAATGCTTGTAAATTACTTGAAGCTAAGGCTAAAATGATGTCTGCTGGAAAATCTGCTTTCATAAATAACAACAACATATTTGCTGGTTCTGATCTAGATGAATTACTAGATAGGCCCATACAATAATGGATCAGCGAATCTTAGAGATTATTAGTAGGTGTCGTAAATCACCATTTTATTTTATGGAGAATTTCTGTAAGGTCAAACACCCAGGGGCTGGTATAATTCCAATGAATTTGTTTTCATATCAGAAAGATTCGTTGCAGAAATTTCTACAACATAAAATGACGTGTTATGTCAAGACTAGACAATGTGGCATAAGTTCGTTGTGCGGTGCTTATGCATTATGGTTAATAATGTTCTTTAAATCTAAGACGGTGTTAATTACGTCAATGGGCGATCGTGAAGCAAAAGCATTCCTTGAAAAGAATATAAAATTCGTCTATAGAAACCTGCCGGAGTGGATGAAGTCCATTTTCCCATTTCCAATTGATAATGAACATGAATTTGGATGTGGTAGAACTGATTCAAAAATCACAAGTCTACCGGCTGGCGACGATGTCCTGCGATCTCATTCGTCATCATTAAACATCATTGATGAATCAGCATTCATACGACAGATGGAAAAAATGTGGGCTGCTGGTTATCCTACGTTGACGCATGGTGGTAGAGTGATCGTGGTTTCCACTTGTGGAGGAATAGGTGGATGGTATTGGAACACGGTTATGGATGCTAGAGCCAATACCAATGATTTCCATTTAATAGAAGTCAATTGGTGGGATATGGATTGGGTGATAGAATATGTTGATTCAATTGATGGGAAGAGACGGCGCATAGCGCCGAGAGATGGCATCAGAAAATCGACACCAGACGAGAAACCGATTTTTGGTGAATGGTGGTCACCATGGTTACAAGATCAATATCGTCAATTGCAGAGTAAAGGTGAAGCGCATAAATTCCGTCAGGAAGTATTGGCGGAATTTATCGGAACTGGTAATACGGTAGTACCATTACCTAAACTCAAACATGTGGAAATGTGTGTCAAGAATGCTCCTAAAAAACAAACTATAGATCGGGTGTCGTATTCAAATCCAGAGGCTAGCATTGAACGCACGCTCGATTTCGAGAATGAATTATGGATTTGGAAGACGCCAGAATATGGTTCCAATCAGAGATTAATGAACGGACAAATAATTGGTGATGTCGGGCATCAATATGTGTTGTCCGTAGATCCTTCGACTGGTGAAGACAGAGACCAATCTGCGATCGAAGTTGTTGATCAGAGCACAATGGAACAAGTGGCCGAATATGCTGGTAAGGTTGATTCCACAGTATTATCAATGATGGCTGATTATCTTGGTAGATGGTATAATGGCGCTAAAATTTTGGTTGAGCGCAATGGTTATGGTATGGCAGTGTTGCAGAAATTACGCGATGAATTATATTATCCAAATTTGTGGAGAGAAATTAAAAGCCCTGGTCATGCTTCTGATTATGGTTGGAAGACAACACCAAACACAAAAGCACAATTAAATGCACGAATTATCGATGGCGTGGAGGATGTGACGATTTATTCAGCACGTTTATATAAACAATTGACTATCTATGTAAATCTCCGCAGCAATAAATTTGGCCATGAACCTGGAGCGGGAAACCATGATGACTTAGTCATGGCATTTGGTATCGTATTGGTCGGGATTGGTTCAAGCTCATCTGAACCAGTGATGGTTGTTAGGCCATCGGAAACTCCAGAACTGAATGATCCAGACTTGCGCATGAAATTTATGTCTGAGATGTCTATGATTGGTGGTACTAGAGCCATGTTGCCATTTGTCTCATCACCATTGGGTATTGATGATGGTGATTTAGATAAATTTACTAAGCAATTAGTTGGCGTTCCAAAACCATTGAAGATGGTTGTCGACAAAAAGAATATGCTACCGCCAAAGAAATAAATTATCTATCATAGTTTATCAGAGGAATTGAATATCCACACAAATTAAAATCTAATTTAAAGGCATGTTAGAAAGGTGGTGTGCATAATTATATATAGAGGAAGACTGATATGCAGATTGGATTAATTTTGTCTTTTTGTCACTAGATAGTGAGGGATGAAAATGAGTTGGCAACTTTTTGATAGATTGAGGGCGCTGTTTAAGCAGGGTAATATATATCGACAAGACCAATTACATCAAGACCAAGTCGATATTGAGAGACTAACAACAGGCAAGAATTCACTTAATTTAGCTACATATGGCGTATTGCTTGAACAGACCAATTTACAGATCAATCGTCTTGAGCGTTTTAAAGATTATGACCAAATGGATGAAATGGGTGAGATTTCAGCATCACTCGATATGTATGCCGACGAATCGACATTGATTGATCCTGAATATAAACATAATGTCATGATCAGGTCGAAATATGCTAGAGTTAAGAGTGAATTGTCCGATCTATTTTATTCCACATTATGCGTAGATAGTGTACTCCGTTCATGGGTCAGATATTTATGTAAATATGGTGATTTACCACTTGAAATCGTGCCAACTAAGAACAGGGATGGGGTTGCATCAGTCAGATTTCTGAATGTCTATAATTTCTCACGAGTTGAAACCAAAAAAGGGGATTTGATCGGTTTCTTTTATCAAGACGAAGGTGACACACAACCTACGTTTATGCATCCATGGCAAGTAGTACACATGCGACTTGATTCTCTTGAAAACATATTCAAACCATATGGCAGAAGCATTTTAGAAGGTGGTCGTAAAGATTTTAAACGTCTTCGCCTGATGGAAGACGCTGCATTGATATATCGGATTACTCGTGCGCCTGAACGGCGAGTGTTTAAAATACCAATTGGTGAAATACCGGCACAGCAAGTCCCTACATATATGGAAATGTTCGCCAGAAACATCAAAAAGCGTAGGTTTTATAATCCATCTACTGGGCAAATTGATGAACGGTGGTCACCATTAATCCAAGAGGATGATTATTATCTACCAAGAAGACCAGATGGCACTGGGCCGGAAGTCGACACGTTGCCTGGTGGTGAGAATTTAGATCAAATTGCGGACATTGAATATTTTAAGAAGAAGATGATATCGGCTATGAAAATACCGTTTTCGAGAGTAGGGTTAGGAGATGCTGGAGAAGATGGACGTCAATCATTGTCCCAAGTTGCACCAGAATTTGCAAAAGCCGTGCAATATGTTCAACGGGTCACTGCGATTGGATTGCAGAAGATTGGATTGGTACACCTTGCATTAAAGGGGATCTCGGTAAATGAAATGAAACGAGTGGAATTATATCTTCCGGCATCATCTGCAATTGATGAATTATATCGAATAGAGAAATGGGCGACTAGGGCGGATGTCATTGCTAATTTGAAGGACACTGGATTATTCGATCCAGTATGGATATTAAGAACGTTTACTGACATGTCTGAAGATGAGATAGTAAAAATGCAAAAGAATATGAAATCATTGCCTGAGGAGCCAGCACTTGGTGAGATGCCTTTGCCTGAAGGCGTGGAAATAGACCAAAGGGTCATTGCTGAATCGAAAAAATTAGACTCTGATTATGGAATCTTTAAAGAGCGGATGAAACGAGTGATGAATGAGGAGGAAATTACCTCCAACATGTTGGTGAACATGATCAACAATAATGAACTAGATGGATTAAAGAAAGATGATGAAATCCTGCTTGAACACAACATCGATCGAGTATCGATGCTCGAAATAATCAAAGAGTGTAGAGAATCGTTTATAAAAGAACGTAATGAATTTATAGAGAAACAAACCAAGGCACAATCCATAGTGCAGGATGAAATAACAGAAACTGACATACCTTCATAATTTTTCGCAAAAATATTTTTGTTAGATTGTGGATACAGAACCCATCAAAAAAGGAGAACCAAAATGTCTGTGAATCAGAAGAAAACGACATCCGCAATTACGATGGATGCTCGTAAATTCCTGCACGGAATCAATGAATCTGCACAAGCGAAAATTGTCTTTTTCGAGAGATTGATTAAGAAACTCGGTGATGCACAACAGAAGAATTGGAAATTAGTAGCGTTACATCCGAATGAACTGATGTTCGAAGACGTTGACACTCACGTTTATTGTCAGGCGACGATCAAGCGTGATAAAGGCGGCAAATTGTCAATTGAAGACATCAAGAAGATAAATGTCGTTGAAGAAAAGAAAGAGCAATTGTTCAACCAATTTTGCACTGAATTGGTTGAGGCAATATCCGAAGACAATCAACACAAAGCCGAAGTCGCATTCAACAAGATCGAATCATGTCGTTTTCGGCCGAATGTAATACCACACAACGGACACGTTAGAACGCGTGATGGTCGCACGCACTATGTCCCGGTCATTGAATCCGTGGTGGCCGAAGACAAGAAATCAATCATCGTTGCTGCGGCGGTTAAGGCACTCAAATCTGATGTGAAAATGAGTGAAGGTAGATTGGTATCTGCAACTATCGTCGAAGCGAATGACAAGAAAACCATTACGTTGCCAATAGACGAACTCGTGCGTCGGCGCGTAGTGGCGAGGAACATGCGGGCTGTTGCTGAGAATGCCTGGAAACAACAGGAATTTCAGGAACATGTTCAGACGATCGCTGGGCTTATAAGTGAATCGAAAATTACCGAATCAGTCGAATATGCGGCGAAATTTCTGAATGAATACCAGGAATTTTCATTGTTGGACAAAGCAGAGACCAAGAAATTAATCGAAAACGCGTTGATTTCGACTGGATGTTTCAATTCAGCATTAATCGAAGATTGTAGCGTCTTGTTTTATAAGACCAATATGAAGATCAATCGTAATGACATAATTGAATCATGGCAAAAAACTGCAGCCAAGACAGAATTTGCTCCTCTTATTTCAGAAGTAAACAAATTAGCGGAATCTAAGAGTTTTGATGAAGATTATGGTGCGTTTCTCAAGAACGTATTTATGGAAGCAGCTGACGTCAAAGAAGTTCGTCGGTTAGCCTATTTGAATAGCATGAAATTGATTCGTAACGTAATCGACGTTGAAGATGACATCGTTGCAGACCAGTTACAAGACCTAATTGATCGACTGGAGACTCCAGAAGTCGATGATGCAACGCTTCGTGAAGCAGAAGATCTATTGGCATCAATATCCGAAGAATTAATGCAAGCCGTTTCTACGTTGGATGATTTTGATAAGATGCCGGGTGAAGACGAGGAATTGCCAGAAATTGAGCCTGAACCAGAAGTCGAACCAGGGGCCGAACTTGAAGCTCCGGAAGGTGAACCTAGTGGGACCATCGAAACTCCGCCTGAGGCTCCAGCTGCAGCTCCTGAATTAGAAGTTCCAGAATCAGTCGATGCGTCTAAAATCATCCCAATTTCGGAAATGAATGAAGATAAACTTGTTGAGGAATTAGCCTGCTGGGAAAAGAATCATGAATTGTATGTTACCGAAGATGGCATTAAGGATTGTATGAAACAACTTAATGAATATATTGATCGTGCAGAGACTATCAATTGTCAATCTTTGGCCGAAAAGTTTAGATCGATGCGTGATCAACATTCAGTAATCAGCGAGAAGCAATATTTTGGGATGCCAAGTTTGAAGAAACCGGCAACCAAGATTAAATCAGATTATAAGAAGGTGAATGGCGTATCGCAAATGACTGGTAGTAATCAGAAGGGTGAAGGGCACAAAATGGACGCAGAAGGAACTGCAATCGGTAGTGGGAAACTCAAAGATGCTGGCCATGAAATGGATCGCGTTGATGGGAGCGTTGGTGACCAACACCCAGCCACAAAAGCGAAAGCCGCTGGTGAAGCTGTTGTGACTCACAAAAACGATCATCCTGCCAACAAAAAAGGCAAGGGTCCAGCAGTTAAGGGTATCGCTGAAGCCATAGAAGGAAAAGCTTGTGAATGTGGTGCGCCGATTGGCGAGGATGAATTGTTATGTCCGAAATGTAAAGGTGCTGGAAAAGCACCAGATGTTAAAAGCGCCGGGACGTCAAACAAATCTGACATTAAATCCGAATGTACATGTGAATGTGGTGCGATGATGGAATGTGATACACAGGTTTGTCCGAAATGTGGCGCACAAAGAATGTCTGAAGACCAAATTAAAGACCCGAAAATTCCGGGTATTGGTTTGAAGAGATCGGCAATTGCAAAAGAAAGTGTCGATGATGACATCGATCAAGCTTTAGCGGAAGTTCTGAAGAATTGCAGCGAAGAAGATAAGAAAGTGAATAAAGAAGGCAACAAAGAATAGATCGGGAAAATAATGGTCATTACACACAATAATAAAAAAGCGTTGGTGTTGCATAGCGATGATAAATTTCATTATTTGTTTTATCTTGAAAAAGGAACAAATAAAACTAAAATAGTTACAACTAAGAAGGCGAAGGAGGAACCAAAATCTAATTTAATATCAAAATCTGACACTGAATCAAAACATCTTGGACCGAGAGAACGAAATTTTATCGCTATGTATCTACACACGGTGAAGCATATACCTATGTCTGATGTTGTAACACAAATTGCGAATGTCGATCCAGAGGAATTGTTGCGTATATATAATGAAATCTCTAACAAATATGCAATAATCGGTAATCGTGTTATAACTAAGGAATTGAAAACAAAAGAAGATAAGTTAGCTAAAGTAATTGCGAGCATGTCATTTCAGGAATTAATTGCATTAGATATCAAAGAGATTGAAGATTATATCAAGGATGGCAAGGTTGAATTTTTCGACGCCCTAGTTATTGTCGAAAAATTAAGTGAAGAGCAAATAGATTACTATTTAGAATTATATGGGAATGGAATCAGAGAAGAGAGAGAAGTGCCTGATTGGCTACAAGCAGCGCGGCATGGTAGTTCAAAACCTGTGGCTGAACCTGTGGCTGAACCTGAGATAACAGGGGTTGGGAAATTGGGGCTTGGTGATTTAATAGCCGCACCTGGTGCTGATGGTCGTCCATATGCGGCAAAAGTATTGAAGATTAAGGGTGCTGGAGGATTTTCGGTAGAAGTCAAGCCACCCACTGAATATGTCGTTTCGGGATCCAAACCAAAACTTGAGAGAAGGAGCATATCAAGTGGTTCGGTTATTGTAGAAGTTGTCCCATTGAGTGTCGAAAGTATTGTACATAAAAGTGCCTCAACTATTCCTGTCAGGCAAATTATTTATAAGGATGGCGAAAGTGTGCCACTATTGACGGTAGTTCCGAAGGATAAAATACAAATGTCCGGTAAATCAGACGTAAGCGTATCTGCACCAGGGGAACGTTTTGTCAAACCATTACATAAGACTGAACAAGAGGCCATTGCTGATCGTGCGGCAGAAAAACGTGCAGCAAGGGAACGCGCAAAGGGAACTTAAGCATCTACGATGTGTGCTGCATTATGTTGACCAATTTTTTCGATCTGTTTCCTACTTGTTTATGCCATTTGGAATTGACCATTTCTTTTGCAGCTTTTCCATAATCACGAACCAACAATGCTTTCCGCATTTCGACGAATTTTGCCAGTCTACCCGGTCCCAAATTATATGCCATGTCAATTATTATTAATTGGACGTTGTGCGGATGATCGGATAAATTGATAAAAGCGTTTGCATGTTGTCTTGCTGTTCTTACGTCTCCTCTAAATAAGACATCAATGTCTGTGTTTGAAAGTCGCTGACCCTTCATGATGTCATTTATGTCATATCCAAGTTTTTCTAATTTTTCTGCGGCATCGGGTCGTTTCAAATTAAAACCGACGCCAATAGTTGGAACACCCATCGTGTCCAAATAGACTTTATCTCTTCTTCCTTCGTGTGGTTCGATAAATGCCATCACCATATCATCCGACAATGTTTGTGTTTGAATAGGTAATTTTTGTGTTGATTGTGGTGTTGGTGTTGATTGTGGTGTTGGCATTGATATTGATTGCGACTGGCGTGGATGTGTGTCTATGTTCGTTGGCATGGTCAATGCAGCCGCACCAATCATAGCCGCATTTCTTATGAATTTTGGCCATGCTGGAGCTTCATGTAGTTGGGTTAATTTCATATGATATTTTTTATCAATGTAGGTTCTTTTGCAAATATATCGTTAAGGGAGGAGCAAACCAATGGGTGGATTAATCTCTGACATCATTCCGTTTGAAATTAAGAAATGTGATCGGATAATGGTGGAGGGCGCGTCAGGGTCGCGTCCAGTTACTAGAGTGTCTGGCATTTTCCAGCGTGCAAATGTTGTAAACGCTAATGGTAGGATGTATCCAAGGAAAGTATTATCTAAAGCGGTTGATGCTCTACAAGAGGCAGTGAAATGCCGATCGGTGCTGGGTGAATTTGATCATCCAACTGACGCCAAAATTCATATGGATAGAGCATGCCAATTAATCACCAAAGTGTGGATGGAAGGTGACAACGTTTATGGTGAATGTGAAATATTAGAAGACATGCCATGTGGCAAAATGTTGAAGACTTTGATTGACAATAAAGTGCGCGTGTCGGTTTCGTCTCGTGGCGTTGGCGACATGGAATCAATCAAAGAGGGAGATAAAGAATATCAAAAAGTAATGGATGGTTATACTATTGTGACATGGGATACCGTACATGAACCGAGCGTGAAGGGAACTGAGTTGAGTGTGATGGAAAGTAGAAATCGCATGCTCGATCTTAAGGTGCAATTCGAGCATGAATTGTTGGAAGAAATCAAAGACATGTTGAGGTGATAAAATGGATTTTAAAAGTAAATTATGCATGATTTTGGAAAAAATAACGATAAGAGAGGATCAATATAAAATGCCGTCTGCAGCGCATCGTCTACGTCAGACGTCATATCGTTCATCATTCGGGAAATCACCGTCGTTTGGTGGTGTAACAAATGGAAAGGCGAAATAACCATGTCCATTAGAAATTATTTTGGAGGTGCTTCTGGTTATTATGGCTCATCTAATAAGATGAATGGCCATAAAATGATGTGCAATGAATGGGCACCACAGCAACCGGTATTGATGGCAGTAGTCGTGAGACAGCCATTGATGCAGTTGCAACCGCCGCTGTGTTCTGGTTTTACCTATCTTGATGGTACGTCTAGAAGATTTGGGCCTAGTCGTGGTTTTTATAAATCTCGATATTTTGGACCGATTTCTCAATATTAGGGTAATTATAGTATCTCTAGGATTTTCTTCTCATTAATCTCTGACAACCACACATATCTAAACCTTGGCATCAATGCATTAACGAATGTCTCTTTTGCTTTTGCGCTTTTTTGCATTTCCTCTGTGTTTCTTCTAGCGTCAAGCAATATTTGTCCATCACTGTCGGGATAAAGGAGAACATCAAATACGTAGAATGCTTCTTTATATCGTTTCTTATATGGTATGTTCATTTTGTCGAGAATTGGGTAGATATTTAGTCCCTTTTTCTTTATTGCTATCATCATAGATATTTTGGTTTTATTATCATCGCTTCGTATAATTTTTAACATTTTTTCCTTGTTTTCTGATTTTGACCACCATTTCTTCATTCTTTGGCTTTTTTGTTGCCAGTCGTTTCGTGCGATAATTTTTTCCGCCAATTTTCTTCTATTATCTTCATTTTTAAAGAAATTTTTTGTGCGTTCAGAACATTTTGATTTTAATTCTTCATTTGCATATGTTTTTTTAAGGGTGTTTATCGTTCGTCGTCGTCTACCATCGTTCCATTGTTGTTTTAATGATTCACTTCTAGTCATATCTTATCTGTCTAATTGCTTTTTGTTTCGGGCGTATTTTATGAAATATACAACCAAATGTGTCCTCAACATGCAAACTCTTGTTCCAAATCAGTTGACTATTAGTAGGCATCAATGCTTTGGCTAATATTTCACAGCGACCATTAGATTTATGCCATACACTTCTCCGGAAATGTTTGCACGTTATGCATTTTTTCATGTTAAGTGAAATACATCTTATTTGAGTAACATTTTCGAATTTCTTTTCCATATTTTCCACATTAACAAATATGTTATTAGTGTCAAATTTACTCCAGATGCCAGAAATGGCGAAACCGATGATTGGTCGCAGTAGATGACTAAATCATCAAGACAAAGGAGAAACGAGATGGAAAAGATCAAGGACCTGTTGGGAAAGATTGGTGCTAGTAAGCAGTTGCAGGAAGCATTGATCGTTGAACTTGACAATTTCGTCAAGACAACTGAGGCGAAGTACGAGAAGTTGTTTAAAGAGCGCAAAGAAAAGGCCGTCAAGGTTTGTACGGAAGAAGTTGAGAACTACAAACGTGAATTGGCCGGAAAAGTTGCGGTCTTTCTTGAGAGCAAACAGGCTCAAATGGCTCGTGCGAATGAGAAGCAGCTTGCGTTGGAAGGATCAGAGGCCGCTGACAAGCTAAGCAGGGTTAAAGCTGTCGTCGAAGGCATCAAATTGAATGATGCCGGTGCCGTTACCAACGAAAATAAGCAGCTCCATGAGCGTGCCCTGGCCCTTGAGCAAGCCAATGCTCGCTTGATTGCCGAACGTGACCTGACCACCAAACGAGCAGTTCGTGCCCAGACGATTGCTAATGATGTGTTGAAGGCGAATCGTTTACTGGAATCGAAGCTCCAAAAGGGTGAGACGGTTAAAGAGGAGTTCAACACAAAGGTTTTGTCAGTAGATGAGAAACAACATCTATTGGCTGACCTGCGTGATGTTCTTGCTGGCCAAGGTGGCACGGAAGAGATGAAGAGTAAGCTTCAGAATATGGTTACCAATTTAGAAACTGAATTGGAACCTGAAGCCAAAGTCGGCGGTGAAGATGTGACTGGTGCTGTTGCTGAAGCTGACACTGAAGCTGGCACTGAAGTTGCTGCTGAAGCTGGTACTGAAGCTGGTACTGAAGCTGTTGCTGAAGCTGGCGCTGGAGCTGGCGCTGAAGTTGCTGCTGAAGCTGACGATGAAATTGCAGGGGTTGCTGACAGCATGGATGCTGACGATGATGCCAAAGAGCATCCAGTACTGCCGTCAAAACTCAGCGGTTCACCGCCGTTCGACGGAGAAGTTGTCGAATTCGCGGACAAGAAGGCTGGCAAAGTGGTTACAGAGAGTTTGAAATCTCTACGCACCAAACCAGCTACCACCATCAAAACAAAAGCCAAAACGGCGGTCGATCCGATCAGTGCCATTGCTGATATGGTCGATTAACCACCCCCATGGGTGAAAGGACATAACATGTCGCAAACGCTTACAGAAGCACGCGAGACGATGCTTCTTCAAGAGAGTAAAAAGAATCAGATCGTAGAGAAGTGGATGCCGGTTCTTAAGAAGATGCCGGAAGTCGGCAAACGCAAAGTGGCATTGATTGCGACTTTGCTTGAGAACCAGCACAATTCGATGAATGCCAGGCGTTCCAGCTCGTTGTTGAGCGAAGAGACCACCACCACCAACAACGTTGCGGATTTTACCCGGTTTGCTCTGCCGTTGATCCGCAAGTCGTTCCCTCGGTTGATTGCTGACAATTTGGTCGGCGTACAGCCGATGTCAACTCCAGCCAGTTTGATCTTCTACATCCGCTATCGTTATGGTCTGAATAAAGGCCAGACGGTTGCTGGTACGCAGATCATGCGCCAAAATACGGCCAACCAATTTGCTCGTCAAAATGGTTGGGCGTTGGACCCCTACTACAGCAGCCAGACCGTTCGGAAAGAAACTCTGACGGTCAGCGGTGGTGGTTTGGTCATTTCTGGTACGTTGTTGCACAAGCCTGTCCTCGCTGGTACGGTCGTCGTAAGCGTCTATCCAGATGCTGATACGGCTTGCACCGAAGCCGATCCTTGCTTGCAGGTCATTTTTGATAGCAATGGTGAAGCTTCTACCGTGTTGGTTGGTACTGGTTCAAGTTGTCCTTCTTTCGTGGTTGATGCTGGCGTTACTACTACGCATTTCGATCACGATACGGCTTCCGTCCAAATCACTCTGACCGGCACGGCCATCCCAGCTGGGTATGTTGCGTATGCCGATTATGAATATGATTTGGAAAACAATCCATTCCAGCCAGAAGTGACGTTGAGCATTGATTCCGACAGCGTTTCTGCTTCTACTCGAAAGTTGAAAACCTCTTGGTCCATCGAAGCTGCACAGGATCTTAAGAGCGTTCACAACATCGACGCAGAATCTACGTTGACGGATCTGATGGCCGATGAAATGGTTGCGGAAATCGACCGCGAAATCATCAACGATTTGATCATCGCTGCTGCGATTCGTGCGAATCACAATTTTGCCACCGCTGCCGGAGCATCCGTGAATTTCACTGACCGGAACATTGCGTTGCTCTATAAGACGCTGGAAGTCGCCAACATCATCCACAGAACCACTCTTCGTGGTCCGGCCAATTGGATGGTTACGTCGGCTGACATCAGCTCTAAGTTTGAACAACTCAACGATTTCCGTGGCAGTGATGCATTGGCGGAAGACGGAATTGACGTTGGCATCGTCAAAGCTGGCACGATTCAAGGCAAGTTGAAACTCTACAAGGATCCGTTGTTCCCCAACTGCAAAATCCTGTTGGGCTTCAAAGGTTCTTCGGTGCTTGATAGCGGATACTTCTACGCACCTTACATTCCGCTTCTGAGCACTCCTACCGTGTTGGATCCGAACAGCTTCACGCCCAATAAAGGGATCATGACTCGGTATGGCAAGAAACTGATCGAGGATGGTTCGTTGTTCTACGGCACGATCAATGTAACAAATCTATAACGAGTCACAATGTTTTACACTAAGAGCCAGGATATCCTGGCTCTTAGTGTATTTATGTGTACGCAAGAAACGGTGCTACCATTGGCTACTACGGTGATTACTCCCATAAATGAACCATTCGCGCCGTTTTTTGTTCCGGCCAACCATGGAAGCCCACAATGATTGGCTTCTACATAACCAGTCCCTGGCACTTCATCACCTGGCTCAAGAACATTCGTTCCGTCTTCTAAATTCATCATTTTATTTCCTTTCTACTTCCGGTTTGGACTCTTGTTGTATTTGTATACTTCGCTTTTCGACGATTGTGCTGCCCACTCGTTTTAATCGTTTCCATTCATCGTCCACACACCACTTACACCTCACCTTGTTTATTCGTCCTTTGCAGAAATAAATTTTGTGGCCCTTGCGCAACGTTCTGGATATGCGCGGTGGTTTCAATTTAGTCAACGTCGCTACAGTCTCTATCATTGATTTCATTGTGTGTTCACCATCAATGTTCAATAAAGCATCTTCGATCACACCAATCGTACGCATGGACGCAGAATTTAATGCTTTGACTCCTGGCCATGGTCTAGCATTGAAATTGTCTAATTTAGAACTAATGCCAGACATTTTGTTTCTGATCGCAATAATTGATATTTTTATTAATTGTCGTATACGTTCTCTGCTAATATTATGAATCTCGCCTATTTGTCTAAGATTCATACGTTGGCATAAAATGCCATAATAACGTTTAATCATGTCTGTTTGTCGTTCAGGCAATGAATCAATCATAGACAGTATGTCGTCGAATCGTTCTAGACCGTGGATTGTGCGGGCTGTGTTTAGAGATCTATAATCATACAATATGTCGTCGGATGGTTCTAATCCCATTGATAACAATTGTGGTGATTTACTCGTACGCACCATGCCAATTTGACGTAATTGCTGTTTGATGCTAGTATATAATCGTTGCCGTGCCCAAAAGAATGCATATGTCGAGAATTTGCCCAATTCTGGATTATAACGTTCAGCTGCAGTGATTATACCTATTGATGCTTCGGCAATGCAATCGTGTCTATTCATACCAGCTAATCGTCTCAGACCATAGAAATGGTGTCTAACTATTTCGATAGCTACCCAGTGATGGTCCTCTACCAGTTTCTGTTGGTCTCTTGTCAGCATATGCCTCTCACAATCTATCGACGTCGATTTTCTCGTTTTATTTTTATCGTTACTCCTCATTTTGTAAATGTCGAGCAAAAATTGTAGTATTTGAGGAAATAAACATGGGGGCAAAGATCAATGGAATACCAGACGTTGGTTAATGAAGTCAAGAGGCTTAGCATTAGAATAGCCAAGTTGGAATCTGTCGGGTTTGATGACTCAGATGACGTTTATGAATTTGTTGAACCACATGTTACTGGTGGACGTTGTGTCGTTAGATTGCAGCGTAAGACGATAATAAATAATATGCGCACATGTGAACAACACAAAACTAAAAGGAAACTAACAACCGATGACGAATTGGTTGATGAATTTTGTACGACACATTATGCCTATAAGATCAAATCTTCTAAATCATTTACGATGCGACATAATGTGATATGATGGTCATGAGGAGGAAATTTCCATGCAGAGTGAATTTTTGAGTGATCAAAGTGAATGTACGACAGAAACAATAAAGCAGATCATTGATGCGGTGCGTAGGTCGCCACGTTTGTCTAAAATTGTCAGTAAGCATCAAGATGAGATAATAATAAAAGCGATTTCTGATGAATCTATATTATTTTATAACATCATCACATTTATGGTTGATCCAAAATTGTCAATCAGGAGAATCAGTGAACTACAAGCCAATCAATCTATGGATCCAGCGGTCCGTCTAGAGAAATGGCTGAAGGATCGGCAATCTTAGTATTTCAAAAATAGAAAGGAGAAACCATGAATAAATTAGGAAATGCGAAAAAATTCGTAGCACAGGCTATGGGCAGTTTAGGTCGAATTTGGGAGATGGTTCCAAATTCTGAGGATAATTTTTTCTGGATGTCGATGATGCATGTCGACGGTAGGATAATAACGGCAGATTTCTCCGCATTATTTAATAACGTTCCAGATGACGTTAATCCAAGGCAAGCTAAAGAAATTATTTCTGATGCCATCAACATTGTGACTTATGAACATAAAATAATGGAAGCCGTCATATGTTATAATTCGACAATCTCACCATATCACAATACATATGGTTCGAGCACCGTGGTGGCGTTCAATTATCATGGAATTCTGGGGCAGAAATTCAATTTCCGGCCAATTTGTATCATCGACGATATGAAGATCAGCGATAGACCATATTTAGGTAAATGTGACAAACCAATAGGCGACGTGACGAAATGGATGGATGCTAAGCCGGATTTGTTCAGAGATTTGGTGCCACATCAAAAGGTTAGATTGGACATAACTCAACACGAGGATCGATGGTATCTTAGCGTGTGTGATTTAGCACCAAAAGTTCTGCCGAATGCGACTGTCAATGGTTTTAAATCTAGATTTGAGGCCATCGAACATATAAAGATGATTGAGGAAGTAATGCAAACGTACAACGCAGAAAAAAGCGTTTTGCAAAAAATAAATCGTGAATTTTACGCAGAGAGAAAACGGCGTTGTCCAATCAAGATGGGGATAAATTATGGCGGAATTGATAAACCTTGGTAATGGCAAAATAGTATATGTGACGTTTTCTGATGAGTCGGAGAGGCGTGATTTCGATAACATTAAAATTAAAGACAATTTATTGACTGCGTATAGATGGTGGTTGGGAAGACATAAAAAGAAATCATCCAAAACGAATAAAACACCCAAAACACCACCTAAAACGCCGCCATCATTATTTGACGATGTTCAGGTTCCTTTTAAAAAGAAGTTGAGAGCGATAATGGAGGAACCGCATATGTTTTGGTATCCGAAGCCAGACACACCAATCACCATACCGGGAACTGACATGTCATTCAAATTTGGTTTTGATCTGCGTTTGGAGAGATGGGCACCACATCTCTATAATGATTATTTGCGGGCGATTACGAGAGAAGGCATAGTCGGTAATACTCCAGGCGGGTGGCAATATATGGTATTGCCACCGGGGAAAAATCCTATTTTTAGACCAGCGACCGCAGATGAAGTCGAGCGATGTCTGAAGCTTCCGGATGAATGGCTACAGCGCATCGTGATTGATGATTGGGGTGATTAAGATGATGGTATGTAAGATAATTGAAGAGAGTTCTGATGGACATGTCAGAATCACACGCGGGGATAATTTTTTGATTGTAGGTGGTAGTGAAGAATCACATGTGTCATTACAAAACACAATCATGACGTTGAGTGATAAATTAAATGATAGAGATTTATCATCGCCTGAAATAGTGGAAATCCTAAATGAATTGAATTTTGGCGACATTAAGTCGGTCGAATCGATCGATTTATAGAGTTAATCTTGCTGTCGTTCCATAGTATTTCAACGACATGCTAGAAATGACTTCTGAACATATCAAGAATTGGGTCGCTAAGCATTTTGAGTATAAATCAAACGACAAGCAGATTAGGATTTGTAATCCCGCAGATCCAGACGACAAAGAATTCAAATTATATATTTCCCTTCGTAAAACTAAATCTCGACGATCGGAGAAAACCAACTTTTGGGTGCACGATTTTAGGCCGAATCATGGTTGTTATGATGGGTCATTCTTAAATTTTGTCGCTAAGTACAAGCAGATTACATTTAAACAGGCAGTCAGGGAAGTTGTTGGCGCACGATCGTTTTTAATTAAAAAGGATAAAGAAGAAGACAAAGAAGAAACGATCACATTGCGTGAGATGAAAGGGTTGTCTTTGCCAGAGGGGGCAATTAGGATAGATGGTTCTGACGATCCGATACAAAAAATGGCATTGGTGTTCCTAAAGAAACGTGGGTTCTCCACGATTGATGCTATGAAATATGATTTACATTATACGATTGGTTCGATCATATTCATATATCGTGAATTTGGTAGAGTTGTGCATTGGCAGCAGCGGTCATTATTAGGTAAGACTTTCAATTTTCCAGATGCCAGCAAGAAGGGTGACCATTTGTTTGGTTATGACTTATGTAATGATAATTCTCCGATTGGAATCACAGAGGCAGCATTTGGTGCGATGGCTTTGGGACCAGGAGTTACAGCTTCCGGTGGGGCGTCGCTGACTGAGAACATCGTTAAATTGTTGAGAAAGAAAAACCCAAGCAGGATCATACTAACTCCAGACAATGATAAAGCTGGAATTAAATCATTAAAATCAAATTGGAAGATATTGATAAAACATTTTGATAACATATATTATTGTTTACCGCCGAAAATGCCAGAAAAGAAGGATTGGAATGACGCAATGTTATTGTTTGGGCGTGATGCTATTAGGTCTTTTTACTCTGATCATCAGCGGTTGTTGACAATAGGGGAGATATCGAAGCCACGTCTATTTCCTTTATGATTTCACAATTATTTTGTTTTGCAGTTCGATATGCCTGTCTAAAAGAGTCTGGAATTGATTCCTTCATCCATTTAATGATATCGCTGGCATCTAATCTATCTAATGTCTGTGCGTTGGATCTTATTAAATTTACATCTCTTTGCGAAATATATTTTGAATCAAGATAAGCAATTAGGCCGTTTTCGTTCTTGATAAATAAACCTAGGCGGAGGGTTTCCTTTTCTCCAGCTTTGTGTTTAATGTGCATCAATTGCATGAGGAACAATCTCCATGGGTGATCCTAAAAAGACGCAGGGACCAACGGTTAAAATACTAGTTGAGGGCTTGGATGGTGAACCAAATTTTGCTTATTTCGAATGGATGGCTATGGCAAATGGCGGTTATATTGTGCGGGCGAGAATACATGATCCATATCTAAATTTCCTCGATAAGATTGCAAAAATTTTATTACAGAAAGCAAGAAGTGATAAGGTTGAGGTAAAATTCAAAATCAAATGGGTTGATGGAGATGAAACAGAGGAAATTAAGGCATGGGTAGTGGACGTTACAGTACCACAAGGAAATGCAGCATATGCCGAAACTGAAATTATAGCGATTGATCCTCCAAGCTGGGCGCTGAATGCCGGACAAAGCCTCGGTAAGATGTATAAAGGTAATGTCACTAGTGTCATTAGGCAAGTCATAGATGATCATAAGTTTGGTGGTGCACCTAATTTGCAGAAAATTACTGAGACAAAAGACGACAAGAATAACCAGTGGTGGATTATGCGACAAGATCCCAAGACGTTTATACAGATGTTGCTCGATTGGTCATCATCAGTAACGCCACAGAAAACAAATTGGGTTACAAATTGTAAGAATTATGACATGAACATTGTCGAACAAGCCGACCTACCAGACAAAAATTTTGGTACTTATAAGGTTAACATAGAGAATTGGGGTGCCGCTACTGATGTTAATAGCTCTAGTGGATTTACATTGCAATCTGATACGTTGTTGTCACTTTGGCAGACTGAACTACATACCCAAGGATTGTCTGCGGTGTCTGGAAAATATTATGACAGAATAACTTCAAAAGATGATGTCATCGTAAAAGATGAGAACACAGGAGCAAAAATCAATTCCTCTTGTAAGTCTGAAGAGTCGTTTCAAAAGCCAGGACAAAAATGGTCGACGAGTTTATTGGGCATACCTGAACACAATGCTGGCGATGTTGGCATTAAATATGGGAAATATGTTGATGGGAAATCCAGGAATATGTATATCAGTCAATTAAATTTGATGCATCGGATTTGTGTCAGCGTACGTGGCGACGCAAAAGTTACTGATCCGCTTGGTTTGGATGGTACGTCATGTAATTTCCTGTGGATCAATGAAAAAGGACAGAATTATTGGTTAGGTGGCAAATGGATAGTATATGGTTTCCACCATAAAGTATCTAGGGAGAATTGGACGACAGATCTATACTGTCGCAGATATGACTATAATGCGGCGGCGCAAAAGCGATGATTCAAACTTAGTAAAGATGGAGATGAAACATGGCTGATAGAAGCCAACAAGCTGCCGAAATATTTCTAGGGACCGATGTTTTTCCTAACACATCGTCCATTAAAGTGGCTGTAAATGAAATAGGAAATGCATTAATACAAGGTATGGAGAAAGCGTATCAGAAGGTCAATGCTCAGATGACCAGGAAGATGGCGACAGCTGAAAATCTTATACAATTTAAAATAAATATCGCAGATCCGACCGCAGAAATCACGAGAATACAGGAACAGGCCGTAGAAAAATGGAAGAAGGGACGTTTATTGATCGCTGCCGATCCGACTTCTTTAGCCGAATTTTCAGCGAGGGAATTAGATACGTTATCTAGAGAAGATCTCTATGATCCTGCTAAAGCCGAACAATTATTAAATTTGTCCAATGCATTGAAGCTTACAGTAAGAGACACTGCGAACATAAATCTTTTTACGTTCGATGAACGAGAAGCGATCGTTGCTAAGACGCTCCACTTAGAGAAATCTCTCCAGAGGACGCACCGAGACATTACTGATGAAATGTACGAATCTTTAGAAGCAGCACAAATTATGGAGAAAACTGAAGGTAAATTGAGCAAGGAGATGCTGAAGAGATTATTGAAGGCGTCTGATGAATATAAGAAACATGAGAATTTAATGATCAGGATCAATAAATCAGGAGAGAAAGATATAAATCGACATAAAGAAACTATTGGCATTATGGATAAGATGTTAATTAGACAGAATAAGTTGCTTAAACAAGAAGAGGAGATGTTAAAAATAGGGAAGTTATTAGATGCGCTTAAGATGGGGTGGGCTAAAAATTTATTGTCGGCACAGGGCATAGCTACTACCGTATTAGGTGGCCTTGCTGATAGTTTTAGTATGATGATCACCACACAAGAACGGTTCCATACCGTGAATTATCGTATGTATCACAGCATAGGAGAGACATCAAATCAGATTTATGCGATGGCAAGAAATACTGGACTTCTGACTGAGAATATTGAGAAATCATATCAGGCGATGATGGAAGTTGGTGCACCAAAGGCGGCAATTACGGAGTTGACTGAACAGAATGCTAAATTTGTTAGGACTACCGGTGCGTCAGCAGATGTAGTCGCGAGATTTCAGAAAGTATTATATGCCACTACTGGGTCGACCAAATCGACTAGAGGTGCAATGGCTGCACTGATACACCAAATGAAGACGGTTGGACTAAATGCCAGAGACGTTGAAGAAATTATGTCGATGGTTGAGAAAAACGCTGTAGCGTTTAAGACGATGTTTGGCAAAAGAGAGATTGAAGAATTTTCAGCTGTGATGATTAAATCAGCCGCAGCTGCTAAGCAATTTGGGGAATCGACGGCCAGAGCAGTTATGGATACAATTGGAAGAGTGTCGACTGGTGCGCTCGATCAATGGGACATGATGTTATATGGTGCTGATTTGATGTTTATGAAACCATCAGAAGCGATTACAACTATGATAATGGGGGCGGAGGACGCCAAACGGCAATTGGAAGGATTGCCATATTTTATGCAATTGCAACTTAAAGATCGTGCAGCGACCATTGAAGTGCACAGACAAATGTTGAAAGAGGCACAGGCAGCGGCACGTGCTCGTGGTGATGTTTCTAAGGAGGCTGTGGAGAGAGAATTAAAGAGAATAAACAAGAACAATGAAATAAAGGAGAAGGCAGAGGCAGAATCGCAGAGGACTTTACATATGCAGTTCAAGAAATTTACGGATGCACTCATACGAATCGGTGCATTGTTGGCCGATCCATTAGAAAAGCTTGTCGGACCAATAGAATGGGTAATCAAGGGCATTGAGACGCTTGTCGGCGGATTTGATAGCGCCACTAAAGGCATGGGTGTATTTGGTAGTGCTCTGAAATTATTGATTCTTGGTTTCATTACTATGAAGTCCATGTCGTTATTATATTGTAATACGATTGGTAAGGTTTTTGGTTCAAGTGGTTGTGTGACAAATTCATTTGATGGAATATGTAAAATCCTTGGAAATAAGTTCAAAGGTTTGAGCAGCATAGTTAGTGGATTGTTTACTAAGAAAGCAGCGGGTGCCGCCGCTGGTGTGAGCGTTAAAGCTGCAGGTGCCGCTGCTGTGGGTGCTAAAGGTGCTGGTGGAATATTAGCTAGTATTGGCATGCTATTTAAGGGTGGGGGTGGATTGTTTGCAAGACTCGGTAGTGTATTAATGGGGGTTTTTAAGGTTGGTGTGAAATTTTTGGGATTATCGAATCCAATTGGATGGGTCATTTTAGCGTTGACATTGTTCCATAAAGAAATCTGGGGAATTGTCAAACCATTGTGGGATGTGGTATCGAAATTACTTGAATTGGCTTGGAGTGTGGTGAAGATCGCACTGATGCCACTTCGTTTTTCCTTGACATTAATAGCCAAATTATTGCAATACTTCTTAGCTCCGGTTATAAAATGGTTTGGTGGATTAATCGAAAAAGTAAGTTATGCTGTGAAATGGTGGGAGGATGCTATGTTTGATTTCATGACTGAAATATTAGTGTGGACTAATAGACTTACTCTCGGTTGGAAATCGGCAGACACAATCCGAGCTGAGAGAGCTGCCGAGAAGGCAGCAAATGCAAATACAAAAGCAATTGAAGAGAACACTAATGTGATGGTAGGAGAAGAAGAAATAGAAGAAGAACCATTTAAAGCGATCGAAGGACCAGAATGGTTAGAACAATATCGACAGTTATCTAGCTTAGATAAGGCTGGACGAGAAGCTGAAGCTCAAAAACTCGGTTTTTCTGATTTTAATGCTTGGACTGATGACATAAATAAGAAACTGGAACAAGAGGCACTTAGAAAAACTGAATTATATAAAACTGGCGAATATGATATCAGAACCGGACAGAAAATGACCAAAGAAGACAAAGAGAAAGAAATCGAGAAGTCACGCAAAAAAGCGATAAAAACGGGAGTAGAAACAAAAGCAAAAGCAGAAACAGAAGTAAAGGCGGAGGCTGGCATTGGTTTTATGGATATTGCGGGGGCAATAATTCCTGGTTTGGGCATGTCTAATCTAGCAGCAAAAATAGCAACTAGTGCCAAGGGACAGCAAGATCAGATACAAATGCGGAAGTTACCAAGTTCTGGGAATTATCTTGCTAATGAGGATGGAACATATGACAACCTTCCCTCGTGGGTACATGACAATACGACGAGTTCTGCATTGGCCACAGCCGCACCAGCCACTAATACGCCTAATGAACCGATAAATGCCCCATTGACTACAGATACGGCACGACCAAAAATTACTAATGAAATTGATATATTGACCATAATTAAGAATACGTTGCTGGGCATAGATGATAAGATTGATTTGCGACCATTGAAGGACATAGCTGTGACGTTAGGGAATCAAGAGAGGAGTAGGTCGCCAAGTTTAGCTGGACTTGGGGTAGATGCCAATCAATGGCATAATAAGGTGTGAGGTGAATCATGGCACTAATGATACAACATGATCGAGATTTGGCTGGAACGGTTTCTCTAAATTTTACGCCTGGAGGAACACCAAAATTTCAATTTCCGCCGATATGTACTGCAGATTCGAAAAACACCGATTGGATGGAAATTGACAGTTGGTCAAATGAACGTACATCGATTAATAAGGGTGCGAATGGTCGTAAGTTAGGAATTGAGGCGACATATATCATAGATGGTGATTGGACAGCCAATACAATCATTGAGCAAATTAGAACGATCAAAGCATTTTGTTATTTGGGACCACAAATTAGAGCCAGATATGTGACAGTCAATTTCTATGAAATTTCTGGCGGAGCTGGAACTTATAGAATGACTGAAGCTAATGTAAAATATGAAGGGCCAATTATTGGGAAAGGAAATGATGCATTGCCGATGATATCGCGTATCACAATGGAACTCACATTTTATTCTCAATTACAAGGTAAACAGCAGATTGCTGGCCTGGTACAAGATGCAGCGTCAAATAGGAAATGGTATTAATGGAGAAACATCATGCCGATCAATCAGATTAGAAATGCCAGGTTCAATGAATCCATGCCGATCATTTTCGATGGTAAAGAATCATTTGGGATGTGGAAGAAACCGAAATTCTTAGATGGTCGTCCATTTGAAGAGACCGTTGAATATGTCGTAGATAACACGAAAGCCGGACGCCCTGACCTGATTTCCGATGAGATTTATGGCACGCCACAATTATATTGGGTTGTCATATCAGCAATGCGGCCGATGGTTACGACTAATTGGCCCAATGCCGGTGACGTGCTGAAGCTTCCATCGAGTTCCGAGGTGTATGCTCAGTTGTAAGGATACATAATGACATGAGTGGATCTCCAAGAACGCCGGGGCAACTCGGTAGCGACAATCTTGCACAAGTTTGGCGTCGATATTATGACGCCAGAACTGCTGATTCATGGCATCGTTTTAACGGTTGGTTCAGGGCGGCTGTGGTTGAGACGAATGACCCGTTGCAAATGCATCGTGTCAGATTTAAGTGTCCAGAATTACATGACCATGATTTGAAGCCAGAGGAATGTCCATGGGCAGTTCCAGCGCCGTGGATGGGTTGTTCGGGTGCACAATTCTGGGCGCACCCAATGATTGACGATATTGTCTGGGTATATTGGGAGAAAAACAATCCAGTCGCTCCCATTTGGGTCGGTTTTGCTACGCCGACGCGCAGAAAATTTTATGCGCTTGAGTCAGTCTATACGAAATCACCGCTTTCAGTAAACAAAGATGGTGATCCAGCCGACAAACCGAACGATTATTTGGAGGAATATTTATCCAAGGATTATAGGCCATATTCATTGGGTTGGAAGGATAGATATGGCACGTTCTCGTATTCACATTCAATAGGTTATTTTCCAGATGAGCACAAGGATAAGCCAGCACCAGTTGGATATGATGCGATACAAAAGGGTGAATTTGAACCGAAAGGTCAAGCACCGAAAGTCAATGATCCAGATGTGAAATTACATGCGTTGTGTACTAAATATGGCATCTATAGTTTATCTGTTGATACCGGATATCATTGGCAGAAGAAAGACGGTGATGATTATGGTGAATTCGAAGGAAAATTTGATAAAGATCGTGAATTCGACATCAAACGTTTTAAATATTTGCGCAAGCATTTTAATGAGCAAAAAGAGAAGGATCGTGATCAACGAAGATATGAAGTTAGAACCAGATATGGACATAAATTCGAAATGCGCGACGTTGGATGGGCGCAGAAAAAGCCAATAGAAAGCAAGAGCAGACCAAAAGAATATGATGAAGAGAAATATCTATCTAAAGAAGAAGAGCGCGATGAGACATGGATAAAATTGCGCTCCAAGAACGGCCATTTGTTTCAGATGTATGACAAGGGCGTGAATTATAAAAAAGATGAATTTATCAAGAGATTGATTAAAGAGGAAATAGGTGGTGAGCCGGATGAAGAAGATGGTTATTGGAAGGAGAAGGAAGACGCCCGTTGGGTCAGATTGATGACTAGGTGGGGTCTGAAGTTCGTCCTCGACGATCGTGGCGTCCATTATACTGAAGCAGAAAAACACGTCAAACCCAGAGCAAACGGCATATTGTTGAAAGGACGTAGGAAAGTCTGTGAGAAGGATGACGGCAAAGATGGTCTCGGATTTGGCATAGAATTCTGTGAAAAGAAACAATTGAATAAATTGTCGATGTATACGCCGAAGAGCAAAATATTAGAGTTGAATGACAAAAAAGATTATATTATGTTGTGCACGGACACGGAATCACCATTATCTGAATCATGGAAGGGATTGGAACAACATGAGTTTGCATTGAACATGGCTATGACGTTCGAACCAGAAAAGAATACACATCATCTTAAACTCGATTATATGAATGAATACGTTAGATTGAAAACTAGGGCTGGTAATGGCAAAGGCGCAAAAGGAGAGACCGGCTGTGATGAACCATGTGTCAAACTCAAAGCTCTAAATCAAGGCATAGAAATGCGCGATGGTGAGAAATTATGTGGTACTGGGCAGACATGGACCGAAATCAATGACGCCGATGATAGAGGTCTGTGGTTCTCGCACGACAATGAATTTTCGGTCTGGAGGGCCAGACTCAAAGATTTTGAAGGCAAACCGGCAAGAGACATGCACATTGGCATGTCCGATAAAGGGAAATTTATAATCATTTGGAACAATGAAGAGGGAGGTAAGGTACAAATATGGTGTGCGCAAGACGTTGAAATTAAATCTGACAGACATATAAAATTAGACGCCAAAGATAGCGTTTATATCAAAGCTGGAAAGAAATTCTGTGTAGAGGCTGGGGGCGCACATCTTTTGCTTGCCCCGAACGTGCTTGGTACGGATGTCGATTTTAATGCACCGCGATCAAATGCCATTCATACTGGATGTGCACCTGGTGGCGATGCTGGTCCGAAATCACCAGTTTCTTGCGTACCACCAAGCGTTGCACCTAGATTCATAAGTCCAGTGGCACCATCTGATAGAGCGGAAGTGAAGAACGAGCCGTTTGACAAGGAAAAAGAAGAAGTACTTGAAAAACCGGATGATGACGATGCCGGTGAGAAAGGAAAACCAGGTGAATAAGCCGATAAAAAGAGAACCGATTAAGAAAATCCCCGCCGTCGTTAAGAAAAAAGGGGTCAATTCTATGATGCCAGGGAAAAATCATGGATATGGGAGAAGCACTCTAAAAGTAATTAAAGGTTAAAAATAAGGTATGATCATTAGTTTTCCGACTGCATTGTATAAAAACGTCATTCCTGGTCCTGGTGGCAGTGGGAATGTCACTTGGTTGATTTCTAGTACGGATCCACCACGGTCGGTCGAATCATTCCAGCAAATACCCCCAGCTGAATCAATTCGTAGAAGAGATCCGCCGACGTTTACCGATAGACAACGTAGAGACGCCATGGGTGATGCCGTATTTTCGTTATCGCAGGGATCACAAAGCATCGTTGGCACTGCTGTAAAGCAATTCGAAATAGGTCAAATTCTCGAATTCGAAGATGAAACGTTACCGGAAACGACCATCACGCCATTACCAGCCATGGTTGACATACAGCAGAACACTAATTTGTTGGATTTGTCTGCATTGGGACTTACTGATAGTGAGATAGATAGAGTGACGCAGGAATCTGAAAAAGTTAAGAAACAGATTGAAGATGAGATTGTTTCTCTCAAACGGAACGTCGATGATATGTCGATATCGATAAATGAAAACCAAAAACGAATCAATGAAGCAGATAAAACGTTGGATGCTGCAACCGTCATTAATGATGAAGCCATTGTCAATAAAATGAATCTCAAAATATCTGAATTGACCGAACAGAGAATAATATTGGTGGAGGAATTGAATGCATATAATGAACGGATCGGCGTGAAGTATGATCAATTACTCAAAGTAATACAATTAGTAAGATAATCCAAAAATAAGGGAGAGGGATCATTTATGGCTGTTGTTAAGAACTCAATATATCGTGGTTGGAATGCCCCATTCGTAGGTGGCAATCAAGGATTAATGTCTTTGCAATCGGACGAACGTTTAATCAAAAATGACATATTGCAATTATTGTTGACGTCACCGGGCGAGAGAGTTATGATGCCGAATTTCGGCACTCCAATTAGGACAGCACCGTTCGAACAATTAGATCAAGTGACGACGGATGAATTAGAAAGGGCGATCAGACGGTCATTAGATGCGTATGAAAAAAGAGTGATCGTCGATGACGTGCTGTTGTCTAGAATAGATGAACATAATCTTCTAGACATAAAAATTTTTGTGAGATTGAGGACTGACATTGAGAAGAAATTACTGATTGAAGCAAAGGTGAAAATCTAATGGAACAAGAATCACATTTCATTCTTCCTAATTCTCCAGAGGAGTTTGGCGTATTGCTCCCACTCCCCGAATTGAGGAGAATAGATTTTTCGGCTCTAGAATTTACGACGTTACAACGTGCATTGATCGAATACATGAAATCATATTATCCTACTTTTAATGATTTCACGCCGCAAAATGGTGTAATGATGCTAATAGACTTAATAGCGTATGTTGGTTCAGTTTTATCATTGCGTTCCGACATTCTTGCGGATGAATCATTTTTGCCTACTGCCCAAACGATCGACGCCGTCATCAATCATTTGGAATTAATTGGACAGAAAATGAATCGTCCGACTCCAGCCGTAGTTGATTTAGAATGTTCAATCTCAGAGGCTGCACAGAGCGAGATTAGAATACCTTCTGGTATTGTGTTCAATCTCCGTGGGGCTGATGGTGCGCCATTGACGTATGAATTATATAGAGCACCTGGTGATTTTACCAATCCAATAACGATACCGCCCGGCAAACGTGGCGTCATTGGGTTTGCTATCGAGGGTCTATTCGCCACTCCAGTGATTGCAACGTCGGCTGGTGGTCCATCACAGACGATCGACCTAATCAGCAAAAACATTTTAGATGATCCAATCTTTGTAGACATAACTTCAGGAAACACAATCAAACGATGGCGTCGGGTGAATTTCATTGAAACGGCTGATGCTACGGATGAAGTATATGAAGTTAAATTTTTTGAGGACAAGGCTACAGTCGTTTTTGGCGATGATGTACATGGTAAAGCACCATTGGCGGGTCAGATTTTTGAGATTAGATATAGAATTGGTGGTGGCATTAGAGGCAGAATTGGTGCTGGTTTGATTAGAGAGAGCAGACCAATTTCTCCCCAACCGCCGTTTACGGCGGCGGTTGACGTGACGTTTAGAAATCTTAATGCTTCGTCTGGTGGGGTTGATGGAGAGTCAATAGAAGATGCAAAACGTAGGGCACCAAGAGAATATGCAACGCATGGCAATGCAGTATCTGATTCTGATTATGCACATATCTGTTCGCAATTTAGTCATCCAGTATTTGGATCAGTCTTAAAAGCGGTAGCAACCATCAGGACGTCGTTAAATGCTAATTTAGTAGAGGCATATGTGCTTGCTCAAGGACCAGGCAATGTTCCAGTTGCACCGTCTGCTGGATTAAAGAAAGGTCTAATTACATATCTTGAAGAAAGAAACGTTCTGACAGATGAAGTGCGGGTGATGGATGGAGCCATTAAACCAGTTGATGTTCAGGCCAATGTGGTGATGGCTGCTAATGCTGACGCTGGCACGGTCAAAGAACAGGTCAATGCGGTGATCGACAATTTCTTCAGCATTAACAATTTTGATATGGGACAGGGTCTTTATTATAGTCAATTGTTGGCAGCAATGCAACAAGTCGATGGAGTTCAATTCGTGGACATGTTTAAACCATCAGATGACATATTGCCGACAAAGAAGATTGCCGACCCAATAAATCAAGGGGTTGGATTCAATGAATTGATTACGATTGGAAATAAGAAGATCAGGTTCTATTTTGAGAAAGGCAGATACAATTGACGATTGTGGACGATGTGATATATTGAATACGGGGTGCGCATGAAATCAATACACATCGTAGTAAGATTAACTATGAGATTGACGAAAGAAAATGTCGCTCTGATTAGACGCAGAGCAACGGATGGTTTTGTGTTGGAACCAGATCATATATATGAGGAAAAGTGGACGCGATGCGTAAATGATTTAGTCGAAAATTTAAGGCGGCGGAATGAAATTGAAAAAGCAACGATGTTAATTCAACAACAACAAAAGATGAGTGAACATAGAAAGAAAGTTCTTGATTGCAAGATTTTAGACATGCCAGGAGACGCGGATGCATTGGTCATCACAGATGGCATAAACGTCGGTCGTTTTTCCTTCAAAGAAGGCACTAGGATTGCGAATGCCTGGGTTGATTCGGCTGATCATGACGTTTATGTGGTTAGGAGGATGCTTGAAGTCTTGTGTAAATCATTCATGATCGATTCTGCGATGATTGAAGGTTCTGGTCGATATAAAAAATGGATAGAAAATGAAAGCAATTCGTTCCCTGCGGTAAGTTAACGACCAATTAGAAAATCATTTATTATCCTTTCAGTTTTGTCGTTTACTTCATCTTTATCAATCTCGAACTTCGTGGATATGTGTTCGACGATTGAATTCGCAAATTCGTCGATTGTCATCGATTCAGGCAATTCATATTCATTGTCCCTAGTCGATGCGACGTAGAAAAAGATGGCCTCGGCCAGAGCTTTTAGATCGGGTTTCTGTAAGTCGGTCGCCATGGTATTTCCTCCTCACATTGTGCACTCCTCTACTTTTATTTTACACTAAAATGTAATTTTTGTCAAGTTTGTTAAACATATTTAGTTATGATTTGAGGCTTTTCGCTAACTCATCAATTTTAGTCATCAAATTTTTTATATCAATCTTTTGGTATGTCTTCGGTATGTCTTCCGATTTCTTGATCAATTCTTCGACGCTCAGTTTTCCCTCCTCGTATTGTTTTATCATTTTCATTGGTTCCTGGAGAGAGAATAATTTGTTTTCAGTCAATTTATATATGAAATTGAATTGTTCCCAGTCATGCCATATAATTGCGTCATTGTTGATCGTACCGCCTATTCGCGTTTTTATTTCTTTTAGAATTTGTGCATCCACATCACTAAGTGCAATAATCGGTCCATTGGACATTATCATAGTCATGCCTTTTGTTTCTAATAAACCGAAGAAATAACCAATGAATGCATCGTCATTAAAGCGTTTTTTAACAAATGATTGCTTGTCATTTAATTTTCGCATCTCTTTGGCATACATATCAAGATTCTTGATCTTGGTGATCAATGATTGTTCACGATAATCAATCATCAACTTCGCATGACGTTGTTTTATTTGCAAAAATGGCAGAATTTTGATCATCAGGAAATAACCATTCAGTATGCCAAGTCTCCAGAAGATTTGTTTCTTGTTATCATTTTCAAGGAATTCACCAACGCCGGTCATGGTGCGTAATGCTACTATGAAATTGGCATTCCTAGAACAGACTCTAATCATCCAATGCAGATGATCATTTTCCGTAGTGCAAGTAAACGATGCGGCTGAATCGACTACTCCAGCAATAAATCCCATTTCAAGATCATTTAAGTCAAGGCATTTATCTTTATGTCTTGCTAATAAGGCTCTTCTGGATTTATTCATGCCATGTCTCCTGTTCATATTCTATGTTCATATTTGACAGAAAATATATCATTAATGGAAATTTATGTTAGTAGAGGGAAGTTTGGTTGAAAGAGAACCCTAGAGAAAAGGAGAAATAACCATGCCAGCTGAACAACCAGCCAATGCAACAATCGAAATCTTTCGAAACGTTAGAACGTATCGACAAGATTTCCGCCATGAGAGTCTGAAAGTGCTCGGCCCGAAATTGGGTCGTTCACCAGTCATGTCGACGCCTGGTCGTGAATACTTGGCCGCACAAACGACTGATGGCGTTGTGAGCGATGCCTTCCGGTACGGCCATCCGGTTGTCACGTTCCCGCGTGCTTTTGTCAGTTTGGGCGATGTCCTCACCAACGTTGCCAACGTGCAGGTTGTTCGGTTGGTTGGTGGACGCGACTTCTTCGTCACTGGTACTGCTGGCAATAACACTGCTGATCTTCATGCAAGCGTTCGTGCTCGCGACAAAGTGGCGAATCCGGACAATACGATTAATCCAATCGCTTAATTTGCGATTCGGTTAAAATTAGGCGATGGGTTACTTAGAAATCCTAAGTAACCCATCGCCGTATCTGGAGACATCCATGCAATTAAAACAATTACATGAAAACCAATCAATCACCCTTAATCGCGAGGGCACCGAGAATACGTTCACCGTAGGGCAAAAAGTTCGACTCGTGAGTGAATTGGGCGATGGGCTTGCCGACGAAATCAAACCAGGTGAAATTGGAACGATATTGTTTATTCGTGGACCAATTAATGGAAGATATTCATTGAGAATAATGTGGAATAAGGAAATATTGTCATATAAAGGAAATTTAATGCGTCCGGTTAGTCAATTAGAAACAGATAGAGTGGAACCAGTTATTTAACTTCGTCTATGGCAGCGAGTAAGTTTGTTCGAATGGTTCTTACGTTCTCGTCGACCATATTTAATTTCTTATGTGGTAACTTCTTTACGTAACAAGTCCAAAGATAAATTATGTCATCTTTGACGAATTTCTTTAAATCGCGTCGTCTCTCTGCATAAGTGAAAATACCGAATTTCTTATTCTTGATTAGGTACATACCGGTATCTCTATCCCGCCTTATTTTAAGGGACAATGGGTCTTTAAAGCGAAGAATCAGACCTTTACGAGAAATGCGTTTAATGACAATGTGGGTGTCCATCAAGATCCTCGTATCGGGATTGTTCGTAAAACATTTTATCTAATTTTCTATTCACTGTCAATTATGCTATGTGGCACATCAAAGGCTCACCCCACAATATAGCCTTTTGTCTGACCTTCTCCTTCTCATCGTAACCTTCGGTTACTAGAGAAGCACCATCTAGTGTTATGGATGATCCATCTGGTGCAGGAAATGATGCAAATTTTCTGCGAGCATGTCCCAACATTATTTTGGTTTCAGCGACCATCATGTCCATTGCGAGTTGTCTTGCGATGGGTGACTGAAATTCAGTCACCCTAGGCATATATTCGACGATGACTGGGAATGTGCTCTTAGGATTAGGATGTAATCTAATCTTGTTATGACTAACGAAGTCCCAGCGACCTTCAGTTCCAAGGACGCGTTGGGACCATTTTCTATAATGTTGAAGCAGATGATAATCGACAAGCATGTTCTGGATTCCGCTAATGTTCCCGATATTGAACAAGAATGATTCGGCACCAAACACGTTGTCAATTCTGGTGGTTACTGGATCCCAACTTACCTTGACGACCCAATATGCGTCCTCCGGTATGTCATATTCTATTACTGTCGGTTTAGTGAAAAAATATGCGATTTTCGATTCGAGTGGGAAATATTGACAAATGAAATCCATTGCAGTACGTATTGATTCCTCCCATTGCGATTCAGTGACTTCAACGGCGACGGATGGTCCACCTAGTTGATTTATGGCATGTAATTTTAATGGATCTGTGTCCTGTTTGCGGAATACGGATGGCATTTGGGTTGGTCCGAGAATGGCCATTTGACGCAGCCTCCTTTAATGATAGATTTGAGGGCGCAAGTATTTAAGAAGATGACATCGTTCAAGAGGGGGACAGATGAGTTTATTTCTCGTAATGCTCATTATTGCTTATGGGTTTGATGTGTCATTTCCAATATGGCTATATTTTATTGTCTTGCTCGCGGATGTCGGGACAGACGGATATGGTGGATGGAGAAAAACTAAAGAGGGGGAAGAATGACATGTTAATCATACATCACAATGATCTTGATGGAAAATGTGCGGCAGCAATTGCATACCAAAAAGAAAAGGATCAACAGAAGAACATCCGTTTCTATGAAACGGATTATAAGATGCCACCACCGACTATAAAACCAAATGAGATAGTTTATATTGTGGATTTTAGTTATGACCCAACAAACATGAGTAAAATAACGAATAAGTCCAATAATGTTGTGTGGTGTGATCATCATAAAACTGCAAAGTCATATGGCTATGACTTTGACGGTTTCCGTGATTTCTCGGAAAAGGGATTGGCCGGATGTGAATGTACATGGAAACATTGTTTTCCAGATAAGGACATTCCCCGTGCCGTGCGGGTATTGGGTAGTTATGATAGTTGGCGATTCAATGATGAGGATGAAGAAGAGACAAAGGCATTTTATGAAGGATTAAAATTACAGGACGTAGAACCAGACGGTGATTTTTGGCAGAAGTTGTTCAATGATGAGAAAATTTATGATGATATTTTGACTGATGGGAAGATTGCCATTAAATATCGGGATGCATACTTGCGTGATTTATATAAAAACAATGCATATGAAGTAACGTTTGATGGTATCTCATGTTTGGCACTTAACGTACAAGGTTTTGGTAGTGCGGCATTTGGTGAAGATCTTGCAGATTACGATGCGTGCATTGCATATATATATGATGGCAATGAATATGCTGTGAGTTTATACTCTGAGAACGTAGACGTGGGTGAAATGTGCAAGAAGCATGGTGGTGGGGGGCATAAGGGCGCTGCGGGATTTACTTGCAAGAAATTACCATGGCAAAATGAAGTTAGCGCAATTGCACAGGACATGTGAACCGAGGAAAAAATGCACGAAGATAAATTGCACTATAAATGCGTGGTAGGAGAACCATGTGAGAAATGTGCGGAATTTTTAAAAATGCATGACATTGTATATTGGAACGCAACAGGAAGTGAAATATTGATACACGAAACGATCGATGAAGCAATCGAGGCGTTTGTAGATGATTTAGACGACATTGAAATTGAATTTTTTGGAGTTATGACGGTCGATGGGTATCAGCGGATGGATCATATTGGGGTGGTTTCACCTGAAGAAGTGCTTGATAGAACGATAGATTTGCTCGACGAAACTTATGGCAATCCAGATGGAGCGACGGAATTGACGGATGCCATGCGGGATGCAGCAAGGAAATTTATAGACGTGATTGAGAAGGAATATAAGCCTTGGGCATGTGAACAAGTCTGTAAGGTTGACGTGAATGTATGTGAATGGAGAAAAGACCATCATGGCAAACATAATATAGAGAAGGAAGGTCCTAATTAAGGAGAATTATCATGATTGAAAACACTAATGTTTGGTCGCTTTCTGTAGTGGCAACTGGGACGTCTAGTGGTCGTGTATGGAATCGCGGTTTTTGTGTGATGAAAGATTTTGATGCGTCACCAAGATTCGTCGATCCGGTCACGTTTGAAGAACGCGATTACAGATTCGTAGATAGTAATCGTGCTGATTTCAGTGGTTTTAAGGTCATAGCATCGTTCCGGACGTTTCTGGCTGCATTAGGTTATGCCCCTGGTGCGTATAGGGACGTCGACATCAATGATCTGTCGTTCAGATTTAATGCAACCACTACGAATGGTGGTACGATCAATGTGATTGGAACGAGTGATGCGATGACGCCGTTGTTTGAGAGCAACAATCAGGTCGTTGCGTTAGCAGATTTGCATTCCGATTATCATTTCAATGCATTGTTCACGCAAATTGCCAATTGGCTATAAGGAGACGTCATGGCGACGATCAATACGGCAACGCTAATCCTGGTGCCAGTAGATGCTATTGGTAACGTAGTCAACAAAAATACGGCTACGATTGGCCAAATGGCTACTACCTCGTCTGAAATTAGGGTAAATCCAGACACCGATTTACCAAATACAATCGGATATCCAACGATAGCTGAATATTTAAATAGAGAGGCTGCTGATGGGATGTTGTTAGCGCATCTTGACCAAACATATGTCATTACGCAAAAGACATAATTTACAAAATGAAGGGTGAGAATAAACGATTGCATGAAAATCGAAGAAAAAATTCGATTGAAATTATTAAAGGTCGCTTGTGAATCACAGCAACCATCTGAAGGCGTATGGTATCTAATCTATTTAAAACCGAATTGGATCATTCGTGCTTATAAGGACATAGATTATCCAAACGTTGATCATGTCAAAGTGTGGAGTAGAGACGTTTCCCATATCGTTGCTGAGCATTATAAAACGTCGCAGAAGGAAATTGAAATGCATCCATATGCATTTCCACGTGGTAGAGTAGTAAATATAAATCCCTCCAGAAAGGGTGTTCCAACTAGAGCCGAAATGTATGGTGATAAATGGGCTATGTATTTTGGCGATGATCTACCTGGCGGTGCCGCGAAGTGGAAGGCTAAGATCTTAAATGAGTTCGACCTTTCATGGACGATTGGTCGGATTGAATGGAGATATGATGATCATGAGATTCGACAGGATGAGGACGTACGTTCTTTGTCCGTCGCGATTGGCGTAGATCTATACCGAGTGCGATAGACAATCTATTTCTTAATTTCCTGTCGAGGATGCGCAATCTATCCGGTCTCATATTTCCTCCGCAAACATATTTTTGGTAAGGAGGATTACAAATGCCACATCCTAGTTATGCACCGGTTGCACCATATTGGACTATGGTGCAGTTCAAAGTCTTTGCCAATCTAGTCCCATTAGAGGGCAAACGATGGGAGACTATTCGCGACATGGAACGTGTCGCGAATGAGGTAGAAGCAGCGATAATTGCTGGACTACCGACGATTAACATTGCGACGCCGATTGCTTTTACGCCGCAATTTGGAAGTAAAACAGCCAGGATCACCATCGTGGGCACGGTACGTGAAGATGATCCATTGCGTGCAGATAGAACGAATGCCACGTTTGATCATGATAATGCGATCATGTCTGGTCAGATTGGTGGTCCAAACATGGCACGAACGGATCCTCTTGTAGATGCTGCCGTCAAAAGGTTGAAATCATTATTGGAAGGTTCATCGTCTCATTTATTGAATCACATTTATCGCATCGAATATGCCGGTTGCGTTTATGGAGAAGGTGGACGCCATTTCCCACTGTAATGGAGAACTAACATCGTTCCGGCACCATTGAAGTCTAAAGCAAAATGCTTTTGACTAGAAAGCAAGGGCAAAATGGAAGGCGTAGACGACGTCAAAAAGAGAATAACTGATATGTTTGCGGGTTTGGCGGGAGGGGCCAAAGAAGCCGGTCTTAATAAGGCCATGGAATACGCCAAGAGAATAATGAGTGGCGAACCAAAGGAAAAAGTTCTTGAAGGTATCGGTCCGGTGTTTCGTAAGAGCGTCGACCAGGCCATCAATCAATTAACTGCTGCTCAAAAATCACAACCGCAGGCTAAAGCGCAACCACAAAAATTAACTTCTCAACAAATTTTTGATTGGGCAAAAGGGGGCGATAAACGGTTGCAGATTGCCGTCGCTAGGATTGTTTCCGGTGATGATCGGAATCAGATCAAGACGTTACATAATGCGATCGCTGGCGATGAACAGTCGAGAAAATGGTTGACTGATTATGTAAGTGCGATGGGTGAAAGTCCTCAAAAATCAGCCATACCAATTCGTAAGGAAGGTTTGACATTCGCTGAACGAATTAGACTGGTGCTCGAAGAATTAGAATAAAATTGCATCAAAATCTGATCGTAAACATAATGAAATTATCATTGCTTTTCGAAACCCCGGATGTTGAACCATTTGGGTCGTTCACATGTCTTGACAACGAATATCCATATTGGGGTAATCCACGCGGTAGAGATAACAATGGAATATGACAAGGGTAAATTTAATCGATATGCCAAATTGGGAATGCATGCGACGGATCCTCTTGTGGATGCTGCCGTCAAAAAGATAAATAGAATTATGAACCTCACAAAAACGGCTTTCCTCACTGGTATTACTGGTCAAGATGGCGCATATTTAGCAGAATTTCTATTAGCGAAGGGATATTGTGTCCATGGTCTGATCCGACGTACCAGTAGTTTCTCTACGGGACGTATTGACCATCTTTATCATGATCCACGATTGAAATTACATCATGGTGATTTATCTGATGGCAATAGTTTGGCGAGTTTATTGCATGAAATTCGACCACAGGAAATTTATAATTTAGGTGCACAGTCACATGTAGCTGTTTCTTTTCAAAATCCAGTTTATTCGGCCGATGTGGACGGGTTGGGCGTTTTGCGTCTGCTGGAGGCGATTCGTGCACTGAATTTTCCTGTCCGTTTTTATCAAGCTTCATCTAGTGAAATGTTTGGTTCTACGCCACCTCCACAGAATGAAAATACGCCGTTTCATCCGCGCAGCCCATATGCCTGTGCTAAAGTGTACGGTTATTGGCAGACCATCAATTATCGGGAGGCATATTCTCTATTTGCTTGTAACGGAATTTTGTTTAATCATGAGTCGCCGCGTCGCGGTGAAACGTTCGTCACGCGCAAAATCACTCGTGCAGCTTCTCGCATTAAATTAGGATTACAAGAGAAATTGTTTTTGGGTAATTTGGATGCTAGGCGTGATTGGGGCTTTGCTGGAGATTATGTTGAGGCAATGTGGTTGATGTTACAGCAAGATAAACCCGACGACTATGTCGTTGCTACGGGCGAAACATATTCGGTTCGGGAATTTCTTGATGAGGTCTTCGGGCAATTGCAATTGGATTGGCGTCGTTTCGTTGAACAAGATGCCCGATATATGCGTCCTAGCGAAGTAGACAATTTATGTGGTGATGCGACCAAAGCACGCACGCAGTTGGAGTGGACGCCAAAAATAACTTTTAAAGCTTTAGCAAAAATGATGTTGGATGCTGACATGCAGTTGGCACAGAAAGAAAAAATCATAAGTTTGAGTGGAGAAACAAATGAAGTTAAATATGTTACATAGAAAACCAAAAATGTTACGCCTATTTCATGGTGTGTCAGGAGACAGTCAAGAAGATGTTGTGGGAAGGACTAAATATCTTGCTTTCAATGGATTTGATGAAAGGGGCGCATATTTTACGCAGAGCATTGGAATAGCTTTGTCATATAATCGTATGAAGGATTTCTCAAATTTAAAAATGCTTAATGGTGTAATTGAAACAATAATTAATGATTTACAACAGTGCTCAATTGATGGGGACGCAATTTCTACGCATCTTGCGTATACACCAAACCATAAGGACGTTACATGGAGAGAATATTTTGATGAACATTGGCCCAACACAAATGATGAATTGAGAATGAAGTTTGCTTTGCTTTCTTTCTTGCATACACAATGGGCGGAAAATGATGAAGATCCTATGGGCGATGAGAAATATATTGAGATTTTTGGTGACATCAACCCATATGATGCTGCTCAAAAAGTTGCTGATGAATTGACGAAATATAGTGGATGCATCATTGGTGATCAAGATACGTCAAGAGGCAACGTTAAAATAAATAGACGAATCCATCCGAATGAAATAATTGGCGCATATTTGTTTGACTGTGATGATAATTGGATGTGTGTTTGCGTTAAAGTTATAAAGGGCCATAACATCAAAGTTGGTGATAAATTTAAGATGGTGGGTAGGACGGTCTCGTAATTGGACGTCACTTTCCGCCGCGTCATTGCGATCAATATTTATAAATAAATCGCAATTTTTCTTTTCCCATAACTTTCTCATATTTTATTGAATTTGCGTATTCTTGTTCTTTCATGCCCATTTTAACAGCATGGTCCCACAATGTCTTCTTATGTATTACATACCCATCTTTACCGACATACCAATAATCGGGTTTGACAGTTCCGTCTAATTGCCAATTTGAAGCTTTATAAATCGTTCCTGTATGATTGTGTGATGTATCTGCGAATGTGATTAAATATTTTAAAGCTGGAAGTTCTGCTTCTATCATTTTCATGCATCTTGATATGAACCATGTAGCAAAATTCTTTTTTTGATAGGCTGGATGAATGCAGAATCTTGATAATTCGCGTATTTCTGCCGTTTTTATACCAAGTTTATCAGCGGATTCTTTTCTAGTGATTGTAGAAAAAGCGCATACGGCAATTAGATCATTACCTAATTTAACTCCATATCTAATGGAATTCTTACCAATCCTACCAAAGTAGTGATATTTTGCGACAAATTTCCTAGCTTCATCATCAGTAATGTGAATGATTTCGACGTCGTCAAATGAGAAATCAATTGGGTTCCAGCCTGATCCAGTCCAATATTTAATCAAATCGACGATCCTGTCCTTGCAATGAAATTCATGCTCCCAAATGTGTTTTAATTTTAGATGTGGGAAATAACGTTCAAGATATGTGGCTTTTGCTTGATCATTTATCTTCGCCTTATCCTTTTTGTGCCAATACTCGCCTTGGCATTCTATGATGAGGTTGTGATCTGGTAAGATGCAATCATAAGTCCAGAACCCAATGATTTTTTCAATTTCATATTTAATCTTCAAATCATCTAAAATTGAATATAAAATCAATTGTATTGATGATGGCTTTCCTAATTGGTCATTTGCTAAATATGCCATCTTTTCTTTTACAGTATCATATTTCCCGATCATCTTTTTCACATATGATTGATCTTGCCATAGTTCTTTCATTCGTCGTTGTATTTTGTTCGATCTCAATAATGATGCTTCTCTAAAAGATCTCCCTTTAATGTTATATTGTTTAAAAGACTTGTTAATCGTTGCGATGGATACTCCGGCTTTTTTGGCTAATTCAGGTTTTGACATCCTTTTGTCATAATAATTAATTTTAAACCATTCTTCGGTTAAGAAATCAGGTAATCTTGGTTTGATTGGAATGCCAAATTTTTTTAATCTTCTATAAAGAAATTGATCGTTGACGTTAAACTTTTTGACTATTTCTGAATATGGTGTCGTAGCATATAACTTTTCAAGACCTTCTTTCGTGTCAAATTCTGGTCCCATTATTTTGAAAAATTTCATGTGATCTCCTATTTGATGCCTAAATAAACTAAATACTTCATTTACTTCACTGACATTATATTTTAGTCAAATTTTTTATGGAGGTGGTAACAATGGAAGACACTCAAATAGAAATAGCATTAAAAATTGAAATCAGAGAGGGTGGGACCATATTAATCCCGGGATGTGAGCCAATTTCGGAGTTAACTAGTCCATTGTTTGCACAACGATTAGATTGTAGTGCCAGTGAGATATCGGCAAAACAGGCGATGAAATTGATTCCGGGATCTTACATTTACGTCAATCCATTCTCACCCAGTAAGAGATTTCTGGTTCTACCAAGTGGCCCACCACCATATGGTAATGATTGTCCGAGAAGAAGATGTGACGATTGGTATTCATATCTGCGTGAGACGGTTACGCCGACGCCTGATGAGACGCCGCTTCAATGTAATTCGGCGGCATTCGATTTTTCATGGTGTAAAGACATAGACAAAGAAGCAGCGGCAATGGCAAAATAATTATGAGCATTATGGTCACAAAAATAATTGGGAGACGATGATGCAACCAAATCCGCAACACACGCCATTAAATAAGACGGCAATAGACCGTCAAACTGATTTTCGCAATGACACCGAAAAGGAGAGCAGTCCTCTATCGGTATACCAAGACAATGCTGATGGCGGCATTGCTGAAAACATTGCAGAAGAATTCATAAACATTTCCGGTGCGTGGGTCATTATCAAGGTACGTACAAACCACGATGGATATGATGATGTTTGGGATGAGGACGTAGATCCGACATATAAGAATGGTTTCAAAACTAAGGCATACTTCAAGACGGAACCATTACAGACGGAATTGACTAAGTGGGGTGTCGACGTTCCAAATAAAACGACCATTACGTTTCCGCGTGCGAAGATTTATCACCAATTCGGGAATAGAATGTTGCGGGCTGGCGATCTCATAGACGTGCCATATGGTGCGATCATCAACGTGCCGAAACAATTGGTAGATACGTCGGCTTTACATTTGGTTCAATATCGAGTATTGAACACCTACGAGACTGGGAATTTCAAATATCGATGGTTGTATTTGAATTGTGATGCTGAGGTAATAACTGGCGACATGACTGTACGCAAAGATACTTTCTAAGTATTTAAACAGATGGAGAGTGATATGCCATATCAGCGTTGAAGAAGAAATGGCGTGATCCAATTTATAGACATAAAATTTCGTCTATTAAACATGATTCAGACCGTACGTAAGGACAATTTCTAAACATGTAATTAATATCATCATTTAAATATAAAATATGATTCATTTTAATGGCTCATTTTTAAAGGAGAAATACGATGAGAATAAATTCGATGGTTGGTCGATTTGCTGGCACAATTACGTTCACTGATGGGACCATTGAAGTCTTTCACACACAAGGTGAATGGGACGTCAACGGCATAAGTCGGGCCTGGAGTATTGATGAAAACGAATCTAAAGAAGCATTGAAACAAGTAAATTGGCATTTAAATCCGAATTATCCACCAGATGGACCACAATATCCATATAAAACTGGGGTTGATTTATTTAACATTATGAATGGTTTGTTTCCATTTGCTGGATGTGTTTGGGCCAATACACATCCAGCTGCGCAAAAAATTATTTCTGACATGACTTCTCGTTTGGATTTGACATTGGCGCGTGACGACAATAAAACTTATCAAGTTGCTGCCGTCATATATAAATTTCCGAACGTCATTTTGGAAGGGTTGCCTTTTGCGACGCATCCACCACAATCATTGGTGTCGGTGTCATCGGTTGCTGATAGAAGTTCCATGACGGATGCCACCAATCTTGCTGCTGTTAAAGTATTGATTCGTACTGCTTTTAACGTCATCATGGAGACCGTTACGGTTTCATAATTTTGCTAAATATCCTTCTGGGTGACCAGACAAATCTTTGATTCCACCATTTTCAACGATTGATTTGAATTGTTCACGGAACACGAAGTATAGACGAATGACGCCGGATGGTTGTTCTTTCCAATCTTCAATTTTTAACACATCATCTGCTAATTCCTGTGTGATTTTCGCGCCAGCACCAACCGATACTGTTTGCATCACTGAGACGTCGTTGCCGACTGCCTCGCCGTCATATGACATCGTATATACATCACAGACACTGATGTTGCGAGCACCAATAGGCCCTGTGCATCCTGTCGTATATACATCACAGACACTGATGTTGCGAGCACCAATAGGCCCTGTGCATCCTGTTGGACCCGATGGACCCGATGGACCAAAAAACGAACGTTCGATGTTGTTCTGTCTACGTGTCTTTGGTTCGAAGAAAGCAAAACCAAATGCTGGAACAGTGTTGTGTTTACTAATGATGAGAGAGGCTATGTCCTTCTGTTCGTCTTTAGTGAAGAAGAATTGTCGCACCACACCGTTTGGCAATCTAAAACCATCAAGCCATAAATTGTCTGGATGAGCAACATATGATTTTGATGGCCATTTGTGACCACATTCCTCACACAATCTACCCTCTTTGAATTTCGTCTTATGGACTGGACATTCATTTTTATATTGTTCCAATTCTAGTTTTTCAAATTTTTGGCCGGTAATTGGATTCATGCCCTTGATACTGGGGAGAACGGCGACGTTTAGGGCATCATTCTCAGTCCAATCAAACCATAAACCAAAATCAGGATCGACTGGACAGACATAACAACCTTCACCGCGCATCCATTCTTGTGGACAACCTGGCAGAGCGTCAACTGGAAACACTGGGACTGGTGCTCCTGGTGGTAAAGCATTGCTTTCATTGTCGGTCAACAATGGTGCTCGCATCAACCTAGCCGTGAAATTGCCGACTTTCATCTTTCTGACATAACCGGATTTGGCTATAGGAACGGCGTAATTAATGCCGTTTCTTTCACGAATGCGCGTGATCTGGTCGTTGATCATTTGTACGCTGTTGGCATAATTGTTGGTATCCACGCCGTAGATCATACCAAACCCCAATTTAGAGGCCATTTGCATTGCTCGTTGTCTAGTCGTAGTATTTGCAGCAATCATATATAGAAATTCCCAACCGATGACTTCCTTCTCCCCCATCAATTTTGCCAATTCATCGGACGTGATTTTGCTCTCGTTTTCCTCACCGTCAGTGAATGCGGCAATAATTATGTGGTCGGCTTTGCTCTTCTCAACATGTCTAACGGCGTACGCTACGGCATCCAGCAACGCCGTGCCGCCGTTAGCTTGAAACGTTTGTAAACGTTCCATTTTCGACAAATTCACCCCATCAATGACGATTTCTGATTTGTTGCTAAACGTTATGACGTTTACGGTGCAGTCATCGTTGATCTTACGTTGTTCTTCAATCAATTTGTTGATCGAAGCGATTGCCGTTTCCATTAGACATTGCATCGATCCACTACGATCAATTATCAACGTTAATTCTGTGGACATGTCGTTTCTCCTTTATCCTTTATCCCTTTGTCCTTTATCCCTTTGTCCCTTTGTCCCTTTGTCCTTCCTCCCTTTATAACAAATCCTCACCCTCACCGTCTGAACCAATCGAGCCGCAAGAACCGGTCGCCCCCGTCGGGCCGGTTGGACCTTGTGCGCCAGTATAACACATTGTATTGGTTTGGAAGTTGCTGCGCCAATGCCATTCATCGAAGAAAATCTTCCTAGAATCATCATAGGAAAGTTCGACTGTGGTATCGGTAGTGAGAATGAATAAATCTATAAGTTTATGATATTCACCAACATACAAAATTGGGACAGGAAGATTAATGTTGTGCGAAACCTTCTTGAACTTCTTTGCCAACGTTAATTTTCGTTTCAATACTTCGACCAACAGTTTGTTGTATTTCTTCAACGCTATCTTATAATTCTTGATGTGGGCTTCCCTGTGTTTCTTCAACGCCTTAAGAATTGCTTGTGTTTCGAACTTTAGATTCATTTCCATGTGGTTTCTCCTTTTTATCATTGTATCTAACTGCGTAACCGGCCTCGCCTTCTATGCGATGCCCGGTTCTTGCCGCATGTCGAGATGCGTTTCTCGGTCCATGTTCATGATCTTGGGTACTCCACTTGCAGTCCTGGCATTCTGCAAGGAAGCGTACCAGAAATTGTCTATGTCTGCGTTTCATGCGTTCCAATCACGATGCTGGAAGAATGGATCAGCTTTACTGTTCGGCGTAGAAGATAATTTCCGACGCAATTTCGGTAATCTATCATCTTCTTTAAGCGTTTTAAAGGCTAGATCATTCGATGGTATTCTGATTCGTTCAATACCTTTCTTGATTAGATCATGAATCCCGACTGCATCTAATTTTGTACCGTTGTTGATGGCTACTCGGACGTAGATGCGATCTTCTTCCGGAAGAATGCTCCAGTCGTTTAAACACTTTTCACACCAACCATTGACTAAGGCGATGTCTGAATGGATTGGGCATTCTTCAATCCAAATCATTGGGAATTCACCGACGCGACACAATCGATAGACATGACCTTCGACGTTCATAATGCTTGGTGTGTTACGACGTCGTGCGACGTGCAACATTCTTATGCTGGCATTTACGTTTACCATATCGCCATCAAATGCAATGAATGGTCTGTCGTTTGATCGTCGTCGTAATTCTGATGCAATTTCCGACGAACAATCAGGGCCATATGCCTCAATTAATTCGTTGTCCTTCCATTGTGAGACCGGGCGCAGAGTAGACATCACATCGATGATTAGGTTTGATTCTTCTGATTTCTCCACGCCTTTCAGAATTGCCCATCCAGCACAAAATCTGGCAATTTTTACACCGTGTTTATCGACAAAGATCGCTCTGGCATCACCCTCTTTGGTGGTTCCTGCTTTGAGCATCCGATCATCATCAATGCCGAGTTCATTAAGATATGACAAAACATCGGAAACCGACAGTTTCATTGTGTCGGCTGCTTTTGTGATCTCTTGTTCTTTGAAGGGGGTAGACGGGACATGATTACTCATCTTATTTCTCCTCTCGCTCGCAAACGCCTCATGACTCTGGACTAATCAGCACATCGCCTTTCGTCCGCTCCTATAAATACATACGCATGTCAGGATTAATGAAAATTCTGTTGAAAAATAAATTAGGGAGGACATATGTTTACGCTTAAATTTAATGTCTTAAACATGAAAGAGGTACAACAAAAGATGTTGAAAGCCGTTGAAGGACACATCTCGAACATGTCACCAATAATTGCGCAAATGGCGCGAGAAGAGATGGAGAAATTATCGAAATTTCCAATGTCAGTGAAGATGAATGGGAATGCAGCACAAATAAGTCCGATTACCAAGAATGAAAAGGAGTCGGAGGAAGCTGTCGATGAGGCTACCAAGGGGGCCAGTCCGCAATTTATGACGCAATTTAAATTTAAAAATAAATCCTGGGTGACGCGAAGTCTCAAGATGAAAATGAAGGATGTCAAACATGGGAATTTATAATTTTGAATCAGTCAAACACGTAACCACACAAATGCCGAAGGCACAGTATGGTTACGTTGAACCAGATCCAATTATCCCGACTGCACCACCACAATTTCCTAGTATGGCTAAGAAAGTGAACGTAGTTGGTGACCCCATAAATTCAGCACATTATGAAGATGTCATGCCGGTATATGAACCGGCATATCATTATCTCGACGAGGGAATGAAACGATATTTCAGTGAAATTAGGATACCGACTAGAGATTCCTATCGTAAAATGTCAGTGAAGATTGCTGGTGGAGATAAGTCAATATTGATATGGAAGAAAGAGTTCGAGAATGAACACAGCCGCGTTTCACTGCCCGTAATGTCGATCAATCGAACCGGCGAACAATTCAATCCAATGAAATTCTCACCGCCATATATGCCGATCTCCAGAAAATTCGCGACGACGGACAAGACTAGATTGCAATTATGCTATCGTCCTACGCCGTCTTTGGTATCATATCAGATGACCATTTGGGCTGAACACAAACGTGACGCCGAATATGCGCTATACGACATAAGGACTAGGTTTAATCCATTGGCAGAATTCGTGGCAGATGACAAACAGGCAATTGGTAACGTCATTTTGAAATATGATGGCATGGTGGATTCTTCAGACAAGGAAGCTGCTGCCGCTGTAAGAGCCAACGTCCGATATGACATTAATCTGACAGCTGAGGCTTGGTTGTCGTTACCCATAAGATTAATGCCATCGGTGCTCGGTCGAGTGACACAATTGGCTGAATTCAGTGGTGAGATCTTCGGCACATTATTTGGTAATAGTTTTCATGATTATAAAGAAGCATTATTAGATGATGCTACGGCCACTCTATAATTGTCCATGTATTTAATTTTGGGTATTTCTAAAAAGAAAAGGAGGATGTAATGGCTACACGTCCGATGACACAGAGAGAGATCAAGAAGCAACTGGATGCACAGAAGAAGCTGGATTTCGTAGTAGTATACAATTGTTCAAACCAATTAATAAATTTGCAAATCGAAAGACAATCTAAGCCGGGTCACAAGAAGCTTGATTTCTTTCATGCGCAACAGAACGTGCAATTATATCCAAAGAAGACCGTGAAACTGCCAAAATCAATAACGATGACCGAACAACTCAAAAACCTTCAAGCTAAGGGATTTCTGAAGATATTGGGCCAATCATCAGAAGAATGAATATGAATATGGAAATGAAATGCATGATTTGCGGCATGCGAATCAGTGCTGCAAAAGAACAAGAATTGCTCAAAAGAGCACAAAAACAAAAATGGGTCAAATCAGAGGACGGATGGCGTTGCCCAGCATGTTATCGTATGTCTGAACGACATAAGAAACGAACATGACCACTGCGCTGCACTGCAATGCGCGGCCAAGCTAACCTTTGTAGTTTTGCAGGTAGGAGATACAATGGCTGATCCGCTTGAACCGACGTGTGAGGCGTGTGGCGTCCCCTATGTTGAGCACCTTGGGTTGATAGGCACCTGTAACAGGTTACAGAGAGCGCTGAAGTTGCTGGAGGAGGTCTGCAGTTGGCATAGGGACCAAGACAGCCAGGACTACAACGAATGCGATAAGGAACCGTGTCAGTTTTGCGTGTGGGTGTCCGAGTTACGGGCGGGAAACGATAACGTAAAACAGGGGTTAACGTGCCTAAGGCGAAAGCGTCATACAAACTAAGCGGCTTTATGTGCAGCGCCGATTTTCATTTTGGGGTCAGGTCCAGGAAGCGCGGTCAGGTGTACGGCAGCCTAGAAAGAAGCAATATTGATTGATCCACAGGTGGATTGAACCACCAGGTGGTTTCAAAGGAAATGTCAACTTTCCTCATGGTTTCTATCACGTGTGACTAAAATGTTATGGAATGATAAACCATTAATCAAGAAAATCATTACGTTTGCTGATACGACATATGGTCATGAAGGCACAATTTATAAGGCAGCAAATTGGACGTTGATCGGACAAGTGAAGCCCGATTATTGGTATGTTGATGAACATGGTAATCGATTCCACAAGAAAACAATATGGGATCATGCCTCAAAAATGAGTCAAAACGAAGAAGAATATGCCAATTTATATGGATTAAATAAAATTGTTGGTGGTATGAAACATAGATATGTTATTGATCGACCGTAGTTTATATACTTAATGAAATTACACCAGATGCAAATCTAAAGCAAAATTACATTGAAGCAGTTGTTGAGCTGAAACCACAGAAAAGGAGAACACAAAAATGCCAGTTTACCTCTCTCCGGGCGTATTTCCACGTGAAATCGATCTGAGCGTAATCCCGACTGCAGTTGGTCCGTTACGCCCAGCGTTTATTGGGACCGCAAAGAAAGGTCCAATGAATGCTCCAACATATGTGACTACGTCACAACAATTTATTGATACGTTCGGGACGCCATTCCCAGAATCGTTCATGGGGTATGCCGTCTTGGCCTACATGGAAGAGGGTAATCAGGCATACATCCTTCGTGCTGGCGTGGAATGTGAAGAAGGCCAGGTAGAAGAATTGGCCGACATTTGCATAGATACGAGCGGTGCCAATGGACATGGTTGGGGTCGAATACCAGTATTTACTGGCATTGATTATGGTAAAATTCGTCTGCGCAGCGTTTCAACTACTGAACCATTGGCATTCCACAGCGCGGCCATAACTGACATTTATTTTAGTGATATGGATGTAACGGTTCCTACTGCAGCGACTTTGTCATTTGTCGGCGGTGGTTTGTCGGATGCATATGCTGGCGCAATCGATGATTCTTATTTGCTTTTGATCACATCCGCACCAACGACTGGTGCGATGATAGCCGGTGCAACATATGAAGTCATACGCAACAGCGATGGCGTGATCATTGCATCTGGCATGTTGTCTGAATCGGTCGTTGGGCAATCAGATCCAATTACGTTAGTTGATGGCATGATTTGCAGCATAATCGTTACGTCTGGTGAATTGGACGTACAAGACAGCTTTTCTTTTAATGCCCGACCCGACAATAGAAGTTTTGGATTTGCGGTTGATCTCTCACAATCACCGACGGTCAACATCCACAGTTTTAATGATGGCGAATCATTCACTGATGCCGATACGTTCGTCACTCGTTTCAATGCCATAATCGGCGGTTCTGAGGATTATAAAGCCGTTCATGAAGATGAAATCATTTACATTCGTTCTGACGTTGCGGGTGTCAACATTCAAATGCAACATTCTGAAGCTTGGGCTTTGGAAGTTGGTCGCAGTTTGTATGCTTATGACATCCCACGATCATTCTTGATTTCTACTGATGCTGGTCCATTCAACATCACTGCCAACAACAACCGAATCAAAATGACGGTAGTGGATGGCGAGCCGGTTCAAGCCACTACGGATTTAGAATTCTCAATCCCAATTGGTTTGAATTTGACGACCGCACAAGTAGCAGCTGGAATTCAGCCAGGCGGCATCAAGAATGGTTCAAGATTTTTCAATGCATACCCATTGGAAATATCAACTGGCGTCTATTACGTGGTGATTGAGACGGCAGTAGATCATTGTTATGGGGTATTGAAATTGCAAGCCAATCTGAGCAACGTTCGGACGTTGCGATTTGCTGAAGAATTGGAAATTCAATATCCATACTATCGGAATTTCCGGACTTATGGTGATAGTCGAGCCATGTTGCCGACGACTGGCGTCATTACGCCATCCGTGCCGCTCTCATGTGAAATCGACCCATTGTCCGATGATTGTGCACTTGATAGTGCATATTTTGCAGGCATTGTCGGCTGGTTTGTGGCGAAATCCCCCGGCACCTGGATCGACAGCTATACTCTTGATTTGACGCAGCGACTGACCGGAACCACCAGTGGTGGTTCCGTACAACAAGCTGGACATTTTGACATAACATTGCGTGATTTGTCTGGCGTGACCGTTGATCGCGTTGAAGACGTTACATTTGATCCGCGTGATTCACGTTTCGTCGGAAACGTCATCAATGCAGGGTCTACGCTCGGCGGATTCAATGGCAATGCCTTCATCCAATGGGAATCTCGTCCGTCATTTTTGGCAAACGATCCGCTCGATCCAACGACGTTCGTGGTGCGCGTACCAAGCCCAGTCAATCGTGGTGCGTTCATTGATGCGGCCAATGGCATACCGACCGATCCAGCTTATTCTAGTGAATTGGATCGCGTGTTCATCGGCAATCCAGCCAAGGAAAGCGGCATTTATGCCTTCCAGAACCCAGAAGTATTCGACATCAATCTGTTGTTGGTGCCTGGTGCGTCATCTGGTGCGGTCATTGGTCAGATGTTGCAATTCTGTGAAGCACGTGGTGATGTGCTTTCGATCATTGATCCGCCTTTCGGATTGCGCCCACAACAGGTCGTCGATTGGCACAACGGCATGTTGTTCGCTGATCTACAGAACAGCATTAATAGTTCGTATGGTGCATTGTATTGGTCCTGGTTGCGGATCTTTGATCAATACAACGGCGGGGACATTTACATACCACCTAGCGGCCACGTCAGTTCAGTCTTCGCTCGTACGGCTCGTGTAGCGGAACAATGGTTTGCACCCGCTGGTCTTAATCGCGGTCATTTGCTCACGCCGACGGCAGTTGAATTCAATCCGACGATGGGTGAACGCGATTTGCTCTACGGTTCAGGAAACGCCGTCAACCCAATCGTCAATTTCGTGCAAGACGGCATCACGATTTGGGGTCAACGGACGCTTCAACGCCGTCAGAGTGCGTTGGATCGCGTAAACGTCCGAATGTTGTTGATTTACATCAAGAAGAATTTGTCGAGAGCGTTACGACAGTTCATCTTTGAGCCGAACGATAGAATTCTCTGGGCACAAGTCCGATCGGTCGTCAATCCATTCTTGGCCGACATTCAGGCACGGCGTGGTTTGCAAGCGTTCAAAGTGGTGTGCGACGAGACCAACAATACGCCTGAACGGATCGATCGCAATGAGTTGTGGATATCAGTCTTCCTCAAACCCACAAGAGCGGTGGAATTTATCGTGCTCAACCTTGTCATTCTCAGAACCGAGGCGAGCTTTTCGAGTGAAGAAGTCCTCCAAGCAGGCGGTGTAGTAACGCAACAACCAGCGTCTGTATAACATATTTTTAGGATAAAGAAAAGGGGAGGCGATAAACCTCCCTTTTTCTTTATCGGAATTATTGCAAAGCATACATAACAGGAGATTGGTATGAAATTGAAGATGCTTTACGAAAATCTAAAGAAAGAGTATGATAAAGATAAACACGAAAATTTAGAGGCCATTGCAGAAATAGCAGGTGCATATATCATTAAAAAAGACCGAGACGAATTTTATTCAAATAATCCGAGAGCATGGATGACTGATGATCCAAATTTAAAAGACGAGCGTGGTAATATCATAGCAAAATGGTATTTGGTGGATTTGGGTGAATCTGGTCCAAGACCAGAACCAGAGGCATGGTGGGCACACGAGAAATATCGATTGGGCGATCCACACAGGAAAAATGACTTCTACATCAAATCATTGCAAGTTAATCCCCCTGATCCAATATATGACCGGGGACTTGGCGGATTTCAATTTTATCCTAAAGATTTCTGGAAACAAGAAGGAATAAAATTTGGATTTGGGAACGATACAATCAGTTTCTAAGAGACGGCACATCCAACCACACAACCACATAAACAACAAAACATTTACGAGCTTGTGTGAGGTATTTAAATGATGCGTGTGAAGCATAGTGATCGATGCGCCTGACTACCAGTTGGGAGAGGGGAGTGTAATTCTCGCCCACACGCTCCAAAACGTCATTTTGTGCAGCCTACTTGGTACGGAAGACCAAGTAAAAGCGCGGATAACAATTCCTAAGGGCGAAACAGTGAACAGTGCAGGCCCGCGACGAAGGAAAGTCGGCAACTAAACCCCTTCACCCGGTGGGCAGGAACATTTACCGTAAGTCAAACCATTGCGGACTTGTTGAAACCGGGTAAATTTTTAAATAGGGGTGCAAAATGCCATTATTTGTCGATTTAGAAGGTGTGATGGGCGGAGAATTAGAGGGACCGCTTGTGGGCACAGTCCAACAGGCAATGACGTCTTTAAAGACATCTCGGATTGTCAGTGGGGCTGGCGATAATGGGGCATGGCACGTTTATGTTCGAGACGATGACAAGTATGTTTGTTGTTTTTATCGTCACTTTACAAAAATAAACGAAATGACTTTTACATCAAAAACTCAAGTGAGAATGTGGTTGCGGGAATGGTTGCCGAGAATACAGCACCAATAACTTGGTGGGGAGGGCACAAATGTTCAGCATAAGAGAGAAGAGAGAAATTTCGGATGCCGTGCAAAAGATTCTGCGAGCAACAAATCATCCGGAATTGCCATCGGGTGAGATTCAGTTTCATTTACATGTAGTTGGTGCAGAATCATGGTCATGGGCGGACATTCTCAATAATGGGGCGGTGGTAACGCCTGGACGCAATCCATGGAATGAATCGCAAGATAAGGAAGCAGTGATATGATATCAGTTTCTATTAAGAACATGCTGGATACCAAAAATGTCACAAATCTTGTTGGGAACATTATAAAAAATACGATATTTAGCATGGGCGTTGATACGAACAGCAGTCCTATATCCGGTCAATTCAAAGACGTGCAGAGAAATTTATTGGTGGACATTGATAAGGATGATCTTGACAATTTAATGTCATTAGCCGTCAGACAATATAGCGAGACTGAAGGTGAGATTATGGAAAAATTCCTGCGATTCGACCGAAACGTTGCTGCTGTAAAAGGATATATACCAAGACAAAAAGTCATTGAATCTTTTTGTGTATTGCTGATATATAATCGCATCAGAGAAGAAATCTGCTCGGCGGTAATGTCGAATACGATCCATGATGTGCATGTTCCAATTGAATTACCAAGATCAGCAGAATGTGTACAATTCAATCTTGTGCTAGCTGAAACAGGCAATTGACTAGAAATGATGTGATGATAAAAAAGAGACATGAGATACCGCGTCGATTTCAGCAGATTGGCTAGGACGGAAGATGAAGTCATGAAACATAAATTAGTCAGGGAATTCGTAGATGCATTATTCCAAACGTATAATCTGAATCGTAAGGAACATCTTCCAGATGGACATATATTGGATGAAATATTCATCGAAGAGGATCGTGATCTATCGGGGATGGACATAATGAACGAGCATGTGATTCCGGCATATCCTGAGGCGAAATTGCAATCATGGGATAAATGGTAATGATCAAGATGATAGTTGCTGGCAGCAGGGCGTTCGTTGATTATGGATTTCTTAAAAAACAATTAGATGAATTCCTTTCATGTTTGTCAGATTCAGACGTTACAATAATATCTGGAATGGCTAAGGGTGCGGACATACTTGCTGTTAGATATGCCGAGGAACATCATTTACCAATCATCAAAATGCCCGCTGATTGGATTAAACATGGCAGAAGTGCAGGATATAATAGAAATTTAGAAATGGCCAAAATTGCCACACATTTAGTGGCGTTTTGGAACGGCAAATCACGGGGCACGAAGCATATGATCGACATTGCCGTTTTAAAGGGGTTGACGACTAAAGTAATCATCGTACCCTGATGTATGACGATGCGTGAAGCATAGGGATGTATTTAATGCTGGGGTGGGTATGCCTACGCTTCATTTGAAGAAAGGAGGAGATGATGAATGCTGTTGATGAAATACAGAAAAGAATAATTCTGACGAAAATTAGAAAGATGCTTGATGAAAAATTGAAGTTAGAAATAACTGAGATGACTGAGACAAAGAAGATAGAACAGCAGATAAACCAAGCTGTAACGTTTTTTAGTGAGAAATATCCGCAAGTTGAATTTAAGGTTCAGACCGACACTGTCGATGGGAAACTGCAATATACGATAGATATATGGTTAGAAACTGAGACGATCGATTAACGCACCCTGATGTGTTTTTTCAAACCTTCAGCAGTTGCGCCAGGCGTCAAGACTAAGCTGATCGGCATCGTCCACCAATTTCCAACTTCTTCTACAGTGATGGTTTCGTCGGCCAATTCATCTTCATCGACGTCAGCTAATTCTTCATTTAAGAAATCAACAATGTTGCTCAATTCATTGTCGGTAAATTTCGTCATCTGAAAATTATGATCTTGCACTCGTATCCATCCCATATGATCCATCGCGTAATCACGTGGGTCCGACCCGTCTTTCAACCATTCTATGGCTTCCTCATTTGCATCATTTTGACGCAACCATGCGATGGCCTCATCAGACAACGGTGTCATTATTTCCATTTGTGGTGCCGATGCATCCTCAAAAGCGCTGATACCTAAGGCCGCTTCAAATGCCGCCATAGCATGATTATAATCACCTATGTCGCCGTCGGCAAACGTTGCCATGCCACTGTCGTCAATCCACCATTCGCCCCTCAACGACGATTCATTGAGAATGATTGGTTTGTATAATCTAGTGATCTTCATATGGTATTTTTTGTTCGTATTTTAATGATTTTTCGTCATTACAATTTCCGTCAAAGATATTACAGACCAGAATGGAGGATTTAAACATGCCAGGATTCACGATTCAGGGTGGTGAAAACGATGGTGGCCAAATAGTCAGCAATACGGTTGAAACCCGTAGAAATCACCGTTGGCGATGGACGTCAATGGGTAATGCCGTCCAGCCGGACGTTCTGATTTTGTTGCAGAAATGTCAGCGTCCGAAATTTACTAACGCTGAACCCGAATTGCATCACAATCAAGAAGTAGCCTATTTCATCGGCAAACAAACATGGGATCCGATTGAGATGGCATTCTACGATGCCGAACAACAACCAGATTGTTCAAGAGAAATCTGGAAATGGTTGAAGATTGGTAATTTACTCGATCAAGCAAACGTCAGCATACCGAAAACGTATAAGAAACGTGGACAGTTGGATATGGTGGATGGTAAAGGCAGCGAAACCGAAACGTGGTTCGTCCATGGTGCATGGCCGAAAGAAGTCAGTTATTCTGAGAACGATTATACGAATACTGAAATTGCACTAATCACGGTAAGTCTGCGCTATGATCGTGCAGAAAAAACGAAATAATAATTCGTTTAATTAAATTCAGAAACATTCAACGTATTTTAATCAAATGATCGATTGGAATAAAACTAAACAAAAATTTGGATTGACTGAATCTATCGTAACCAGTAAATCACTGGTCGTAGTAGTATGTGATGAATGTAAATCAGAACGAGTCATAAAATATGTTGGACATAAAACCATCATCAAAGCCCATGGTAATTCATTGTGTTCGTCGTGTCGTAGTAAAAGCATAAGAGTGATTCACGCTGAGGCATTTACTAAATCAGATGTGAAACGAGCGGAGACGTTGTCTAGAACATATAAAAAGAAATGGCAGGATAAGAAATATAGGAAGACACAACATGAAATAAGGAATAATGATTATCGTTCTAAGATCAGTAATGCATCTAAACAATGTTGGCAAAATGATGATTATAGACATAAAGTTGTCCATGGAATTAATGAGAAATGGAATGATCAAGAATACCACCAAAAATTTATTGAAATAATGAACAGCGATGAAGTAAAAAAGAAATTGATGGACAATTGGAAGAATCATAAATATCGTGATAAAGTTCTTGCTATATGGGATGATGAGGATGTTGTGAAAGAATTTGCAAAACGGATGAGTTTACATAGCAAACGAATGTGGTCCGATCCAGAATTGAGATCGAAGATGATTGCTTCACTGAAGAAGCGATGGGAGAGTCTAGAATTAAGAGAACATGCTTCAAACGTCAATAAAGAGATCTTTTCCACGCCAGAGATGAGAATAAAATTATCGAAGAATGCACAAGATAAGGCAGCTGATCCAGAATGGCATAAGAACGTATCGGATGGCGTGAAGAGAGCATTTGCCTCAGATCCAGATATGAAACAAAAAATGTCTAGTCGATCAAAGAAATTATGGCAGAATGAGGATTATAGAGAGAAGATGGCTGTCGTACAAGCAAATCACCCAGTCATAAGTTCATTGGCACGTAAGTTTTATGCAATGTTGACGCAAATGAATATAAAATATGTTGAGGAAGGTCCCGAAACAAAATTTGGTCCATGGACGTTTGATTGTCTAATACCGAAGCAAGGTAATATGCAAAAACATTTATTGGTTGAAGTTCATGGTGAATATCCACATTCAAGAGAGGATACGAAAATAAGAGATGCAGCAAAGGCGACATATGCGAATAGATATTTGCTTGATTATGAATTAAAAGTCGTGTGGGAGCAATGGTTTCTATTTAGAAATAAAGTAGAGGATATGGTTAGAGAATGGATTGGGATTAAAGAGAATACGACGTTGGTTGATTTCTCACTGAATGACGTTAAAACTATAGAATCATCTTACAAGGAATGTCTTGATTTTCTTTCTCGACATCATTATCTTTATACTTGTCCACGAGGATCAACATATTATAAGGCAGTCATTAACGATGAGATTGTGGCAGTTTGTTTATATAGTCCATTAATAAGACAAAACATTGGCATTAAAAATTGTCTTGAATTATCGCGTTTCTGCGTCCATCCATCATACCAAAAGAAAAATTTTGCCTCTTGGTTAATTTCGAGGACTAATAGGTTATTGAAGATGGATAAACCGGAGACGGAAACAATAATAACATATGCAGATTCTACAGTCGGTCACGTTGGTACGATTTATAAGGCGGCTAATTTTAAATTAGATCATATAGTTGAGCCTGATTATTGGTATGTTGATAAAGACGGTTATGTCGTACATAAACGGACATTATATGCTCGTGCCTGTAAAATGAGTCAGAAGGAACGTGATTATGCAGAGAACCATGGTTATAAAAAAGTCTGGGGTGGTGAAAAACGACGTTATTCAATTAATTTGTGAATGTATTGCTTATCTACCCGATTATAAAGCTTGAACCATCCAACAATAGAAGACATTTTCGCATCATGCCCAAAAAGGAAACGCGTTATTTGATTCAATTCGCGTGCCACGAACCATTCCTGATCGAGTGGCCTTTTAATACTGGTTTTGGCATCCCATGGTATATTTATTGTCACTTCCCATGACCAAGGTTTTCCTTCTGCGTCGTCTGATAATGCACGCAATCCTTCCGACCCTAGTGATCCTTCCGATCCTAGTGATCCACGTGATCCGAATTGTTCTTGTTCATTCATTCCTTTGATTCTTTGATCCATTTTTCTAATTCATTACACACCATGCTTACACCACCTGAACATTCGTGTACTTTGCTGTTACGGTTTTTGGCTATGTTTTTTATGGCATTATAAGTCGAATGATCAATGAAACTAGTGAGAATGAATATTTCGCCCCATGGAAACGGTGATGGTATGCCACTTTTATTACCTGAATCATAAAATTTCAGATCGATGTCTGGAAATCGTTGTTTGATTTCGTTTTCTTGATTGTTTTTGACGCCGAAGATGATTGCTTTCAGCCTCTTCGTGGCGTATGCTTCTGGGATTTTTTCGCCTAATTTCCCTGCGGCATTAAACATCATTCTAGTGCAGGCTGTCATCATGTCGATGTTAGTCATTAAACGGCGGACGAATGCGACGGCCAGTTGTTCTATAGTCATTTCTGCTAATAAATCATCTGTGGTCTTTTGTGGCGGCAATTCTTGTTTTATGACGCGGAAACCGTCTTCTAATTCTTTGACATGTTCCTGCCAGCGCTCGACCAACCAACCGATTTGCGAGACGGCAGTTACCTTGCGACGACGGTCTGCCGGTATTTGTTGTTGTGCGCGTTCGAGCTGTGAATTTAACGTTTCATGTGGATTCTTTTTGTGCATGTTAATGACGATAGATGCGAGTTTGTCTTTTTCTTCGTCTGACCAAAAGATGCGATCTTTCATTTTTCACCCCTCTTCTCACGGTTTCTGCTGCATTTTTATTGTGGTGGATTCTTTCGTAAATGATTTTGTGATGACATTCTCTGTAAATATAATTTTGGAGAAAACAAACATGCCGGGTTTTATGATAGAAGGTAAAGGTCAAGGTCCATCAAATGAATTGGGTGGATCAGACGTCCATCGCATCCATAGGTGGTCGTTCGAATGGACGGGTCTTGGTAAAGAGGTTCAGGATTATGCTCTAAATTGCACTAGGCCGACGTTAGATATAGACACAGTGACGATCCATCAACGACAAAATGAGGCATATTTGCCTGGTAAACATAGATGGGCACCAATTAGGTTGACGTTATATGTGATGCAGAAGGATACGCTACAGAAATTGAAGCAATTGCGTGACAAAACAGTTACTACAAATGAAGGAATGAATAATTATGCAATGGAGAGAAATTCCGTATCACAAATGACTTTGCAGGCATTAAATGGTGAAGGACAGGTTATATATAAATGGATACTCGAAGGATGTTGGATATCTAAAATTGAACATCCTACGTTTAATTATGATAACAGTGATCTGGCGACCGTCGAAGTGATGGTGGCATATGATTACGCAAAGGAAGAAGAATAGGGGGACTTAGGGATGCCAGGATTTTATGTTGAAAAGGCGAGAAGTGATGTAGAGAAAACGTTCCTGCAGCATTTCTGGTACGCGGAACAAATTGGTCCATTGAACGTCCAAGGATTGTTGCTACAAGATGTCGGTTTGCCCAACTTTGAAACTGCGCCACATGAACAGAATGGTGCATCATTAACGTATAAGTTCGCAAATTTCATTAAATATTCTGACGCTACCATTACGTTCTATGATACGTTGGGCTTGTTCAAAGATTTAGAAGAATGGCGGAAGAAAATATGGGAACCAAACACCGGATTGCAGCCAAAGAAATCTTATGCTAAGGATACCGTCATAGTGCAAACTGATGGGGCTGGCAACGAAAAACAGAAATACAAATTAGTCAATACATGGCCGTCTAAAATAGATTCTGGACAACTTACATACACCAAAAGTGAGGCAAAGGTAGTAACTCTCACTCTGGTGTGTGATTATATGACGGTCGAATGATAATTTCATAAGTAAATATTATCAAAGGAGATCGATCACATGACCGACAAAAAAGAAGATAACGTGGCTGACAAGAAGGATAACGTCCATAATGCCGAATCATTTGAATTTGATAAGGTCATTAAGAAAGTAGACGCTACTAATTTAACGTCCGACAAGTTATTCGAAGAAATATTGAAGTCGGATGATACGTTGCCATGGTGCAATGCTTATCTCCCGTCTCGTGGAATGTTCTATAGTCCAGATAGTCCTGTGCCGACACCACTCATTCCGGATGGTTTAGTACAAATTCGTCCGATGGGTTTGGATATTGAAAAATTGACGTCGACGCCGAGATATCAGGGTAAATTCGTAGAATTAATGATCGAAAAATGTGTCAGGTTTCCAGACGGTTTTAACCAAGCTGATTTGTTGGTCGGTGATCGTCTGTTTTTGTTATTCTACATTCGTGGCATAACCTATGGCAATAAATATCAGTTTGCGCTCAAATGTCCCGGTTGCGACAAAACTGGCATACATGATTATGATTTAAATGAATTGGCAAGAACGATTAAGTCGGCAGATCCCGACATCGTTAGTGAACCATTTAAAATCAAATTGCCATATTTGTCTGAGAAATATGGTAAAGACGTTATGGTGAAGGCTAGATTCATGCGTGGTCGCGATCAGAACGTCATGTCGCAACGAGCATCCTTCAAAAAGAAGGTAATGACGATTAAACCAAAATTGGCGTCAGACAAACCAAATGACGAGCAAGTTGACGTGACTGATGAGAGCGTCATTGAAAAGTTCTGTTTGTTGATTACGGAAGTGTTGGGCGTTTCTGATCCATATAAGATCAAGCAATTCGTAGAGAGCAAACTTCATTCATTAGACGCAGCGGCAATTAACGTTTATCTTGAGGAAAAATGCCCCAGCATGAGTGCGGAAATTCGCGTGACGTGTGGCAATTGTGGTCAGGAAGTTGATACTACGCTGCCAATAACCGCTAGATTTTTTCGACCGCAGGTCCCCGGAGGAGATGGAGCATGAGTGGGAAAGTCTAATGGAGCAGACGTTTCTGCTCATATATTATGGACATATGAATTTATCTGATATAAGGAAATTGACGGCTGAAGAACGCATATGGTATATCAAAAGAATAGACAAGGAGAAACAAGCCGAAGCTAATGCATATAAAGGAAACAAAAAATGAGGATAGGCGTTTATGCTATATGTAAGAACGAAGCGTCATTGATTAAAAGGTGTGTAGACTCAATAAATGAGGCAGATGACATTACGTTTCTAGATACTGGATCAACCGACGACACAAAAGAGAAATTAAAAGAATGTGGTGTGAACGTTTATGATGAATTGGCGACGTTTGGAGAACAACCACCTAATCGGATTCCGAGCATTAAATGGCGATATGACGTCGCTCGAAACAGAGCACTACAAATGGTCCCCAAAGACATTGACGTGTGTCTAAGCTTAGATGTCGACGAGATATGTGCCCCTGGTTGGCGTAAGGCAATAGAGGAATGTTGGAAACCAGGCACCACCAGGCTTAGATATAAATATGTGTGGAGCCATTCGCAGGATGGCTCCCCAGATGTAATGTTTATGTCAGAGAAAATCCATTCCAGATATGATTATGTTTGGTGCCATCCGGTACATGAGGTGCTACATTATGTTGGACCCGCAGAAGAGAAATTTGCACAATGTGCATGTCGGATCGATCATTGGCCGGTTAAGAAAGATTATAGATCTAACTATCTGCCATTAATGGAATTGGGTGTCATGGAACGTCCAGATGACGTCAGATTGGCACATTATTTAGGTAGAGAATATTATTTTCATAAGAAATATGATGAGGCAATAATTGAATTAAAGCGGCATTTATCATTACCTAATGCATGGTGGGAGGCAGAACGAGCATCATCGATGAGATACATTGCTCTGTGTCACAAAGCTAGAAACGAACGGCACGAGGAATGTCGATGGTTGATGAGAGCATGCGCAGAAGCACCAAATGAAAGAGATTCATGGGCTGCATTGTCAAATCATTATACTATACACAAAAATTGGTCTGGGGGTTATTTCGCCGCTCTTCAGGCATTAAGCATCAAAGAACGTCCAATGCATTACATAACCAGTGCTCTCGTGTGGGGGATGTTTGTACATGACTTGGCTGGGACTAATGCTTATTATTTGGATCTAAAAGCGGAATCCAAAAAACATTATGAAGATGCATTAAATTTCGATCCAAACAACGAACGACTGAAGAATAATCTGAGAATAATCGGCAAAATATAAAATATAGCGGAGATTTTCTTTGCTAATGAGGACATGTCATGGCCATTAAATTCTATTGTGTAGATGATTCATTACCAAAGAGAAATAGAAGGGGCAATGTCGTATTATTGTCTGACGAGGCAGTGGCTGCGATCATATGTGAATTGTGTGGTGGCACTGGTGGCGGTGGCGGGTCGCAGGGACCACAGGGAACGCAGGGCATTAATGGCGTACAAGGTGAAACTGGCTCCCAAGGTCCACAGGGTTCCGGTGCTGGTTCACAAGGTCCACAGGGCATTCAAGGCCCACAAGGTTTTGGTACACAGGGCGTAAGCGGACCACAAGGTGATCAGGGCATCCAAGGCCCACAAGGTTCTGGCACACAGGGCGTAAGCGGATCACAAGGCGATGATGGTGCTCAGGGCATTCAGGGTCCACAAGGCTCAGGCGAGGGTGGCACAGGACCACAGGGTCCACAAGGCGTTCAAGGCCCACAAGCAGTGGCAAGCGCTGGTGATTCTTGTGGCGTTTATCATTCTAAATCAGTGAACATACCAAACAATGCAGTTACGTATGTTGACTGGGATTCAGAAGACCATGATGCCAATGACATGCATGATTTGGTCAATCCATCTAGGATAACAATTAAGCATGATGGGTTGTATCATATAATCAATAGGATCAAGTTTGATGCAGATGCTAATGGTTTTAGATATGCTGAGATTATATTAAATCGTACGACCGTATTAGCTCGTACAGAAGATATAAATCCATCGGACATAGAAGGCACTTATTTAGAAGTGGATTCTGGCGTCATATCATTGTCGCTAGATGATTATGTTGAAGTCAGGGTTTATCAAAGTTCTGGCGGTGCATTGGGTGTTATGAGTGGCAATGTCGTTGATGGTTATTTCTCGGTGACGGAAATGTTGGGTGTTGGACCACAAGGATCGCAGGGTAGTGGTACTCAAGGCCCGCAGGGCGTTCAGGGTCCGCAGGGCGTTCAGGGTCCGCAGGGCGTTCAGGGTCCACAAAATACGATAGATCCAGGCGATTCTTGTGGCGTTTATCGTTCAGCATTAATAAGCACATTGCATAATACGATCACATATGTTGATTGGGATTCAGAAGATCATGATACCAATGACATGCATGATTTGGTCAATCCATCTAGGATCACAATTAAACGTGATGGATTATATCACATAACTAATAGAATTAAATTCGCACCAAACACGAATGGTTTTAGATATGCTGAGATTATATTAAATCGTACGACCGTATTAGCTCGCACGGAAGACATAAATCCATCGGACATAGAAGATTCTTATTTAGAAGTTGATTCTGGCGTCATATCATTGTCGCTAGATGATTATGTTGAAGTCAGGATTTATCAAAGTTCTGGCGGTGCATTGGATGCCGCAGGGAGTAATGTCGTTGATGGTTATTTCTCGGTGACGGAAATGTTGGGTGTCGGACCACAAGGCCCACAGTGTTCAGGTGGTGGTGTGACTGGTCCACAAGGACCACAGGGTCCAGCCGGTGTCCAATCCACATACACAAATGCCAACCCATCCGTCATTGAGGTTGGTGGGATTGATGTCGGTACGACATTTTCTAACACCACTTTCGAAGATTTTATGGACATGTTACTTTACCCAGAATTATTCCCTACTCTAACTGCACCATCTTCTACTTTTACTTCAACAATTACTGGTTATAGAGAAATTGGTGAGGTGATTGCGACCATAACGCTTGCTTCAACATTTAACCGTGGTAGCATCAATCCCCAATATGAAAGCACTAGTCCCTATCGGAGTGGTGAGGCTAATTCTCATCAGTATCAATATAATAGTGCTGATATCAAAACCAATTTAGATACGTCTTTGAACATTATTAATCATTTGGTTGTGTCGGGTGCTCAAACATGGCGTGGACGTGTGTCGTATGATGCGGGCGTCCAGCCAAAGGGCAGTAAGGGGACGAATTATAATTCACCATTAAGTGCAGGTTCGACTTCTTATATAAATCGCATTATCACGGGTGTCTATCCCTATTTTGCGACAACTAGTTTAATCACTGTGCTAACGAAACAGACATTGGCTGCCATGAATAGTTCATATGTACAGACTGATATGGTTGCTGAATCTGGTTCAGATAAACAGACGGTTGAATTTCCGGACGCTTGGAGTGCAATAACTGGCATTCAATTTTATAATACTGTTAGTAGTACCTGGGAATGGATCAATGGTAGTAAAGCTAATAGTCTGATTACTTTTACAGTAACTGCAACCACTGAGACGATACAGGGCAATGTCATCGACTATCAAAAATTTACTCATAATGGTAGTTTGATTGGTGCTCGACAATTGAGATGGTACACTACTTAAGGGACTATAAATGGGTCGAGAAAAGGGACTTGCAAGTTTTTCTTCTAATTTCGAGGGCCAAATGGCCGCTCCGATTGATGCGCGTATGTTAGTAGAGACTAAGGCTGATCTTATTGTGGCTGCTACTTGGCTCGCGAATGATGGTGGTACTTATGCTTATGCTGGTATGATTGTAAGTGTGCATGGCGATACAACACCCGAAAACAATGGAGTGTATAGATTAAAAGCTCTTCCAGTTACTACTGAATCTAATTGGGAACTTCTGGGTGGGGGCAGTAGCGGTCCACAGGGTCCACAAGGCATACAGGGGCCGCAAGGCTCAGGATATGGCAGTAGCGGTCCACAGGGTCCACAAGGCATACAGGGGCCGCAAGGCTCAGGATATGGCAGTAGCGGTCCACAGGGTCCACAAGGTGCTACTGGTGACCAAGGCGTTGCTGGTAGTCAGGGTAGTGTAGGTCCACAGGGTGGTGATGGCAGTCAGGGTTCAATTGGTGATCAAGGTGTTGCTGGTGCTCAAGGTCCACAGGGCGAAATAGGTTTTGCGGTAGGGAATTTGGCTTATTTTAGATTCGACAATGAAGTTACCGATACTGGTATGGCTAGTGAAGGTGGGGCGTTTCGTTTTAATAATGCAAACACAACCCTTGTAACCAAAATATGGATCAATAATACAGATGCCTTCACGACTGACGTTTCTGCGTGGTTGGCAACATGGGCTGAATCCACAAGCACAATCAAAGGTTATGTGAACATTAGAGGGAGTGCTTCCAATTTCTATATTTATTCTGTGACTGGTGTTACCACCAAGGTGGGGTATTATGAGATTGACGTAATCCATATTGCCGATCAGGGCGGTGGACCACCAGTTGATGGTGTAGAATATCCCATATCTTTTAGCAGAACCGGGGACATAGGCATCCAAGGTGCTACTGGTCCTCAAGGTCCTGTAGGTGTTCAAGGTACTGCTGGTGCCCAAGGCGTTGTTGGTGCCCAGGGTGCTACTGGTGCACAAGGTCCTGTAGGCAGCCAAGGTGCTGCTGGTGCCCAAGGCGTTGCTGGTGCCCAGGGTGCTACTGGTGCACAAGGTAGCACTGGCATAGATGGTACTACTGGTCCCCAAGGTCCTGTAGGCAGCCAAGGTAGTACTGGTAGTCAGGGTGTTGCGGGTGCACAGGGCGTTGCTGGTGCTCAGGGCGTTGCTGGTGTTCAAGGTACTGCTGGTGCACAGGGTAGCACTGGCATAGATGGTACTACTGGTCCCCAAGGTCCTGTAGGCAGCCAAGGTGCTGCTGGTGCCCAAGGCGTTGCTGGTGCTCAAGGTTCTACTGGTGCCCAAGGTGTTTCCGGTGCTCAGGGTATAAATGGTGTCACTGGCCCACAAGGTCCACAGGGCGATCAAGGCCCGCAAAACGTTATTGGTGCTACTGGCCCACAAGGACCACAAGGCACTGGCACGCAGGGTCCACAAGGTGATGATGGTGCCCAAGGATCACAAGGCATAAATGGTGTTACTGGTCCACAAGGTCCACAAGGTGAGAAGGGTGATCCCGCTGGAACACCTGATTCATGTAAAACAATATTAGAATCCGATTATCCATTAGCGAATGATGATGCAATTGCAATACCGTTTACTGACGAGGATCATGATACCGATTCGATGCATAGCAATATTGTCAATCCAAGTAGGATTACCATCAAAACGTCTGGTTATTACCATGTTCGTGGTGTACTTAAATTTGCGACGAATGCAATTGGCATACGATATGCTTATATCAGTAAAGATGGAATTAAATTGGCAGATGAAGTCAGAGATCTGAGTCCGTCTGGTTCTTATGTTTCTTATGTAGAGGTCGACCTAGGCGTAATTTCTCTTTCGACCAATGAATATATCCAGATACATGGTTATCAAAACAGTGGCGATCCCTTAGGTGTTTTGATGGATGGTAGTTTTCTGTCTGTAACGAGTGCATCTGGTGCTAATGGTGATCAGGGACCAACTGGTCCGATAGGACCACAAGGTGTCATTGGTAGTCAAGGCGATGATGGTACACAGGGACCACAAGGCACTGGTACGCAGGGTCCACAGGGCGATCAAGGCCCGCAAAACGTTATTGGTGCTACTGGCCCACAAGGACCACAAGGCACTGGTACGCAGGGTCCACAGGGTGATCAAGGCCCACAAAATGTTATCGGTCCGCAAGGTTCACAGGGTCCACAGGGTGATCAGGGCATTGGTGCTACTGGCCCACAGGGACCGCAGGGTCCGATTTGTGCATCAGTACAAGCACAATCGACCACACCATTAAATCTTACGGCCGCCGATAGTGGCAAAATAATTACAAATGAAGGCATGACTGAATTATTAGTAGTAAATCTACCTACAGCGGAGGCAGATTTAATGTTCACATTCATAGTACAAGATTCAGACGGAATAAAGATAGTGGCCGGCGTAGACGATAGTACAAGGCTTGGTACAACCGTCAGTAAATTAGCCGGATATATTCAGAACGCTGTGATTGGATCAATAGTCCGATTGGTGTGTATAAATAATACTGAATGGTTCGCCGAGTATTGGGTAGGTACTTGGATAGTGGAGATTTCATAATGGCTACAGTTGGCTCTCCCGGCATCGGTGTAATTCTTCCGGGGATGGTTATATCATTCGCTGGTGCATCTGTACCAGAGGGGTGGTTGGATTGTGATGCTACCGCCGTCAGTCGAACCACATATGGTAATCTATTCGCAGCCGTTGGTACTGCTTATGGTGGCGGTGACGGTGGCACAACTTTTAATCTTCCTGATTTTCGTGGTCGTTCTATTTTAGGCGAGGGTACTGGTTCCGGTCTCACTGCGAGGGCAAGGGGCGATAAGGCTGGCGTCCAATCAGTTTCCATAAGCGCAAATAATTTGCCGCAGCATACGCACGCGGGTGGCGGAAATGTGGGAGCCGAATCCAGCCATGCGCATGGGGCCGGAACCTATGCAATATCAACGAACAGCAATGCGCACACCCATTCGGGATCGACTGACTGGCAATCTCACGACCACACCCATTACTACTATAATCAATGGTCTGGAAGTGGTGCGAGTGGTAATAGTTGGGGTGGCTCTTATATAGGCCAAACGAACACGACATCCGGCGTGACGTCAAATCATTATCATCCATTCACAACGGGCAACAACTCTTCTGGTGCGAACCACGATCACACGCTGAGCGGTTCGACTGCTGCTGGATCATCTCATGCGCATTCAGACCCGACAACGGGCAACAATACCACCACGGCCTCGAATGTGGATACGATAAGTCCGTTTGGCGTAGCCAAATACATCATCAAAACGTAATGATCAGGAGCATGAAATGGCTCACGTAATTGATATTTTCGGTACAGGCGCACCAGATGCGGCGTCAGCGGCTGGTAAGAACATGCTTAAAGCCGCTGACGTAGCAGCACAACAATCAATTATTATTCCTTCTGGTATTGTGTTACCATTTGCGGGAGCAAGCGTACCAGAAGGGTTTTTAGATTGTAATGCCGCCGCCGTCAGTCGGACTACCTATGCAAATCTATTTACGGCGGTAGGCACTGCCTATGGTGGTGGTGACGGTGGCACAACTTTTAATCTTCCTGATTTTCGTGGTCGCTCTATTTTAGGCGAGGGTACTGGTTCCGGGCTAGCTGCGAGAGCAAGGGGCGATAAGAGTGGCGCAGAGGCGATCACTTTAGCTGCAACTGCATTACCACAACACACACATGCGGGTGGTGGTAACGTTGGTGCTGAGGCTTCCCATAGTCATGCCGTTGGATCGTACGCTAATGGCGCTGAGGCGAGTCATACTCATGCCACCGGATCATACGCTGCTGCGACTAATAGTAACACTCACACTCACACTATGAGTTTTAATTCAGGTGATATTGCCGGTTCTAATCATAGACACAACATCAAGCTTGAAATGATAGGAGGAAGCGGATCGACTAGGAATGTTGTTAGTACAGGCGGCACTGAAACTGGTGATGTGACCTCAGTCGAGAATGCCAATCATTATCATGCTGTCAGTGGTACTTCGGCGAACAACTCTGCTGGTGCAAATCATGATCATTCTATGAGCGGTTCGTCCGCTGCTGGTTCCAGTCACAATCACACTATAAGCGGTTCGTCCGCTGCCGGGTCATCACACACACATTCAGACCCGACAACGGGCAATAATGCAGCCCCATCAACAACCGTACCGACCTTGAGTCCGTTTGGCGTAGCCAAATACATCATTAAAACATAGGGTTCAGCGAACCATAAGGAGAAACAAAGATGAGCTTTCCGGATGCATTAGACTTAGCTACAGCCTTAGAGTCTGGCAAAGCAACCAAGGAACAAGTTAATCTTGCGGCTGAACGGTTGCGGCAATTTTTTCAGCTAGCGAAAACGCAGGAAGCAAACGTGGAATCATTTAGAACGGCACGTGATACTGCCGTCTCAAATCTTGCTGAGCGTGAGGTGGTACTTGGTGAGATGATCCATACGGCTGCGAATACAATCAACCAAAAAGAACAAGAATTAATTGAAAAGACAAATCGATTATCCAACAAAGATGTTGAAATTCAGACCTTAACGCAATTGATGGCGGATAAGACGGCTGAATTATCCACGAAAGAATCTATGATAATCGTTAAGGAATCAGAATTAACCGTCGTTTCGCAAGAACTGACAGCGCTTAAAGCCAAGCCAGAAGTGATAAAAGTTTTAGATGAAGAAAAGGCGAAGCGAATAATAATGTTGAAAGCAGAATTGGCAGAATTAGAACCAAAAGAAGAACCAATTGGAGAAATAGAGAAATAAAAATTCTAGAAATCTTTGGTCTTTTCTTTTGCTTTTTTGGCGCTTGTTTTTACCGTTTTACATATTGGGCATGTCCATTCATCATAATCGTTTGGGTTGCGGGCATGTGTTGTCGTTTTCATGCATTTAGAACAATAATGATTCATTTTGGTCAACATCGGCAATGCCTCATATAACATTTGCAGTTTCATGTATGGTTTCTCCTTGAAGACATTTTGGCTTTACCGTTGTGCATCCAGTAATATTTTTGTCGTAAATATTAATATGGAGAGAGAAACGTTACAACCGATTGATAAGTTTAACCATTGTGCGTCAATTATTGAATTCTATGACGGCGTATTGATTGCTTATTATGCCGGTTCGAGGGAATGTAATGACGACCAACGAATAATCCTGACGTACAAGAACGTACATCAACCAAAAAAGAGATGGAAATGGTCTGATGCAATCAGTTTTGAAATTGGGACAGGGAATCCCATTTTGTTTAAACATGATAATGCAATCTACGTTGCTTATGCCAAATTTGAACGAGACTTTCCACAACGCGTGAAAAAATGGGCTTATTGTTCATTGTGGTGTCGTAAAATATCATTGAGCACGCAATTGGTCGTGGGTGATCCAATGCCCATGTTCAAACACCCGCAGATTGGTTTTCTGTTTAGGATTGCGCCGTTCTACCACGATGGTAGAACGTTTTTACCGATATATAGGGAAGAGAATTGTTATAGTGCCGTATATGAATGGTTAGGAGACAAATTAAAGCTAATCGGGCGGATTGGTTATGGTTGTAATTCGACCATGCAACCGTCATTATGGTATGATGGCACGGCATTTCACGCATTGTGCAGGAATTATCGTCCCAGCGTATATGGACCATACGCATGGCATTCAACGTCACCAAATCTGATAGATTGGTCACATCCTGAATTGGAAAAGACGTTAGACAACAATAACAATTCAATCGCCGTCATAAATGATGATAAGAAGGATCCATTGGTCATTTGGAACGTAGGGATGGATAGACGAGATCTCCGTTTAGGTAGGCTCAATGGGCACATGCGTGGCATAAGTTATGTGACGCTCAATTCTGACGATGGGTTGAGATATGGGTCTTATCCAAATTATTGCTTTGATAAATTCAATGGTCTTCATATGGTATGGACCGATATGATTGACGACAATTTATCGATCAGTTATATGTCATTGAATGAAAAGGAATATCGGCAATTAAGAAAATGAGGAGGGGGAAAATGCGCTTTAAACTTAAGGGCGTTGATAAGGTCTTTATTTCATGGACGACAACCACTTGGAATGGGGTCCAATATTACGAAGGTGTTGTAACTTGGCATAAGAAAATGCCTAAATCAGGCAAGAAAGAAGCGTTTGCTCTTTGTATGGGCAAACAAGTAATTACCGAAAAAGAACATTACATTGTTGAAAAGGACATAACGACACTTGCTTCTAAACCCTACTGGGAAAACCAAGGTAATTAGTTTTATTTTTCCGGTTCGATATCTGCCAATCTTGCATATTCTGCATCGTCATATTTCTCGCCTCTTGACATTAGATTATGTTTCAATTGTTCTGGCGTCCTAGATAACCACTCAAATTCAAATGAGGTATATCCAAATGGTCTTAACGTGCTTTCCAATAATTCGCGCCATCGTTTGTATCTAAAATGATATCCTTCCACTATTATGTCCTTTGATAGATTTAACGATAGGCAAGCATTTTGTAATATGAAACGCTCCAATGATTGCGTCAACAAATCATTGATTCTAGTTTGTTCATAATCTTTCAAACATTGATCGTCTTGGTTCAACGTACGCATCGTTTCACGTAATACGCCATCTAAAGACAAGGCATTGGTCGATCTAGTATGGGTCGTATAGGTTTTGCCAGATCCAGGGGGGCCTGAAATTATGGTTACTTGTTTCTCACTATCGCGGCGTTTTTTGCATACGAATAAATATCGTACGCCGTTCTTACCACCTTCATGTAATCCTTTGGGCAGTTGTGGTGGCGGCATGCGACAATGGATCATGGCATGGTCGAAATGTCGTCGTAACGTTTGTAAGCAGTAAGCCAGTGACGGTATGTTATTGTTGAATCCTTCTCTATAAGTCATCAATTCGGCGGTCAATGGGTTGCAAATTATTTCGAGATAATAATTTGCACTATCAATTTTGGCTAGGCGTTCAATGGCTTTATCAAATTTAACGTCTGCATCATTCACGCGACCTTGTATTAAATGATGTAATACTGCCAAACAAAACGTGATGTCGAATGCGTCCTTCTCATAGGGCTGTGTCGTCCAGAAATCAGATTGCATTATTAAGTGGTTTCTATGTTTCACATAATTTTGTAGTAAAAATCTGGTGGCCAATACTGCATTGATGTCACGGTCTATGCCGACAATCGAACTTGCCCCAAGCTGGGCGGCTCTACAGAGAAAATATCCGCTCGAACAACCAATATCTAGAACCCTCTTATTTCTGACGGACAATTCCGACCACGGCAATTCACGGTCGCGCAAAAGCGTGTCGGAATGACCCCTAATGATTGTTGAACCTATTTTGAACGTATGGTAATGGAACCCCGGCGTTTTCTTAATGTGTTCAATGATTTGTTGTTCGTCCATTTTCTATCTCCTTTTCATTATATATTTATAGAGCATTTTTCACCTTGGCTATTTCACTTCCAAATTTCCAATCATGTCTAATGACGTTTTCTTTTGTTCGGATTATTTTTAATGATTCAGTTTCGTTCATCAACACTCTATCAATCGTTCCACCATAACTTTCGTTTTTTCTTGTACGTTTAATTCTTGGATCGCAATTTCGTATCAACCAGTCTATTGATCGACAATTTATTATATAAGCATAAGTTCCCGCCTGTCCATTGATTTTCTGCCAATAATCACTCACATTACATTTAACGATAGTTGGTAATTTCGGATGATGATATAAGTATGCTATGTCGAAATCATCGGGTAGATTTTTAACATATTTATAAAAGATGTCGATGGAGTCACAACTGACATCATCTTCCAAGATCAAAACGTTTCCACCGTATCTTTTTGCTCGTTTAAAACATTCCAATTGTGCTAGTGCACAAGCAAAACTGTTGCGTTTTATGCCATCAGAGGCGTTTACGTTATGTGATTCGCCGCCAGATCCTTTATAAAACCATGACGGTACTTCGTCATTCCATATGATACCGGGCACTCTCTCAGATATAGAATTAAGCCCTAATTGTAGGAGTAGACGTTCGACGTTTAATTTCCTGTCGTGAGAACCATCTATATTTATATAAAAGACACGATTAATTTTGTATGGATAGATTTCAATCAATGAATGTGTCTGACTATAAAAATCAGACAGAGAATGTATTGGCTGAGTAATGACGACTTTATGTTCTACTTGACGACGACTTAGACTTGCATAATGTTTGTGTGGCAATTGTCTACTCAATGCGAGTTTATAACCAGATCCAATCAATTGTTTGCTCATATCGATATCGCAATGCAAATGTTTCCTACATTTTGTCCAATTGATTGATTTTAATGCGGCAGTTCGAAATAATGTTGCCGAATATGTTGCCCAATATACTAACCAAACAATCTTATCATTAATCACTAGTTTTCTTTCTGATTCTACGTTTTTGATCGTCGGTGACGTCGCCTTTCCGTATTCGTCGACGGCAAACAATTCGAGACTTGCAACGTTATTTGGCAATAATTTCATCAATTTTTCGGCTTCCAGCCTATTGAATAATACAGTGTCTTGCTCACATATCCAAACGAATTCGTCGTTGATCACATTAATCGTTTTTTCCAACAATAAATTCATTCTCGGTGGTTTACCCTCCGATAATTCGACAATTTCACCCATTGTCCTTAGCCATTCCTTATCTTCTATTGGTGCTGCATCTACAGCATATATGAAGTTTATGTCTCTATTACAATCATATGTCTCTTTGATGCATTTCTTAATCAATCGCCTATTTTCTGGCCAATCTTTCCTAATATAAATCGTCTTGATCATTGTAATGGTTCTTCGTTTTGGTCTAAACCCGCTCAAGATTGGCGCAAATTTATGCATCATTTACCTTTCGTGAAGGGAATGATTTGTGGGCCGATTTTATAAAAAATATCTTCTATGCCGAATCTGCCTTTTAATATATCATAATATTTATATATGTCGCGCCTATATTTAGAATAATCATTTTCAGTCTCATGTTTGTGGTCGATGATTACGTTATTCGTAAATGCAACTTTAACGTTTCCTCTTTCTTTTAAATTTAGAAATATATCAATATGCGATACGGTTTTCAGTTCTGGCATCCAACCTACATTGCGCATTAATTGCGTTTTAGCTATGAAAAAATTCATAATTATGTCATAATATTTAATACCGTTTATTTCAGCCACAGGGACATCTTTGTTGAGGATCAACATACCATTGTCGTATTCTGCCTGTATGTTATAGGAATGACCTATGACGAAACCACCTACTACATCCATCTTTTCGGTCGTAATTAACTTATAGAAATTTTCCAATACGGTTTCATCTATAAATATGAAATCATCATCACATAATATGAAATATGGTGTCTCTACTTTGCTCAATAAGAAATTTCTACCCGCACCCGCACCGACATAAAATGGGAGTTTCCAATATTTGATCGCATGACCAAAACCGTGATCATTGAATTCTTCGACTGTCATTCGATGTAATTCAGAATCATCTGCTATGAGTATGTGCATGTCCAAATAACGTTTTCTGACGGATTTTATAAGTCGTGCCAAACAAGTTGGTCGTTTGAATGTTTTGATTATTAGCGTTACTTCTTCGTTGAATTTAGTCATGCATTCAAGTTTCGGCATGATCAATTTATCAACTTCCCTTTTAGGGAATTTATGAGCCATTTTCATTCTCCTAATTATCTACATTTGATTCTAATAAGCGGGCGTGGCGTTGATTAATGAGGTAAAGAAGTGGTTGTGATGTCTTTAGGCAACAAGACGGAACGCACGGTTTCCCAATTTATTAAAGGACGTTTGTGCATTGCGTATTGAATCAATGGGGCACCAAAAGCAGCGTCATCGATATACAGATGTGCATAGGCTTTTGGGCTGGTGGTCCAATTTTGTTCTGGATTGCGTTGGATTCCAAACAATGGGATGTTCCGTTGTCGATACCATTTTATGGCATCTTGGAGTTGTTCACCATCCCGCATGGTCCAGAGGATTATTTTGTGTCCTTGTGCGACTAAATCACGCAACGTGTCAACCGCACCAGGCGCATCTGAACCGACATCTGGGAAACGGTGATCTACGACGGTCCCATCGAAATCGACCGCGATGATCATGATCTAGTCCATCTTTCGAACTTTGGGCATGAATGGTTGTAGTGGACGTTATGGTTATAATTGTTTCCAGATGCATCCTTGTTTGAACAACGACCTTGACTGCTTTCTGCGATCACCTCACCTGAACACATGTGTGATCGATCTTCTCGTTTGCCGCTCCAGTAAATGCAACACGCACAATGCTTGCCTGTAACGCTGCTGACGCTCATGTTCTTTCCCTCCCTTTTTATCGTTTCATGAGACGATGATTGCGATTCACCTTAAATGCTACCTATCCACCAGCATTGATGCCCATCTTATGCAAAAAATCTGTGTCAGATTGCTTAAACATGCGTTCCTCCCAACGTTCATTAACGTTATGAGGGCAATCCGTCAATTCTTTTTTTGAATCTTCATATGTTTGTCCTGATAAATAATTAAGAGGGGATTAAGAATGAAATCAGATACGTGGAATTAATCAAACGCAATAACCTTGATCTAAAATAGATTGAAGACAACGTATTGCCGTTGTTGGCTGACAACATGAGTAAAAGATGGGCGGTAGAGTTCCGTAAGATGGCACTTAAAGACGAAATCAATGAGGACGACGAAAACATGATCCTGAGGAGCATGACGTAACATGCTTTACGCCGCCGGTCGGAAAATACCTAAACGGTTGTTGGAACGACCGGAAACGAAGTCACTCATATTGTCCAACAGTATGATACCGAGATTTAAAAAATCAACACGAATGCGGGATGCAATATTTGTATGGATACCAAAGTGTGCTGGGACTAGCATTTATAGGTCATTAGGATTCACTAAACTTAAGCGACATAGACAATTCACCAAATTCAATAATTCAGGTCGCGTTACATTTGATCATGTCTCATTGTTGACATTACTCGAAAACAATTATGTGTCGAGACAATATTATAATAGGGCATTTAAATTTTGTTTTGTCAGGAATCCATGGGATAGAATAATTTCATTGTACCATTATCTGTGGCGTTACCACAAAACTGATTTTAAAAATTTTTGCTATCTCATAGATAAAGGCATAGATGACATTGGATTATATAATTCTAAAGGTTTTAGCCAGGCTAATCCGCAATACAAATGGATTTATGATGAAAACATGAAGTGTATAGTTGATTTTATTGGTCGTCATGAGATGTTGCAACACGATTTCGACACCATATGCAATAAGTTGAACATGCCATCTATTGAGTTATTAAGAGCAAATAGATCAAGACATAGGAAACCTTACCCAGATTATTATGACGATGAGACGAAAGAGATTGTGCGTAAGATCTATAAAAAGGACATTGAATTATTTGGATACGAATTCTAATGAACAATAAGATACCTAAACGATTGTTGGAACGACCGGAAACGAAGTCACTCATATTATCCAACAGTATGATACCGAGATTCAAAATCAAGATCAAAGAACCAAAACGTTCTAGGAGCGTTCGCGATCGTCATGTTGGTGGTTTTCATACGCACGGTGATCCGTCAACGTGGTATCCGGACATGTGGCAATGGTTTGTAAAGACACACAACATCAAAAACGTATTGGACGTTGGTTGTGGTGCCGGTTATGCGGCTGGATATTTTGCACATCTTGGTTGTAATGTAACGGCAATTGACGGTTCGAAAAAAGCGTTGAATTATAAAGTGTTCAACATTAAGATACACGATCTGGTTTATGGTCCATTCTTACAGAAAGACGTTGATTTAGTTTGGTGTTGTGAAGTGGTAGAACACATTAGAGAAGAGTATCTTGGGCATTTATTGGATACGATTTGTCAGGGCAAATGGTTGTTGATGACGCATGCCAGACCAGGCCAACCAGGGACGCATCACGTCAATTGTCAGCACGATGGTTACTGGATTGGAAAAATAGAAGAGAGGGGATGCAAATACGACGACGCCATTACGTCGTCGTGTAGAGACATGGCTGGTGGTTTCTTCAAAGAAAGCGGATTGGTGTTTAAATGCTTACAATAGCTGGTAGGAATCCACACAAGAAACTGATAATCCCTAAAAGAGAGATCAAACCGATCATCAAACAAGCATCGCAAGAAATCGAATTAAAACAAATACCAAGCGTGGTTGAGAAAAAGACAATTGCGATGATTAAATGTGTCTTTATTAGAGAAGATTGGCCGGAAAATAGGCGATTGATTAAGAAATGTATCAAGGAGACATATGAACAGAATAGAGACGTTAGAATAATATTTGCCGTAGATGCAGCACCAGTAGAGGACAAAGAATGGTTGAAAACGATGGGTGAGGTAATAGAATTATCAGAGGGTAAACCACCGAGGATGAATTTATTGTTGGAAAAAGCAATCAATATGGTTGATGATGAATATGTCTGGACATGTGAGCAAGATGTTATTATTAGTAAAAGCGAGAGATTGAAAGCAGAAGAATTAGTCAGAAAATTACGTGATGATGTTTATGCATTAGAGATAAGATCTGTTGATGAGAATGGGTGGCCGACTTATCCATTTAAAAGAAGAAGAACCATTGAGAATGAAAAAATTGGTGGTTATGTTGTATGGTTAGATAGCAAGCATACTACGTTTTCTAGTGTGATATGGAAGACTAAATTTATGAAATTGATCGACTGGAAAGGATGTAGAACGCATTTATATTGTGATGTTGATGTAAGTTTGCAATTGCGACAAAGAGAATATAAGAATGCATTATGTGGCGACATCAAGTATGTTCATTATCCAAGTTTAAGTCGTAGACGATTTGATCACAATGAATTGATGCAAATCGGCATAAAATATGGAACTGATAAGGCAATTGGTCATAATTATATAAAATATTATTATGAACTGTTTAAACATAAACGAAATGACGTCAAAAGGGTGGTTGAAATTGGTGTTCATAAAGGTGCGTCATTGAGAATGTGGCAAGAATATTTTCCAAATGCACAAATTTATGGCTTTGATATCAAAGATTATGGTGATTATTTTAATAAAACCGAAAAGAGAATCAAGACATATGTCGTTGATCAAACTGATTCAAAACGACTAAATGAGATTATGACAGAGATAGGAGAAGTTGATATAATTATAGATGATGGTTCGCATATTGACACTCACCAATTGATCAGTCTTAATGCATTATATAAATGGGTTAAACCTTTTGGATGTTATATAATCGAAGATATCAATCCAAAAGGTTATAATTATGGTGATAGATCAGAAAAGTTTATTGCATCATTTAATGATGATTTGATAGATAAAGATGTTGTATTAACGTTAAAACATAATAAAATTGAAGTTCATAATAATGAACCTGGTACATGCATGATAGCAATTTTCCATGTGCTCGTGAGGTGAAAATGGACACGAATGTTTTGAACTTTGTAAAAAAGTTGAATCTAAACGAAAACGAAAAGGTACTAGAAGTGGGGAGTTTAAACATCAATGGTACAGTACGTTCTGTCATTAAAAATAAAAACTATATTGGCATAGATGCCGTTGCTGGAAATGGCGTTGATGTCGTCATGGATTTATTTGATATTGATATAAAGTTTGAAGTTGGTAGTTTCGACATTGTTGTTTCTTGCGAATTACTAGAACATGTTGAGGATTGGTTTGGTGCCATACAAAAAATGTGGAAAATGTTAAGACCACAAGGACAGTTGGTTTTAACTACCCGTCGCCCTGGTTTTGGTTATCATGCTTATCCGAATGACTTTTGGCGGTTTACTACCTCTGATTTAAAAAAAGCATTTAAAAAGCAATATTGTCTAATTGAGGATCTTGATAATTTTGGGATTGGTTGTTTGGTAATCAAGACAACAGAATCAATTGATAATAATAAATTTTCAATTGATTCTTTCATAAAACCATATCCCTAATTCAACATTGTCCGATGTGATGGCTTTACCGATAAATTTGTTCGTTGTCTGATCTAATTGCATATTTCCATGCTTATAACCATTTTTCCAAGTGACTGTAAAAGATGTTTTGTCTATGCTAAGTATTCCGACATACCCATTTGAGTGTGAGACATTCATCGATTTGTTGATTGTGACTATTCCATCATTGCATTTCCACTTACCAATTATTTTAGTTATATCAATTTCATTTTTCTTAACATTTTCCACTTTTTTAGTGGTGGTTTCTTTCCCCGGATTGATTACGATCCTGCTTTCCAGTTCCAATAATTTCTTATAACCGTCTTGATCTTTGTGTCTGATTTCTTCTGCCACTCGTTTCAGTTCTTTCTTTGCTTCTTCTACCGTCTCGATTGCTCGCTTCATTGTGCCGTCCACTTTGTCGGCTTTGGCGATGATGTTTGCACATTTCTCCAGCATTATGACCTCTTCGCGGGTCGTGGATAGGCGTCGGTTTTTGTGGAGGGATTCTTGTGCCGCTTTTGCGTCGTCTAGGGCACCCACGTAATCTTGTTCATCCAGTCTGATTTGGGCACGGATTGTCAATGCTTCGGGGTCGTCCCCCTTCACTTTGATGGCGGCTTCGAGTAGTGCTTTAGCCGGTTCGAGTTGTTTCAGTTCGATCATCCTCTTGGCGGCGTCAACGGACGTCCGACAGATTTGCTCCGGCGTCTCACCAGCAAAACAACCAAAACAAGCAATTACCAATAGCATTGCAACCATTTTCATCATCGTTTTGTTCTCCTAAAAAGGGGGTCCAAACATTAACGCCTCGTTCACCGTATTTTTTTAACACGACGGTAACGACCGTCAAGAATTTCAATACCGTCATTGTCTTGGTATCATCGAGTTTTTCTGTGATTGACCGGTTTATCAAACATACAATGAACACAATCGTGTTTAGATAAATTAGACAAAGGAGAGGGGCATGAATCCAAGGAAAAATTGGTAAGACGTTTATAAATCCAATCGAAGAAGAATTAATGTGATGGTTTGTGGTCAGTTTTTTCGTCTGGCATTTCACATGCATCCAGGAGTAAATGAACTACTCTCATGACTTCTGGGTTTGGTTCTGATTGTGACATACGTCGTTTGTGCCATGTCCAAATAATGTCTCCCTTAAAAACGCTGAACCAAACATAAAAGTTTGTTATTCCTCTACCTGGCTGTAATGTGAACCAATATTTAAACCAAACGATTGGTCCTTTAAAGAATGATGGTCTAAAGATTCCATTTTGTTCGAACCATGCTTTACTTTCTGCTTTCTTAATCTTCCTATGTTTCCACCATTTAATAGGTTCAACCAGCAACGCTGGTTCATCTGATAGACAATGATGTTTAACGGCCTCTCTGATCTCGTCGTTGGTCATTTTGCATTCTCCTCTGGTTTTCTATATTCTTTTGGATTGAGCCGTCAATTATCCATTATAATGTTTTAATGTCGAATATTTAGAAAGGCGTCTGCTTCAATCCGTTGGTTTTTATCCGACAACCAATGATTTTTGGCTCTAACGTCATCGGTCACTACGTTTAATTGTGATGCCAATTTTTCTTTGGTCCATCCTGACGGTAGATCACCGCCAAAACCTATTGCCCATTTTTGTGGGCCGACGTTCAACACTCTACCACGTGGATAAGCCATCCATAATTTCTTAAAATCGTCAGTTGCCGTCTTTTTAAATGAGTTGGCGACGATGTCGGCAGCAGCGTTGCGCCATAACGTTGCATGTGAGTTACATTTGAAATATTCTTCTTCAAAGAATATCACCCGCCAGTCATGTTTATCCGGCACAATCCAGAACAATGCTTCTACTGCTCTAGCTTCCATGATCGTCGCCAAATACGTCATCCTTATGCCGCGTCTGGCGCGTTCATTCGACGTCGGTATGTCGTCATATAATTCTTTCAATTCAGTTGGAAGTAATTTTGGGTCAATGTCGTCATATAACGTGTCGATTTTGGTCGTTTCAGTGATTTTTACCTTATTTGGATCAATGCTGCCATTCTCATTTAAGACGTCATCATATAATGATTCCAATTTCATGTTTCCTCTGTTCACCTAATCAGTTAGGTCTTTGGATGGGCTTGATATAATCTCGTCATATAATTGTAATTGTTTTGGCGCAAGACGATATTTTGATAAATCTAATGCACCAACGCTTTTAAAGATACGTTCAATACCGGCTAGGTCACTCCTCCTAGCTGAAATCAACTTCATTGCCGTTAATCCTGCCGCTGATGCTACGGGAATGCCGTTTTCTGTTGTTGCCTCGGCAAAAACTTGTGTGACGACATGCTCAGGGATTTTAATGAATGCGGCAGTCAACACTTCGACTTCGACGTTTGTAATGCGATGCTCAAATGAATGTCTTCGGTGATGTTTAAACGTCTTTAATGTGTCGTGCATCAGATCTATCGCCGATTCATTCATAACTAGAACGTCTATGTCTTGGGTTCCGGTCGGTATGGCTCGATGTCCGACTGCTAGCCCACCGACGAGGACCCATGGCGTTGACGTGCCTATTTCATTGGCGAAATCTTGCAATGTTCGTTTGAGAACGTTGGCACCATCTTCGGTGAGCGATCTTACCGTATCGGCAATTCCAAGTGATTCATATAATGTGCGCATTCTCATGGTCATATTCCCCTTAAGTTAAACACATTTATTGATACGTAATTGGTCCGATGATTTGTTGGATTTGTTCTTTGTCTGATTCACTCATTTTTTCGTGATCGACCACTTCAATTTTGACTTTATTTTCCAACGCCAATCTCGTGAGATCGAATCTGCCGATGATTTTCTTTAATTCCGATTCTTTAGACAACGACGATGGGAAATCATCACCGTGATAAATGGTGAAATTTCCCGTTGGTCGTCCTAGCGCCAAGTCTTTTACGTCAATGCGTCCACGAGGCATGCCATAGGCGACGTCTTTGAGTCTTTCCGTCTGGTCGTCGTCCAATCCATGATGCTTCGCTACGTCTTCCGCCAATACGGCATTCCACACTTCATAATGTGACCAATTCTTGTCCTCCGTCAACGGCATGGTCCACAATTTCCAGTGTGGTTTGAGCCACAAATAATACCAAATGCCGATTTTGGGCGTAGAATCTTCCTTGATTCCAAACGTCCGTTCAAGTTTTTCATGTAGGTTCATCGTTCACCATCCTTGAGCGACGTCGAATGCCAGAGCAAGATGTTCATCGTCATTGGCACCGAAGATTTTGGTGACATCCTCAATTAAGCCGTTCTTCAACAGGTTTTCTATGGCGATCTTGACGAATTCTCGCTTACGCAACAATTCATTTACATCTTCCCAGAAGATTACGTCACCGTCCAGTTTCCTTTTAACGATTCCACGGACGACGTAATCATCCGTGGGTTTGGGGTCGTCAATAGATTTAGACAAACCGGCGGCATACAAAAGTGCACTATGGCTTATAGAACCTAAATTGATCGGCTCGTCAGTCTTAATCATGGTGGCGTCAAGATAGATGCCCTTTTTGGTTACGCCGAAGGCGACGTCGTTAACGTCGTGGTGGTCGGACGGTATGAATGCTTCGGACAGAATGTTTCTAGAACGTCGTAATTTTTTGACGTTTACATATGATTCATAACACTTTTCCGGATTTCTGGCTATCAGACACCCATTGAGCATCCGTGAAATCTTCATTAGATTCCTAAAAAATCATCAGCAATTTTGCGGCTTTGTGTGTTAGCCGTCCAATGACTGCCGTATTCAAACGATGAGTTCGCTGTACCGACGCCGAGACTCGACATCAATTTTGTTTCATTCCAACCCGCTGGATAGTCTTTACCAAATCCTATCCACCACTTGTTGAATTCATTGGGAATGCTAACCAACCTACCTCTTGGGTAAGCATTATATAATTCCAGAAATTCATCCGTCGGTTCTTTCCCAAATGACGTTGCGACTAGCCTTCCGGCATGCGCCCTCCACAGTGCCTTATGTTCCTGATACAAGGAGAAATGATTTCTGGAGAAGAATATCGTCCGCCAGGCACCTTTCCCATCCGGCACGACCCAAAACAATCCATCGGTCGCTTTTTCCTCAAAGAGGACGGCGTACGTTCTGCGGAACGATTGCTGGTCTTCAGTCTTCATCTTATCGTGTAAACGCTTAAGTTCTTCTGGCAACAATGATGGATGTACGTCATATGTGTCTTCTAATGTAGAACCTTTGACGCCATCGACATGTGGTGCACCCAATTTCGTCGGATCAACGTGTCCATTCTCGTCGAGGAATTTGTCATACAATGAGTCGAGTTTCATGGGCTTGTCTCCTTTTCTGTTTTAGTTTATGTTTGTGAAATGACTTGTCAATTATCAAATCATTGGGCCAGTTTGCACGTCAGTCTTATACTCTTGAATGTCAAAATATTCAAATAATGTCCCTTCACTTATTTCCCACTCCGCTGTGTTGCAATCGGGCACGTGTGCGTGTCTTGGATATAATGGTCGTAGAACATAAACGTTTATGTCTGCGATGCCTTTTTCTGCTGGCGTAATCTTAGTCTGGTTGGTTATACCAATAAATCTATTGACTACAAACCATCGTGATCCAATTAATTCATTCCATCTAAGATATACGTTCTTCATAACTAATACTGAACCTACATCGAGATGATTTAGGTTCTCATATGTCGGTTCTTTCATTTCATAAATTGGTGTCGGTGGGCATTGGCTCATGTTTATATCTCATCTGCGATTTTGTCAATGTCCGTCTTGTCTCTGTCTCGTTTCCCTTCTTCGTTTTTCTCGATTTCTCTCATCCCTGTCTCATCCGTCTCTTCTGTTTCCTCTGTTTCCTCTGCTTCTGTTCCCATCTTTTCTTCTGCTTCTTTTTCGCCTTTGGCTAGAAGTTCGGTTTCATCATCTTCGTACATTCTAAGCAATTTTTGGAATTCGCCGACGTGTACTTGTTCTTCATTGGCTACATCCTTCATAATCTTTTTGACATTCTCATCGTCGACATATTCGGCGATGGTGTCATAGATGTGTATGGCTTCCTGCTCAGCGCACAATGACAGTCTCAGGGCACTTATTAATTCTTGTTTGGTGATTACGTCGCCCGGTTTCTTGTGTTTGAATGGGTTTACGAAATCCATGTCATTCTCCTATTTCGATGGGTTTGTGCACTGATGCGGTCATCTTCAATGGTACATACATTCTATTGATGACGTCGTCATGTATGCGTCGCAATACGCGCAATATGTGGGACTTAGATGAATTTTCAGCGGGTGAATCTTTTATTGATTTAATTATTTTCATATATTCATTTTCTATTCTGTCATGTATGTCTTCATAATTATACTCTTCGCGTAGATTTGCGCCAATTTCACCATTCAATTTGGTTAATATTTCTTTAACGATTGGTGCAACTTCACGATGGATTTTAGCCAGCTCTATTAATTCCTCGCCGAATCTTTTGGCTGATGCCCTATATAATTCAAGCGACTCCCTACCTATGCTTATCGGGGCCAATCTTCTTGAAATTGCTTCATTTAGTCTTTTTTCAAAGTTAGTCATATCTTATTTTTGATGATGGTGAATTCGTCATAAATGCATTTTTGTAGACTATACAACGTATTTGGTTTGTCTTCGATTTCATCAAAATTGAAGTCAATGACCCCAGTTCCACTAGATGATTCAATTTGGCGTGGTCTACCGTCTATGGTGTCTTGATCGATTTTCTGTTTTGGCGTTAGACCATGTTTTTTTCTAAAATCCTGTTCGACGTTGAGTCTGCGCATTTCCAACCAAATCAGTTGCAATTCATCTTCAGATATGGTCTCAAGTTCTTTCATACGTTGTCTTATTGCATCAACCCGTGCTGAATGAACGTACTTTTGTGAATCAAGCAATTCTTTGTTGATGAATTTCGACCAATGTTCGACAATCTCTTTCCCTGCCGGTGGTTTAAATTTAAACAATGACGACGTCTTTCGAAGACGAATGTCATTTCTTTCTCGCATGTGTTCAAAATTGATTATTGACCAGAGGGCGGTGACTGCAATCCTGGCTTCCGCCTCATCTACATCGCCTTTTTGCCATGATGCAATCGTTTTGGCATTGAAATCAATTAAATATTCATTTATCGGATCTAATTTATGGCACGTCCTAATTTCGGCGATCTCAGCCATTAAAATTGGATAGTCATTCAAATCAAGCATGAGCCAATCTCCTGCTGCGTTTTATCGATTGGCTGATGTTTGTCAATGTTAATTTTTGTTTTTTAGTGCGTTTCTGATGGCATTCCCAAGCTGCATTTTAGCCAGTCCGGCGTGTCGTTTGGCGATTTCGTCAGCGTTGGTTACACCCAATTCTTTAGCCCATTTATGAATTGCCGCCAAATCCATTCCCTTTAATTTGAGAGATAATTCGTCTTGCACTTTTTTCGGTTTGACTTTCTGCAATACCTGAGGTGCTTCTTTCGAAACAATGACGTTTTCGGGCATTGGTTTAGTCTCGGTGATGATTTCCTTATTTTGAGTCACTTTCTTCTCCTTCTCTTTTTTGGCGCTGGTGATTGTGCTGACTTGGCACAATGCAATTGCTCTCTCACGTTCAATCCTTACTTTTGTCGGTTCTTTCCCACCATCGCTCTTCCAGAGATGTTCAGCATCACGTGCCATTAACGTATATGCTATGGCCATCTCTAAATGTTTCCTATTTGACGACAATGGCTTCCCATTTAAATACTTCTCATATAATAAGGGTAAGGCTTCCATTTTCAACAATCGCAATTCATGGAGTACTTTCTGTATTCTGTTCATGTCGGTTATTGGCTGATCAAACACTGCAAACTTGTCCATTACTTGTGTCCTTTCAGAAATCGTATCGTTCATTCTATCTCTTTCTTTTCGTCTTTGGGTCTCTTTTGGTATCATCTTCATGTAAAAATACGTTCATCATTTGTTCCGTAAAATATATAACAAAGGAGGAACAAAATCATGGCGCAATTAATCCCGACGTGGCTCATTCGTAACGTTAGTAACGGTAGTCTCACGGTGAAAGCAAATCCCGATTTGACATCACCAGTCTACCCTTCTTCGGCAAGTCTGGTAACGATCAAACCACAGACCAATGTGGAAATTGAACGAAGCCGTCTTGAAGAGGAGCAGATTCTCAATCTGCGACGAAAAAATTTAATCACGATGACGCCGCTCGTCAAATCAATCGAGTCTGGCACTGAATAATGAACCTGTCGGACAGGCTTCATCATTTATTTGAGGTGGTTGACCCAAACGACATCAATAATCGCATTGATGTATTGTTAAAGGCCATAGATCAATCCAAACCCAATTACATAAAGCATATCGATAGCGTAGTTGGGACAATGAATGATTATTTGCGTGGGAAGGTCGATAGTGCGCCTGAAACCATAAAATCCATAAAATCTTCACCAGAGGCTCCGAAAGACGACCCAAAACGTAGAAAAATCAATAAGGATAAGGTTGCAGCGATTTTATTACGTACTGGTGAAGCTCCGGATATGACAACTGCGATCAGCCAAGCCGAAAAAATGAGTAATTGGACGGATGCACAATGGGACGCATGGCATCAACAAGAATCAACATGTCGTCACGTCATTCCGTTGCTTGAAGCACGTGGATTGATTACGCTTAATGCAATCGCGATGCGTGCCCGCATTGCAGCGAATGACGTTGCAAACTCAATAAAGGCTGGCGAATTATTTCATAAACTTAAATCATTGTTGTCTGAGGGGTATTACATCGATGGTGGCAGGACGTTGTTAGAAGACATACACATTGATGATTTATATCAATCCATATCGAATTTAGATTTAGCGACGGCTTATGAAAAGTTCAAAGATGAATTGATTTATATGAAAAAGAAATGGTCTAACGTTGACGACATAAACGTATTGGCCGATAAATTAAGAGAAGTTCGGATGCAATCGCCAATCAACAAACGAGTGGCATACGATCTCGTTGATAAACTCAGGAAACAATATGTGGATTTGACGTTGCATTTCAAAATAATAGAATCGTTATCTAAGAAGATCGTTAAATGGTTGAAAATCAATAACGCGGACGCTCGTGCTACGGCATCCCAAGTAGAGGCCATTATCAATAAGATCAACAAGACCGAGAAGAAGACGGAAGAACCAGAAACGCCAGAAACGCCTGCAAAGGCAGAAACACCAGCGCCGAAGGATCGTGAAGTTGAATTGGCCAATAAACTTCGACAATTTGGCGTCAAGCAGGATCAAACATTCAGACAATCTGCCATAAAACAGGCGATTGCAGCTGGTGCAAAAACTGATGATGAGATAATCGATAAAGCGATTGATCTATATAGAGGACACAAAATTAGGATTGACGATCCGCACGCTGAACTCAGAAAGAAACTACGCTCATATTAAAAGGTTATTGATTTGACTTTGGCAACGTCCATGGCCGTGTCTATTTCACCATGTCTTTTGACCATCCTTTTCAATTCCTTCATGAATTTTATGTAATGATAACGTTCCAGCAATTTGAAGGTTACGTTATCCGGCAACGAGTTCTTAGATCCATATTCCCGAATCTCTTCTGGCGACATGTCTCTTTCAAACGCATTGTCACGTAGGTCGCTGAGATGGTTGTATTGTGATATGAGTACTTCTACCGAATCGTTGATTTCTTTCAATTTTTCGTTTATTCTGTTTTCAAGATCGGCAATGTCTTCGTCTTTCAATCTATTGAAAATGTCATAATCGATGATGTCCCGTTTCAATTCAGCTTTAGTCAAATCAATTTTTTCAACTTCATCATGGAATCGTTGCATGTAATCATCCAAATCAATTTCGATGTCATACGGTCCTAAAATCATTTCATCGTTGCGCAAATCATATAAACCATCGGCACGAGATCGGTCATATTCACCGCGCACCACATAGAATTGCAATGGATGATCGGTCCCTATAGCTGACGTTTCCTTGTCATGATATTCTTTTAGATAATTTTTAATTCTCTCATAGTCGACATCAGACATTTCCGGTGCCGTTTCCATTAGGATGTCTATGTCGGTGTCGTCCAACCATTGATAACTTAATATGCTGCCTTTGACATATATGTTCCCGATTGACAATCCAGTTTCTCTGCTTATGTGGTCAATTATATCTAGAATCTGTTTACGTATCTCAGGCTTCATGACATGCATGTCATTGAATACCATTGGGTCTAGCGAACTTCTGGTTGGATCAATTATTGATTCAGTCAGCATTTGTTTCTCCCATATGATATGTTTGTCTCACACAAAAATACGTCTACGATGGCAATGGTCTAATTTTAAGGAGAATCGCGATGAAACTTGGTCGTAACGAAGTTGGAATCGTCTTGTTTGTAGCGAATGGAAAGAAAGCAATGACGATAACCGCAAAACGACCAATTAAAAATCCTAAAGTGGAGATGCAATCGCGAGAAGAGAAATTGAAGAATCTACAAAATAAATAAAGAAGTGATTTGAGTCCTCCCATTTGATGTGGTGGAAACGAACATGGATTATGTCGATCGTCTTAAGTCACTTTCACATCAAGTGGAATCTGACGTAAGCGGTGTCACAATGGACGACGGAGTGAAAGTCACCGTTAAATGTTCATGTGGTCAGAGAAATGAAATTGGCGCAAGATCATTGATCAGACGGTGGGCACACAAAGGGCAATATCTCTGTAAATCATGTTCAGTTAAGACATACGTTAACGATCCAAATAGAATTAAACGAGCGGTACAATCGTTTAAAGAATCAATGACTGATGAACGAAAAAAGAAAATGTCCGACGGTGTGTGTAATGCATGGAAAAATGATGATTATCGTGAGAAGATCTCAAAAGCGACGACACGAGACAACATAACTAATCCGTTGAAGAAAATTGCCAGAGAAAAAGCATTAAAGGCATTATTAGTTAAAAGACCAAACCATATGGCTGAGATACGACAATTGAATCAAAAAACAAGCAAAATACAGAAAATGTTATATGAAATGTTAGATGAACTTGGTGTCCAACATTTTAAAGATGATTCTAATGAATGTCGTATTGGTTATTTCGTATTTGATTGTAGAATAGACCCACATGACAGAGTAAAGCTGAGAAAGTCGTTATTAATAGAAGTACAAGGAGATTATTGGCATTCTTTACCAAGAGTAGCATGTAAAGATGCATCAAAATCAACGTATATCAGTAGATATTTTGATCAATTTGATCTTAAATATATATGGGAACACGAATTTTACTCGAAAGGCAGAGTGATGTCATTGTTGCGGCATTGGTTGGGAATTGACGAATTTAATCAGATCAATTTCGAATTTAATGACATATTAATGAAAGAAATTTCAATTGATGATGCTGAGAATTTCATATCGAAATTTCATTATGCTGGTAAACTTGGTAGGGGTGGCACTAAATTTGGATGTTATTTAAACGATAAATTGATTGCAGTGTGTGTTTTCTCACAATTACTCAGAAAAGAGACTGCAGAATTACAGGGACATAAGCAGAATGAAATGCTTGAACTTTCCCGCTTTTGTATTCATCCATCATATCAGAAGAAGAACTTTGCTTCATGGTTTATTTCTAGGGCTACGAAGAAAATCATAGAAATTAGACCAGAAATCAAAAGGCTTGTCTCATTTTCTGATTCGACATATAATCATGTTGGGACAATTTATAAAGCTTCAAATTGGATGTTTGATGGATTAGTGAAACCTAGTTATTGGTATGTTGATAAAGATGGATATGTTGCTCATAAGAAATCAATTTGGGATCATGCAAGCAAGATGAATATGAGCGAATCAGAATATTGTATTAAATTTGGATTTGTTAAAGTATGTGGCAAAGAAAAGAATAGATATATTTATGTAATCAAACCATAAAGTAGGACCGACAATAGCTTTCAAGGAGAAAGATGATGCCAACAATTAATCCAAATTTGATTCCGACCATTGAACCCGGTCAGATTTTTAGTAGATTTACTTCAGATACTACGCTCAACGTTCGGTGGCTTGAGGCAGTTGACCCGGTATATTTCGACATATACAATCGACCAATTGCCGATACGGTAGTGAGACAATTGATATTGGCCAAAGCGTTGGACATTCTTAGCGTTCGTCTTGCTTTTATGGCTCATTTTCCATTTCTAATCGTTCCAACGATATCTGGGTCGACCATCCATGAATTGCCCTCCAATTGGATTTGGGACATGCATGCTTCGATCCCTGCCAAATGGAAAATGTTGCGATTGGCAAAAATCAAACGAATTAGTGGACACAACCCAAGCGGGACTGATGCGACATATACCGGCAAAATAGAATTCATCTTTACTGCATCTACGTCTACGTCGGTAGTGGAAACGGCGTTGTTTAAAGTCACTTATCAAATCGACAGCAATCTGACTTATCAAATCGTAGAAATTACCAATGTGATTGCTGGCGAAGAACCAATAGTCATTGATCCCGCTGAAGCGGACACTCTGGCTGGATATGTGATGTTCAGGACGTTGGATCTTACCAGCACAGCAGTAACTAATTTCTTCGATTTCATAGCACCGCCAGTCGGTTCGGAAGGCACTGAATACCCAGTGCCTACGACGTATGAATTGGATGACTCACCGGCGGGCACTGACGTTAGCAGTGATTTCGGTCCGACGGCCATCTCACACGGTACCGGTCTGTTGGTTGCATCTGCCTACAACATGATTCCAGCGCTCGATTCAGATGCCAACGTTTGGTTGAGCGCATTCAATTATCCATTCGGATTGGTTGCATCACGGCAATCTACGTCACCAATATTGGTGACCATACCGAAGGCATTGTTTGCAGAATTTGACATAGCAGTTCCTGCCGGTGACGGCCCATTGGCTGATACGACCGGTCTAATGTTCCCAGTCTGGATTTCTCGAATCGAACGGGTGTCGTCTGGCAAATGTACGGCTTATTTTGCTACGCACAACGTTACCGATGACATGCCGTCCACGCAGCCAGTTGAATTTGCTACGCTCACATTAGAGAGCACGTTCCTCTCCGGTCGGATAATTCCCATAGTGCCACTTGACGATTTGTTCGAAAAATCTGGATCTGATTCATTATTGTGGCAACAACATTTTGGTCGGGGACATGTCGTATTGTCAGCGAAATGGGCAGTTGGAAATACCGAAATTTCTGATTTCTTTGCTGCATTGGACACGATCCTTGACGCACCAGCAGACTTGTTGTTTGACCAAAGTGCGACCAGAGTTGGATCTTTTGGTCTATCACGCGTCCCAAAATATGTCCCAACAATCGGCCAAGCACAAGCATTGCGTGGAAGTGCCGCACGTAGAGAAGTACCAGTGAATCCTGATGATAACAATCGTTACGTCACTGAACAAGATCAGGGTCTTGGCGATAAATATGATTTTCAAACTTGCGAGAATCTAGACGTTGCCAAGCGGACGAATGCCGACATCGATCGTTATGGTTATAAAGGTGGATTGGTCAGTCGATTCGTTACACTGATCGTAAATGAATGCGGCACCAGTCACAATTATGACGATGACATCTTACCAAGATTGAAGTGCTTATTGGGTAGAGACGTGATATTCGGCGACAGATGGTATGACGGAACTCGCGTTAAGACATACGTCATCGACGCCAATAATCAGGGCGTTTGGATAGGCTAACGACAGTATTTCTTTCTTTTTCCTTCATTTGAGGACGAACCAATGAGTCCAGACCAACCATCAACAATGAGAAAACATGACGAAAAAGGACCCAATGTTCAGCGACATCTTGTAACTAATTTAAAGATGACCGATGGATTGTTGAAGAAGATCATCGATGAATATGTTAATAAAGATGTCTCGATTACTGATTTGTCAAGGAAATACGACGTTGATAAGAAGACGATTTCCAGATGGTTCCGTAAATCAGACGTGGCATTGAAGCCAAATAAGAAGCATGAATCAATTAAAGTAGAGCGGGTGAAATGGCATACAAAAGAGGAAAGAGATGAAGAAATATTGAGGCAATACAATGGAACTGATCGTGGGTGTAACGTAATAGCAAGATCATTGGGCATCGGTAAGAGGACCGTATTTCGCGTCTTAGACGATCACAACGTTGCAAGACACAAGAAGCACCAAACGGTGATTGATTTAGAAGCCTTAAAAAAGGAATATGAGGACGGTTGTGGCGTCGTTGAATTGGCAAGGAAGTACGATACGACGTCACGAACCATACACGATAGATTGACTAAAATTGGGTGCATTTTGCGGACGTCGGCTGATACGAACAGTGCCATACCGATCAATCTTCAAGACGACGTAATTAAATGGTATGTTGATGAAGATCACAGCACATATGACGTTGCGAAGAGGCTCAAGAATTACAACGTTGATGTCCATCCAAACAGCATACAAAAGTTTATTAATCGCAGAGGATTGATGCGGCATGGACAGGAGATGAGAAATCACGTTGCTCGTAAACAGAAAAACAAGAATCACAGGACGAAAGTTGAAGCGATCGTCGAACAAGCAATCAAAGAGTTAGAAATTAAATATGATTGGCAACATCCCATCGACGGTTGGACATATGATTTTAGTTGTGGTGACGTGCTGATAGAAGCAAACGGTGATTATTGGCATTCATTGCCTGGTCGAAGACAGAGGGATGCAAAGAAATTCAACGTTGCGCGTGAACATAATAAGAAGGTGTGTTATGTGTGGGAACACGAAGCGAATGCAAATGTGGAATTGATTAAGAATAGATTAAAACATGCATTGACTGATAAACCAACGTTTGATTTTAGGGCGTGTACCGTTAAAGCAGTTGATTTTAAAGACGTTGAGGCATTTCTTGATCGACATCATTATCAAGGTTCAGGGCGCAACGGCACTACTTGCGTTGGATGTTATAACGGCGATGAACTTGTTGCCGTCGTTACGTTCGGCAGCGTCGTCAGATTGGAAATGGCAGAAAAACAAAGCATGGCGACCAATGAGATTAGGGAATTGATGAGACTTTGTATTAGACCGGACGTACAAAGCAGGAATTTTGCCACATGGTTGTTGGCTAGATCACGCAGAGTCCTCCGAGAAATGGAACCAAACGTTGAATTATTGATATCGTTTGCCGATCCAAATTTTGGCCATGTCGGCACGATCTATAAGGCCGACAATTGGCGTTTTGATGGTGAAACGTCATCGAGTTATTGGTACGTTGATCCTCGTTCCACAATCATCCATAAGAAGACCGTGTGGAATAGGGCGATGAGGAGCGGCATTACGGAGAAAGAACAAATAAAACGTGATCATCTGATTAAGGTCGAGGCAAGACCCAAATATCGATTCATTCGTAAACCCTAATGTTTCCACAAACATACATTGAAATGCGATTGCACGATCTTCATCGCCCTCATCATTATCTCTTCGTGTACGGCACGTTGATGGATCCAGCCGTTCGTCTGAGCGTTTTTGGGCGTAATCCACAGAGCATTGTCGACGTCCTCAATGGTTATCGAAAGCGGATTGTTGGTTCTTATCCCGACATTGTACTTGACTCCAGAGGAACCGTTTCTGGGCGCGTTCTCTGCATCACCGACGATGAATTGCGGACTGCCGATGGATGGGAGGAACGATATGTGCGGAAGCCAGTCACGCTGGAGAGTGGCCGGATCGCCTGGTCATATTTTATGAAAACATTCTAGAATTGTATTTAAATGATAAGGAGGAACATTTTATGGACATGCACTGCATTGTCTGTGGTACTGAACTTAAGCCATGCTTTGATGGCATGCCTATTCCCCCGTTAGGGGCTACGGTTTTTCATGCTTATGGGAACTATGGATCGGAGGTTTTCGATCGCATGTCATTCCATGACAATGACACATATTTGGAAATTTGCATATGTGATGCTTGTTTAAGGCGTAAGGCAGAACTCGTCATATATTGTGAGAGAAAGGTGACGAAGGAAGTGAAAGAGCGTCCGTTCGGTGCCGTCCTTGCAGAAAGAATAATGCCTTGACGTTAGAAGTAAGGATATCCTTCTAGACGAGCAATCTCGTCTTTATACATTCTCTCAGTTATCCTCGCTTTGAGATTTATGCTTGGATCACAAAGAATTCTAAAAACATCCAGTCGCATTTGTCTATCAGGATTTATCGATCGATGGGTAAGAAATTTATTGGTACAAATGTATTCGTTGTAATTGTTTTGGAATTTCGTCATATATCCATTGATGAAACCATAGGAACCTGGCCCTAAGCCGATCATTTCATTCGCGGCGATCAAGTTTTCATTGTAAACATTGACATATTTGTTAGTAAAGAAACCAAACAATCCCTCCACAAAATTATGATTTTGCAACAATTCTTTACAATGAAGATATGTTTCCCATGCCGCATTTTTGTCGATGGAATGTGTCTTACTGTCATATCGATATAACGTAATGCTTTGAAAACCATAATCAATGATTCTTTTTAGATCATCATCGGTCGGTGAGATGGAAGTCTTGATGGCATAAATGAAGTCTATGTTGACGGCTTTGAATTTGTGTCTCACCAAATTGAGCGCTGCCAACGATTCTTCTGCGGCTCGTTTGTTGTGTCTAGTACCAATGATTTTTAAAGTCTTATCGTCGAGCGATTGCAACCCAACGGAAACTCTAGTGATTCCAGATAGATCATTAAGATATTGTCGCGTATAATCTAGTGGATTACCTTCGAGAGTAATTTCACAATCATCGATTAAATTGAAGCGTTTTCTAATTGCATCCAATAACCGACGTATCTGCTTAATGCTTAGCAATGATGCCGTGCCGCCACCAAAATAAACGGCAGTGCATTTGGCCGTTTGAAATCTCTGTGGAGCATGATTTATTCTTTCAACGATTATGTCGACATACCTTTCCAATTCTAATCCGAGCGAACTTTCAACTACGGCATGCTTAAAAAATGGACATGAACGACATTTGCCGACACAAAATGGGATCGAGACATAAATTGAAAAAACGTCGTTGTATCTACCATCAAGATTTAAACAATCGCATTCTTCATTCGGCATCACAGGCGGTACGAGAAACGTATTCAAGTTGCGCCTCCTCTAAGGTAGACAATTACAGAAATGATTTACCTTGTTTAATCGTTGTAGAACTGCAGTGGTTTCCTTGCACAATCCCCAAGCAATTCCTGCGTCGGTGAGCAATTTGCCCAATTTTTCGTAGATTTCCATGCGCAGATCTGGGTTGATGCGGAGTGCCTTATCATCACCGTCGCGAACCATGAGGTGCCCGACCGTCATAAACGGATTGGCTGTCTCGACAGCATGCCCTCTGGAAGCATATGACGGTAAATTGCCTTGAGCACGCAATGTGCGCAGCGTTACGAAATCCGGTTTGATGGCAATTATGTCTTGAACGGTTTGGACGTACATCGTTTCCCATCCCTCGATGGGAATGATGGGGTCGAGCCTGATTCGTACGTTGTAACCAGCCGTCTTGGCTCTGGCTGCTGCCGCCAATCTTGCTGTGCTGGATGGAGCGAGATGCTCATACGTTGCGCTGATTTGAGCGGCGTTGATGGACCAACCTAGACGTAAATTGGGATGCACCGGAATTTCATCCGGCCAAGAATCTCCCTTGGTCAGAAAGGAGAGGACATGCTTGTTTTGAGCGGTGAAAAGTGGAATTACATGTGACAGATAAGCAGTGCTGACTGCGAAACTGTCAGCTAGTTCACCAGTGTTGAGCAACGACGGTTTCTCCGTCTTCTGTAACCAATCATCTACCTCTTTTTGCATCACGTCTAGGTTATCATACCAACGTGGTGACGTATTGCCGCGCAATGTGTTTTGGAGAAAGCAATATGAGCACCGATAAGGGCAACCTACGGCATGGTGTAGAATGTAGAATTGTGGACAATAGACGTTTCCCGGCATCCTTTCAAACAATGAGATGAATTTATAACCGAGTTCAGATTTGCCCGTCCGTTTCTTGTGTGGGTTTTCCATTCTGTGTTCTCCTTTGGTTTGGGTGACTCGTTCAACGTTGGGTGACTCGTTCAACATTTTATGAATGGTTCATTCTTCGTCAATACTTGACCGCCGTGCAAATCTCGATAATGAACATATGGGAGGACCAAAAATGTTTGAGCGACGATTAGATGAAGCATTAAATCTGTTGGAATCATTAGCAAGCAGATTCAACGCCGTTAGGTCCGATTTAAATGCACTCGTCGATTATGTCGTCGTCGGTGGTGCTGCCGTCACGCAATATGGTTGGTCGAGATTGACGCAGGACATTGACGTGTTGATGGACCGTAAGGATTATGATACGCTTAATGTGGACGTTTTTGAGAAACGTCCATCAGAGAATAAGGCATTTGGTTTGCTGCATCATAAACCAACTGGAATGAAGATTGACGTCTTATTTGGTGGTGAGGGGAAATTCCCAAGCATAACCTCAATCGGCAGATCAGAAAATGACCGACATTTGGTGTCGGTCGAGGATTTAATTTATTTAAAAACCCTAAGGGGCGATCCGAGTGATTATGGTGACATTTATAGAATCGTCAAAAGCGGCACCGTGATTGATTGGGAAGTGGTCAGAAACAAAGTGTCGCCGAAAGCATGGGGACGTATTGAAGACGATATGAAACATCTAATCTGACAATTACGTATTTTCAATTTATGAACATACCATTGGCTCATCTATTGAGACCGAGAATCATTGATGATGTCATTGGGCAACGGCATCTTCTTACTAAAAATGCATCATTGCGTAAACTCATAGACGATGATGACGTATCGTCCATGATCTTTTATGGTCCACCTGGTTGTGGTAAGACATGTATCGCTCAAATTATAGCTGATCAAACCAAATGTAAATCGTTGAAACTTAATGCTACGTCCATGTCGGTGACTGACGTGCGGAAGTTTGCAAAAGAAGAAGGCAGAAAATTATTGATAATAGACGAATGTCATCGACTGAGCGCCAATCAGTCCGACGTATTGTTGCCGTTCGTTGAAGATGGGACGTTGAATTTTATTGGTGCAACCACTGAGAACGTCTTTCATGCCATGTCTGGGCCATTAATTTCAAGAAGTTTGATTTTTCAATTCGAACCATTAAGTCGTAAAGATTTATTAACCTTGATTTGTAAGGGCCTTTGTCATCTGCAAGTTGAACGACCAAATTTGACGATGGACCCAGATGCTGCCTTATACGTCGTAGACGTGAGTTGTGGTGATGGCCGGAAATGTATAACGTTATTTGATCTTGCTTCACGCATTTGTGAAAACGACATAATCTCATTACAAACCGTCAAGAACGTTGCGCCAAACAAATATATGATCTTTAGCGAAGATCTTCATTATGATTACGCCTCTGCCATGCAAGGTTCAATCCAAGCATCAGACCCAGACGCTGCCATTTATTGGTTGGCAAAATGGTTGGAATCCGGCGAGGATCCTCGTTACGTCGCTAGGAGGGTGCTCATCTCTGCGGCTGAAGATGCTTATGACAATCCCATTTGTACCGCCGTTGCGCATGCTGCTTTTATTGCCGCCAAAGAAATAGGTCGTCCCGAATGCGACATATCATTGGCACAGGCCGTCTGTCTGATTGCTACGAGTAAGCGAGATAAAAGTGCCGCATGTGCAATGTGGTCTGCTTTAAAAGACGTTCGAGAAAGTAATGAAGTATGGGTGCCAAAAGAGATGCGTGATGCTCACTACAGTGGGGCCAAACAATTGGGGCAGGGTGCCTATCATGATGGGCAGAATCAATTTGCTTATGTTGGCATAAACAAGCGTTATTATTATCCCGAAAAATGGAAATGATTGATCGTTCCACCGTATATAACTCAAAAATATGAAAGAGGAGAGATGAGATGCGACTTTCGTTGTTATGTGAAGGATTAATTAATGAGGCTGGATATGCCAGAACCATAACGTTCAATTATGACGTTAGAGGAGAACATGGTCCTAATAAGGACAAAAGACCGACCGTTCTCATTTTAGGTAAATGGAAGAATCCGAGGACAGGGAAAACATTGCTTGGTGGCATCAATTTAAACTATCTTGATAGATATGAACGTGACGTCATTTTGAGTCGTGATGATGATGACATGAAACGCGAAGAGAGAATAATGGAATTAAAGGATCTTTTAAAATCCTGTAAGGGTAGGCAATGTACTAAAATAAAAAAAGAATTGGCAGAATTGGAAGATAAACACAAGGAGCGTAATTCATTACAATCTAATTTACGCAAAATATTGAGTCCTGACAAAAGCCTATATAATAGATATTGGCGTGCTCGTAGACACATACCGACCATTATCAATAAGGCATATCGCACATATGATTGGAACATGATATCTGGGATGGGTGACGTTGATCGTGGCGCAATGCCATATAAATCAAAAGACACAGATGTTGTCGATCCAGCCGACAAAGAAATAGTGGCAAAACATAAGGCTGATGTTTCGGCAGCAAAGAAAATAGATAAAATGGCAAAAGCTGCTGCAGATGCCATAAGATCTGCAGGAAAAACGAAAGAAGTAATTAAGGCTTTGAAGAAAAAGTGAGGTCTAAATGCAATTAATGGATTACATAAAATTTGATGGTCCAGCTTCCTATAAGTTGGAAGACATCAAAGTGTGGCTTGAACAACATCAAGACAAAACCATTTATGAATTGTCGGAAGCGGCTAAACGTTCACCACAACGGGTTCGTTCCTGGCGAAATGTGTTCGGTTTAAATAAACCAAATCCATTTCATGATCCTAAAAAACAAGAGACGATGCGTAGAAAGAAATTACAGAAAGGAATCATACCAAACTCCGTGGATAAGAGCAAAATCGAGGATCATGAATGGATGCATGAGAAATTCATTAATCAGAAATGGACTAAATTAGACATCGCGTCGGTCTGTGGCGTGCGGAACATAGACGTCCATAATAAATTGGTTGAGCATGGATTGTTTGTACCAAATGCGTGCAAGAACAAAGAATGGCTCTATGAATACTATATAAGGAGGAAGCTGTCGACCGTTGATTGTGCCAAAATAGCTGGGGTATACCCATACACCATTCAGCTTTGGCTCTATCGATTTGGTCTCGAAACGAGGATGGACGGAGAGGCTACGGGGGCACGCGGTGCCATTCCTATTACAATCACAGATCAAGTTAAAGAAATCAACGTATCTGGAGCGGTTGCTCCGGAATAAGCCCGTACTTAGAGTATCCATAAGAAAAATCTTACGAGCATTACAGCGTTCGAATCTAATCAGCAAGTATCGCTTTAGAAAGGATGAGCTAAAGATTACGTTTGTAGACGGCGTAAAAGAGAGATGGTTATTGTCACCAAAACCTAAAGCAAAATTTGGTCTAAAATTATGTAAAATAGGTGATTTCTCATTCGGGGACATACCGGAAGTCTACAAAGAACTCCCACCTAAATTTGGACCATCAGTCAATCGGTTCTTCAAATTATACAACAACCATTTCAAACATTGTGGCGTAGTAGAACAAAGAATAGCGGTCCATAGTCTAATCATGAAGATCATAGAAGAGGGATGGAAGGATTTAGAATATCCGGCACAAGTCTTAATGGCGGACATCAATAACGTTCTAGAAGAACGATTGGACAGATATGTAATGAACAATGGTACGCATTTCTTTTATTGTGCCAATTATTATGCTAGGCCAGGTCGGGTCATCTGTGAATCAATGCCATCATTTCCGGACGTTAAAGAACAGTATCGAAGGAAAGGAACGATATCGATCACTTATAGGGAATTGTGGAACAATTCATTGGCGTTGACCTACGTAATTGATCATGTCTTATATCATGAACGAGACATTACTGTCAGACAGATTATCAAACAAGCCACTGAGATGCACTTGTCAAAATTCGCCGTTGGTCCACGCTGGACTCCACCAGGATTCTATCGTCGTCTATTGCATGATCTCAACATCAAAGAACAGATAAACGATTTGCACCCAAACGTCGGTGCCAAAGCATTGGCTGCAATTACGATGGGCATAAAATATGGATTCCGGGATGATGGTCGTTTTGGACAATCTCGACATCGACTTGAAGAGATCCTGAATAAGGAAATATGGGATTTTGACGGAGATGGATTGGTATGGTGTGATTTTAATTTTGTAGAACCGACATGGGGACAGGTACATGAACATCTCATTAAATGGCAGAGATTGATAATTTATGTTCCGTGGCACATGCGCGATAGGGTATTACTGCATCGTAGACCGAAACATGAGATACGGGCCTTTGTTTGGTCAGCAACTGAATTTGATTATTTGATGGTCTATTGATGACGCGTCTTTTCAAACATATTTAAAAGGAGGATGACCATGATTTATGTCGAGAACACCCTACCAATCGTCAACGGCTATGTGCAGATTCCGAATTCTCAATTCAAACGCACGAGAGTTACGGTTACTGCCGCCATGCTCGCAATACTTGGTGCAGTTGAACAAGTAATTGGGGTAATTAAGAAACAAAGAGTTCTTCGTCTGCCGCAATTCAACGTTGAGGATGGCTATGTTACGGACTGGTATGCGGCGTTGAATGCCCTTTAACGTGAATGGAGACGCACATGGATTTCAATGATGAAATCGAACCGGGTTCAGACGTTAAAACAATAAAAGAAGAAAAGCCAAACGTCGATCGGTTGGTTTATAAAATTGAACAATGCACTGACTATCAGTGCCTGTATGCTTTAGAAGAAGAGTTCAATAAGGTTGGATTAACCGTTCAGACTACGCCGAAAAATCGCATGATTCTCTGTAAATTGCGTAATGGCAAACCGTTGGCTGAGAGCGTGGTTGATGACTACATTTTCATTGGCAGTTTAGACAATATGACTAATGAATTATCTGATAGAGTCGTTTCAAAAATTGGAGATTTTGTACGTACCAATTCAGCGATGCCGGATAAAGTCCAGAACATCGCTCGTGTCTGGCGTAATGGTTTGCGTATGTATGAATCGACGGTCGCAATAATGAATGAAGATGTCAGCAGAATTGCTGATAACATGATTCTCGACTAATTTTCTACTTTAAATATACGTAAAGGAGATTGCTTATGGCCCGTGGGAACGGCGTCTTTGCTCGCATAATGTCTTGCTCAAACAATATGGCTGAGGGTCCGCCACCGTCTGTTAATGACATATTTCTGCATTCAATGTTTGCTAGGGTTGCATTCAGCGACAATAGCGTCGTTGAATTTGAGACTAAATATGATAAAGATACTAATACGATAGAATTATATGTGCCTAATGATAGGATGCCGATCTTCAATCAACTGACCGGCATGAAACGTGGCGAAAAGATGAAATGTTTCATAAATTGGTTAATAGGCAGTCGTGATTTGATTATGGCGGCGACTGATGCCCGTGACGGTGAATTCGTACCATCAACGTCATTGCAAATTTGGTCTGGTGCGACGGTGAATAACGTTGATGGCAATAGATTGTCCATTGTCATGCCGACTGATGAAATGTCCGTCATAGGATATAATTTCAAAGTCATCGAGGGATTCGAAGGACGGGTTAGAATCTCATTGGTATGGACGTTTATGGGTGGTACTGGTCTTCCGGACGCATCATTCGTGATCAGAACGTCGACGAACGTTACTGGTGCACAAGGCAGTGACCCAATAGTAATAACTGGTGACGTCACAATACCTACGTTTAATTTATTGCTTGGAGACATTCGTGAGACGTTGATACTGGAGACTGGTGATGTCATTCGTGGTAATGACATAATTGGGACGTTGATTCATAGAAATTTCAATGGATCAACTGATGCACACACTGAAGCTTATGGCGTTCTAGGATTGAGAATAGAGATGATTGAAAATGCCTAGGATCCCAATAACATATAAAGATCCAGTTTATGAAATAAATGATTTGCCAATCAATGGCAACTCATATGGTGACGTGCGTACGGTTCTCGTTAATGGGCATCAATACTATTGGTCGACAAGCGAAACGAATGGCGATCTGATGGATTGGATCATTTTGAATGGTCCGGACATCATAGGTCCAATAACTAATCTCGACGTTGGTACGGCAAATAACATCAAATTCTTATGCGTAGATGATCATGGACAGTTGATGAATCCTTATGGCAATGTTGGCATAATGGATCTCAACATGGTCGCTGCAATAATCTGTGATATGTGTACCGGATCACATGGCCAGGGCGCTCAGGGTCCACAAGGCATTCAGGGCGTTCAGGGTCCACAGGGTTCTGGCGAGGGTGGTACGGGACCACAAGGTCCACAAGGTGTACAAGGCATCCAAGGTCCACAGGGTTCTGGCGAGGGTGGTACGGGACCACAAGGTCCACAAGGTGTACAAGGCATCCAAGGTCCACAGGGTCATCAGGGTCCAACAGGACCACAGGGTCCGCAGGGCATCCAAGGTCCACAAGGTTCTGGCGAGGGTGGCACAGGACCACAGGGTCCACAAGGTGTTCAGGGCGTTCAGGGTCCACAAGGCTCAGGTGAGGGTGGTACGGGACCACAAGGCCCACAAGGCATTCAAGGTCCACAAGGCTCAGGTGAGGGTGGTACGGGACCACAAGGCCCACAAGGCGTTCAGGGTCCACAAGGCTCAGGTGAGGGTGGTACAGGACCACAAGGCCCACAAGGCCCACAAGGTGTACAGGGTCCGCAGGCGGTAGCGAGCGTTGGTGATTCTTGTGGCGTTTATCGTTCAGCATTAATAAGCATATCGCATAATACGATCACATATGTTGATTGGGATTCAGAAGATCATGATACCAATGACATGCATGATTTGGTCAATCTATCTAGAATAACAATTAAGCATGATGGGTTGTATCACATAACTAATAGAATTAAATTCGCACCAAACACGAATGGTTTTAGATATGCTGAGATTATATTAAATCGTACGACCGTATTAGCTCGCACGGAAGACATAAATCCATCGGACATAGAAGGCACTTATTTAGAAGTAGACACTGGCGTCATATCATTGTCGCTAGATGATTATGTTGAAGTCAGGGTTTATCAAAGTTCCGGTGGTGCATTAGATGCTGCAGGAAATAATATTACAGATGGTTATTTCTCAATCACTGAAATGTTGGGCGTTGGACCACAAGGTACACAAGGCGAAGGTGATACGGGACCACAGGGACCACAGGGCATTCAAGGCCCACAATCAAGTGGTGGCACGGGTCCGCAAGGACCGCAAGGCCCACAAGCAGTGGCAAGCGTTGGTGATTCTTGTGGCGTTTATCGTTCTACGTCAGTGAACATACCAAACAATGCAGTTACATATGTTGATTGGGATTCAGAAGATCATGATACCAATGACATGCATGATTTGGTCAATCCATCTAGGATAACAATTAAACGTAGTGGGCAATATCACATAACTAATAGAATTAAATTCGCACCAAACACGAATGGCTATAGATATGTCGAATTGATCTTGAATCGTACTGCGATACTGGCACGATCAAAAGATGTAAACCCATCCAGTTTAGAGGATTCTTATTTAGAAGTGGATTCCGGCGTCATATCATTGTCGCTAGATGATTATGTCGAAGTCAGGGTTTATCAAAGTTCTGGTGGTGCATTAGATGTCGCAGGAAATAATATCACAGATGGTTATTTCTCAATCACTGAGTCATTGGGTCGTGGACCACAGGGGTCAGACAATTCGCCTTTGTCATTATTTATACCGGTCGGTCTGATATATCCATCACAGACCAATGGTTCATCTGGTGTCAATCAATATGAAACTACAACAAATAAGATCAATTATGTGTGTGTAGAATTTACGGATGAATCACAAACATACGCGGAGTTTGATCTGATCATGCCATCGAATTATGATGGTGGGACAATTTCTTATATAGTGCATTGGACGGCGATTGCCGGTACGCCGTCACAGACGGTGATGTGGGAGCTACAGGGGAGGGCATTAGCCGACAATGAATCAATTGATCAGAATTTCGGATCTGCAATCCAGATAAGTGATGCATTCCAATCATCCGAAGTAGTGCACGTCACTGATGAATCTGGATCATTGACATTGGCTGGATCGCCATCTGGGTCAAGGCGCGTTCAATTTAGATTAAGTAGAAATGGTGGAACGCTCGCACAGATGGCGAGATTATTGGGCATCATCATTAAATGTTCAAAAATATGATAGTGAACACAAACAGGAGAGGAAAATTAGATGGCATCACTTTATGACCTGCAGCCAAATAAAATGTTCATTGGTTCCGCTACGATTGGCGAACCAATCCAAGTGGATATGTCATCAGGTCCGACCGGTCCGCAAGGCCCACAGGGCATTGCTGGTGCTCAGGGTACTACGGGTAGCCAAGGTAGCACTGGCATAGATGGTACTACTGGTCCTCAAGGTGCACAGGGTGTTGCTGGTGCACAAGGTACTACGGGTAGCCAAGGTAGTACTGGCATAGATGGTGCCACTGGTCCCCAAGGTGCCCAAGGTGTTGCTGGTGCACAAGGTACTACGGGTAGCCAAGGTAGCACTGGTATAGATGGTACTACTGGTCCTCAAGGTGCCCAAGGTGCTGCTGGTCCACAAGGTGTTGCTGGTCCACAAGGTGTTGCTGGTGCACAAGGTAGTGCTGGTGTAGATGGTGCTACTGGTCCCCAAGGTGCACAGGGTGTTGCTGGTGTACAGGGCGCTACGGGTGCACAGGGTGCTACTGGTGCCCAAGGTGTTGCTGGTGCACAAGGTGCTGCGGGTGCACAAGGTAGTGCTGGTATAGATGGTGCTACTGGTCCCCAAGGTCCCGTAGGTAGTCAGGGCGTTGCTGGTGTACAGGGCGCTACGGGTGCACAAGGTAGTACTGGCATAGATGGTGCTACTGGTCCCCAAGGTGCTGCGGGTGCACAAGGCGCTACGGGTACACAAGGTAGTACTGGCATAGATGGTGCTACTGGTCCCCAAGGTGCACAGGGTGCTACGGGTTCACAGGGTAGTGCTGGTGCTCAAGGATCAACTGGTAGTCAGGGTGCTACAGGTGCTCAAGGTGTTGTAGGCGCTCAAGGCGCTCAAGGTACTCAAGGTGAGAAGGGTGATGCGGCGGGCACCCCTGATTCATGTAAAGTAATCTTAGCCTCCAATTATTCATTAGGTAATGATAGCCCCACTGCCATACCATTTGGTGCCGAAGACCATGATACGAACACGATGCATGACAATAGTACTAACCCAAGTAGAATCACAGTTAAAGTTACCGGATATTATCATGTTCGTGGCGTACTCAAATTTGCCGCGAATGCTACAGGCATTCGTTATGCTTATATTAGCAAGGATGGGACGAAATTAGCCGATGAGGTGCGTGACATCAACCCCTCGGTCACTTATTCATCTTCAATTGAAGTTGATCTTGGTGTTATCTCATTAAGCGCAGACGAATATATCCAAATACATGGTTATCAAAATAGTAGTGATTCATTAAACGTCCTGATGGATGGTAGTTTCTTAGCTGTAACATCGGCTTCAGGCGCTAATGGTGAGGCTGGCGTTACTGGTCCTCAAGGTCCCGCTGGTTCACAGGGTAGCGCTGGTGCCCAGGGCAGTGCTGGTGCTCAAGGTAGTACTGGTAGTCAAGGTGCTACTGGTGCCCAAGGTGTTGCTGGTAGTCAGGGTGCTACTGGTGCACAAGGTAGCACTGGCATAGATGGTGCTACTGGTCCCCAAGGTGCACAGGGTGCTACGGGTGTACAGGGTGTTGCTGGTGCTCAGGGTGTTGCTGGTGCTCAGGGTGCTACTGGTGCCCAAGGTAGTGCTGGCATAGATGGTGCTACTGGTCCCCAAGGCAGCGTAGGTCCACAGGGTACTACGGGTAGTCAAGGTGTTGCTGGTGCCCAAGGCACTACGGGTTCACAGGGCGTTGCTGGTGCCCAGGGTGCTACTGGTCCTCAAGGGCCTGCTGGAATTGTAGATTATAATGCTGTTTTAAAATTGGATCAGACAACCCCTCAGACAGTAATAAATGGCGCTCCGATTTTTGATGTGGGTATCCAATCTAATGACATTGTTGAAGTACTCGGTGCTGATGACACCGATGATGGTGACAATCTTCAGGATAACGGTGTTTGGTTAGATGGCGACGTGGACACTGATAAGCAAATCATTTTTGCTGAAAACGGCACTCCGTTATGGGCTGTGCAGGGTGCATGGCGCAATGAGAAGGGCGAGTTCATCTATTTATACAATTTGGTCTCTGGGGAGAACGTTTTAGCAATATCACAGAACGGTAGATGGAGCATTAATAAACCTACAAGCATCATCATGGAGCACGCGGCCTTTGTCGGTAGCGGGCCAAACGACATGCTTCCGTCAGGTCTCTACACCCAAAGAATAACTCGCGGGTTCAACATTGAGATAGATGGGACCGGTACGCCGGACACCTTTAAATGGAGCGTCACGACTGACGGCGTAACTTTTGTAGAGCAGGCTAACACTGTCCCAATAACCGCTGGTAAAATCACACTTAATTGGGGTGTGGAAATAGAATTCGACGCTACGACTGGACATACGCTTGGCGATAAATGGTCTTTCAGGGCGCATCCGCAAGATGCCTTAGACACTATGACGTTAAAACCGCCCATGTTACAATGGGTCTTTCTTCATAACGAGGATTCGGACGTTTGGCGGGATGAAACCTATCAAGTATCTACGGTTCATTGCTCTATTGGCAGCGAAACAAGTGCCTTAGCAACAACGGATGATGTTCTATATCTTGGCAACCATTCGCAGTTTAACTCCAGCTATTATGTGTTTGAAAGTTTTGGTGTCGGTCTCACCTTAGTGGTCGAGTATTGGGACGGGGATTCTTGGGAAGCGTTAAGTTCAGCCAACGGTCTGATTGACAGCACCAGCAATTTTACTGCCAACGGTTCGATTTCATGGGATAAGGCTACCTTCACCGATTGGGCGAAAACGACCGTAAACGGCGTGGAGGCGTACTGGATTCGCGTCCGAAGTTCCACCGATTCTACGACTACGCCAATCATAAGGGCGATAAGCCGACACACCGATTACCGGTTAGCCGTTTATTCAGCACACAACGATACGAGACGATCCTTTGCGGTTAAGGGTGACGGCATTACCGAAGTGTTTGAGGCCAACAGAACATCTACATCCCGAACGTTCAGAAGCAGTGAGCTGATTGATGAGCAAAGATTGAAAGACGCTTTATTGATTTATGTGGCAAAAACAAGTTATTGTACAAACAGTGATCTGGGTGCGTATAAACTGTTCTCTGATACCTTGCCAGGGACAGCTTTCAGCAAGGCGGCTACGGTAGATGCCGACGGCCCTATATTGGTCGGCAAATGGGTGGAATCTGCGGCACACGGCAGCAATATTATTGCAGGCAGTATTTTTGAGGCTTATTTATTTTTACAAAGAAGCGTGGCGAACAGGGTATTATCTTTCTATGTCGAGCTGTGGCGCGTACAGAGCGACGGTACTGACATTGCTTTGTTGGCAACATCTTCGCAAATTGTCGCACCTACGACGACAACGATTGAAGCTTATGACTTTAAATTAGCATCCATTGCACAAACAATGGATGAAACTGATCGGTTGGCCATTAAGGTATATGCTTTAAGGGCATCAGCCCATACGCAAACTGCCACGCTGTGGGGTGGCGGGGCGTATGCCAGCCAATTAAATTACCCGGCTACCATATTTGAAGGTAGTCAGGGTCCACAGGGTGCTACTGGCGCTCAAGGCGCTACGGGTTCACAGGGCACAGATGGTGTTACTGGTCCACAAGGTCCACAGGGTACTGGTTCGCAGGGTGCTCAGGGTGCTACGGGTTCACAGGGCACAGATGGTGTTACTGGTCCACAAGGTCCACAGGGTACTGGTTCGCAGGGTGCGCAGGGTGCTACAGGTTCACAGGGTGCTACTGGTGCCCAAGGTAGTACTGGTATAGATGGTGCTACTGGTCCTCAAGGTCCTGTAGGCAGTCAAGGTGCTACGGGTTCACAGGGTGCTACTGGTGCTCAGGGTGTTGCTGGTAGTCAGGGTGCTACTGGTGCACAAGGTGCTACGGGTTCACAGGGTGCTACGGGTTCACAGGGTGTTGCTGGTAGTCAGGGTGCTACTGGTGCACAAGGTAGTGCTGGTATAGATGGTGCCACTGGTCCTCAAGGTCCTGTAGGCAGTCAAGGTGCTACTGGTGCACAAGGTAGCACTGGCATAGATGGTGCTACTGGTCCCCAAGGTCCTGTAGGCAGTCAAGGTGCTACGGGTTCACAGGGTGCTACTGGTGCCCAAGGTGCTACTGGTAGTCAGGGTGTTGCTGGTGCTCAGGGTGCTACTGGTGCTCAGGGTGCTACTGGTAGTCAGGGTGTTGCTGGTAGTCAGGGTGCTACTGGTGCACAAGGTGCTACTGGCACACAAGGTAGTACTGGTGTAGATGGTGCCACTGGTCCCCAAGGTCCTGTAGGCAGTCAAGGTTCAACGGGTGCACAAGGTGCTGCTGGTCCACAAGGTGTTGCTGGTGCTCAGGGCGACATAGGCCCACAGGGCGATGAAGGATCACAAGGCAGTGGTACGCAGGGGCCGCAAGGTGATGATGGACCGCAAGGTGGATTGATCCCTGGTGGTGATGCTTATGATCATTTAATCAAGGCGTCGGCAGCAGATTATGATGCAATATGGTCTAAATATCACCAAATCAATCAATACGATGAATCAATAGGTGATTTAGATTGTGTTGCCGATGTTGGCAGCGATGGAACTATCGCCCTTGATTGTTCATTGCATATGAATTGGGTCATTGATTTAAATGACGACGTTGAAATATCTATTTCAAATGTGGTTGCGTCTCGTGCGGCTTCGATTACCGCCTGGTTTGTCGGTGACGGTACGACACGAGCCGTCACTTGGCCGGTGAGCGTAACTTGGGTCAGCGGCGATGCTCCAGACATTGATGGAACTGATGATGCCCGAACCGTCATTACTTTATTGACGTTTGACGGCGGTACGACGTGGCTCGGCAGTGCTTGGGCAGAAGGGGTATAATTGTGATTGGCGCGACACTTAGACGTGGTGGCGGTGGCGGTTGCGTTGGTCCAGAAGTGACCATGGCTGCTGACGTATTGCCTAACGCTGATCTGGGTAGCATAACCCCGACCGGCAGTGGAACAGTGGCGGACCCGTATTTGTATTCTTTCTTAACTAAGTGCGGTTTGGCCATGGGTACTTATAAAATTTATGGCAATAATTTAACCAATAAAAACGTTTTACTTAATTTAAAGAAAGGCCCTGTTACCGGCACTCAATCCGCAACTGCTTTCGACTTAAAGGCGGCGGCTACTGGTCAGCATGCGGCCGATTTAACAATTTACAGGGTTGGGGCAATCCAAATAGGAAAAGTTTGGACGTATGCTGGATTCTATAGCGCCGGTGCGGCACGAGCAGCAGGCACAATTACCATTGGTGCTGTCGACCTATTAGCTGGAAACATAGAAATAGCTGAAATTTTAGCCTATGGTGGTGGACAAACAACTAGAGTCAATGCTGGAAATGTAATAATACATGCAGCTGGAGATGTATTAATTTGGGACGGTGCAAATCCTGGGACATTGTCCACCATAGGTTATGGTGGAATTAATTGCAGAGGTTTTGCCGGGAATATAACCATCAAACACGATGGTTCATTTCTGTCGACTTACGTAAACGCTTATGCAAATTACGGATCTACAATTTTAGGTAGCGGCGGAGGCGGTGGCGACGTAGACTTTGATGGCGGCTCTGCGAGCGGCACATTCGTTACATCGATGATAAATACCTCATGCCCGGGTAGTTATGATGGTGGTCGTGCCGGTGACGTGACTGTTAAGAATTATGCCAGCGTCACAATAGCAAGCGGTATTTTAGCCAGACAGACAAGTGAGTCTTCATCAGGTCTTCGTGGCGGCAATGTGGCAGTTACGGGGATTGCCGGTGACATTACGATCGGGCTAGACGGCATTCAGTCTTACGCTTCAGGATAAGGGTTGGACATGGCTCATTACACTTGGATAACTGACACAACCGGCGCTATAGATAATGCCGCTAATTGGTCGCCGGCCGGTTTCATTAATGATGCCGGTAATACGTGCGAGGCCAGCAGCGGCATCTTGGACGTTGACGCAACCATAACCTTTGCGCCGCAACTTACTTTATATTCCGGTGCAACGATACGCGGTTCCGCTAATAATACTAGAACATGGAAGTTCACTGATTTGATATTGTCTGGCGGCACTATATTATCAAGAGGCGGCAATAGCGGCTTTAATGGAACATTTACCGCAGCCGCCAGCACGACTAGTTATTTGAACGCTGCCAATGGAACCTATGGTAGTGATAAAACTGATTGGACATTAAAAGGCTCTGGTACCATAGAGAAACTAGGTACTGCACCGTGGGGCGGCCCATTTAGCGGCACTAGTGAATTTACCGGCCATTTGATTATTAAGGCTGGTAATATGTCATTCATTTCAGGCACAACTACTTTCGGCGGCGTAGGTTGTAGGGTAACGACACAAGGCGGCTATATTGACCGACAATCTTCAGCAGCAACGATTACGTTCAGAACTCTTATCTTTGACGGCGGCGGTTGGTATGATTCTGGCAATAACGGTACGACGGTAAATGCCGGTGTAGATATTTCTATTAACTCCGCATCCAATATTAGTATATTTGCCCCAGACCCGCCGGATTCGGGCAACAGACCATTCGTTCGTTTCGTACCGGAAATCACAGGAACCGGCGATCTTACTCTTAACACAAGAGGCAATAAGCGCGGAATATCGCTTGCGGGTGGCGGCGACTGGTCCGGCTTACTTACGATCAATAAATTGTCTTACGTCTATATTGGCGGTAATTTTTGTTGTAAGCAGGGCATCGTGATGGAAGACGATGCGGACAAGGGCGTTTTACGAATCGGTGCTTACCGTGTCTCAGATACAATAACCGACGTTGCTGGCGTAACAGTACAGGCGAAGTCATTGGTTTTAGGTGGAAACGCATATCCAGACGGTGAGTACACTCAGGCCAATGAAGCCGATTTAGACGGTTACATTGTTTTCAATAATGCTACGTCAAAGCTGATTGTACGGGCGGCTGGAACCGGTCTTGGCGGTGATGTAGAGTTGGAAGCTGATGGAGACATCACCGTTAGCGGCAATATAATCTCACGAGCTGGTACGTCTGATGCAGGCGACGTTGAAATCACTTCCGGCGGTGAGGTATCTCTAGTTGGAATTGATACCCGCGTGACGACCTCCGATTCTGGCGATCATTATGGCGGCAATTTAATTATTTCTGCCGTAGATGACGTTAGCATTTCTGCCGCAATTGATCTTGAACAGGTGCTCTATACGGCCGACCAAAGTCGCGATGGTTATGTCGACATTCGTACCACCACTGGGGACATTAAGCTTGCAGCGTTGAATTTAACCAAGATTCGTTACGCTTATCTGAGCGGTGACGGTGACAGTCTAATTACCGGCGGCGTTGTTGGTTTTGATATTGGCGGCAGTCAAACGGAATTACGGACGCCAACTGGCAAGAAGATTTATTACGATTCAAGACATCCTGATAATGAATATTTAGATGGCGATACTTATGATCTTGCAGACATTGATGGCGTTGCAGAGGCGGGTGGTACGCTCGAACCGTTGGCCGTTCCAGTTGACAACGTTTGGACCAATGGTGCCGCAGATAACGCTTGGGGCACAGCCGGTAATTGGTCTTTAGGTCACGTGCCGACAGAATACGAGAACGTCATCTTTACGGCCAGTGCTGACATAAGCGGCGCGAGCACGGCGAATTGTAATGCAGCCGCTAATACCGTCGCGAGCGGTTGGTTGAATGGTCTTGCCGGAATAGACATTCGCAGCGGCTATACGGGCACGATTACTATGGCGGCCAATTTTGCCGGAGGTACGAGTCAGGCGTTGACCGTGCGCGGCGACGTGACGGTCGACGGCGGTGCAGCGGCAGGCGGCTTAGTCTTAACCGGCCTAGTCGAAACTAAAACGTTTGCGCCGGCTGCTATTGATATAATTGATGATTTAATCACGATTGCCAGTCACGGTTATGCCAATGGCGACGTAATTCAAATCACAACTAGCACCACCATGCCGGGTGGTTTAACTTCCGCACTCGCTTACCACGTCGGCAATGTGACGGGAAGCACGTTTTCACTTCATACGAACATCACTGACGCGTTAGCCGGTACGAATAAAGTCAACATCACGTCGCAAGGGGCTGGTACGCACACGTCCACACGCGGCGTGGGCGCGACAATCAACTGCTATAATTTCACTCTGGCTTCCGGCAAGGTCGTACATTCTGACGCTAGAGGCTTCTCGTCAGCGCAAGTGGGACCGGGCACGACTGGAAGTCACTTTTTTGGTGCGACTCACGGTGGCAGAGGCGGTGGAAATACCAATGAACCAACCATTCCACACCCATATGGAAGCCCTGCTGCGATTACGCTTGGTTCAGGTACGCTTTCAGCTAATGGCGGTGGTGCAATCTGCATAAATGCGTCAGCGACGGCAAGCATAAGCGGCAGATTAAGTGCCGATGCCGGAACCGGCTCATTTTCCAGTGCTTCTGGCGGCAGCATCCGTATCGTTTGTGACGTTTTGTCCGGTTCGGGAGAAATTAGAACTAATGGTGGAACGAATACCGTTGCTCGTGCCGGGGGCGGCGGCGGACGCATCTTCATTTCATACTCTTCATCAACATATTCCGGTACTTTTGAATGTGCCGGTGGAAAACCAGCCAGTGCTCAGCCGGGCATCGCTGGGACTCTACAATTACCGTCTGGGGCAAATCTTACCGTAACCAAAGACGTGGGCTTACCGCCAGGAAGTCATACGTTTGGAGTCGTGGCCGTGCAGTCCAATGCCACGCTCGTCATGCATAGCAACCCGGTCTCGGTGGTCGCTTGTTCCTTGACCGCAACCAGCGTAACGGTAGATTCCGGTTCCACAATATCCGCCAATGCTGAAGGGTATGCACTATTTACTGGTCCTGGAAGTACTGGTGTAACAAATTATGGCGGTAGCGGTCATGGTGGTCGTGGTGGCGGCTTAAATCCAGGTCTGACTAATGGAGTTGTAACGGCTCCTGTTAATTTGGGCAGTAGCGCGTCGCATTATGGCGGTGGAGCAATTAAGTTAGTTGCTGGTTCGGTCGCAATTAACGGAACGCTCACCGCTAATGGACGTGGACGTTTTGACGCCGGGGCAGGTGGAAGCATTTGGGTCGTTTGTACCACATTGTCGGGTTCCGGTACGATCAGCGCACTCGGTGGGACCCCTGCGGCAGAATCCAATCGCGGCGGCGGCGGTGGTGGACGCATTGCGCTCGCATATGACACCAATACATTTAGCGGTACGGTAAGCGCGGCGGGCGGGGTGAATTCCGCCAATTCGTTATTCAACGGCGAACTCGGTTCAATCTTGCCCGGCAGTCTTTGTTCCGACGATCACGTCGCCGGACAGGCTGCGAACGCCTTGGCTTCAGAACCTTACACGGGCAAAGTCATTTATGGTTTTACGATGTGTACGCCAGGAAACCAAGATGATCAGGCATTTGAGAATGCCGTCGTTAATAGCTTGGTGTTCGACATCACTTCAGCTTACGGCTTTGCGAACGCCGACATCAATACGATAAAATTGTACGAAGATTTAAAGAATGATGGAGTAACGACGGATGACAGTGAAGTAACCATAGACAGCGCAACCGTGTCTGGTTTGACCGGCGGTGATGATGAAACCGGCACCTTAACGTTGGAATTCTCTGGCACTAATTTCACCATTAATGATACGGCGGCGATTACCGCCTCAATATCTGGGGTGAATACGACCACGGAAGTGGTTACTACGTCGGCGGCTCACGGTCTGACCACCGGTCAAGCGGTTCGGTTCGACGGCAGCGGCATAATTCCGGTGCCGCTAAAAGGGGCAACGATTTATTACGTGAACGTGTTAAGTACGACCACGTTCTCCGTGCATACCACACGAGCCGATGCTTTAAGCGACAGCAATAGAGTTAACTTTACCAGCGCAGGCAGCGGCACTAGAACCGTTATCGTGTACAAGCGGTCTTATTTATTGGTAGCTACGCTGTCAGACGTTATAGATGGTTGTAAATTCGACATACAACTCAACATTGAATCAGGAACGTCGCCAAACATTGATGCTTATGGTGCTGCCTTTAATGAATCATACTCGGAAGATAACGCAGGCACTGGTATTGCAGAATTGACTGGAACCACCACAGTGGCCGTTCATGATACGTTAGGGAGCGATGTCTAAAGGAGACATAGAATGTACTCATTTGTTGATAAGGGAATACCTGGCGCACCGCAGCAACTGCCTAACTCTTGGCGCAATATCTCTAACTTAAGTGTTCTGGATGACAATAAGTTGCTTGAATTAGGCTGGTATCCGGTTGTAGAGGAGAAGGACCCTATAAACCCCGATTTAGAGAAATATATTGGACCGACGTACGTTTTGGAAGATGATCACGTAGCTTCAGTTTGGGCGATAGAGCCGCTGACCGCTGACGATAAGCAGGCTAGACGTTTGGAGCGCTATTTGTCCGAAACGGACCCGCTGAAGGCTGAAGCTGAGGCGGAGTTGAAGCAAGGTCGTCCAGAGAAATATTTTGCATACATGGTTTTGCGAAATAAGATTCGTAGAGAAACGGAGCCTGAAGAGACGCGTCTCGCACTTGCTAAAGACGACCAAAAGAAATATTGGAAGACCGTCTGCGACAACATGCTGGCGACCCGTTACCCTGAGATGAATTGTTTGGCGTACAACGCGCAATTGACTTTCGCTGTGGCGACAGGCAAAGCCAATCGTGCCGCTTACATTGGGCAATTGTTCGCGTGGGGCAGCCAATTATTCACGTTTTATTATACAATTGCTGCGCAGATTGACGCTGAAGAAACAGTCGACAGTGTCTTATCTAAGACAATTGATTTCACGTTGTGGTTGGCAGCGGATCCGTTAATCACTGCCGCTGGAATCGAAGCGATTGAGGATTAATAAAGGAGATGTACAATGGCTAACGTGATCGACGTAATCGGAACCAAGCTGCCTGCCGGGGATAATAACTTGGCTGTCGGTATTGGGGCTTTGAATGCTAATACTACAGGTGAAGGTAATGTTGCTATCGGTTATGAGGCAATGATTACAAACACTATCGGAAAACATAATGTAGCTGTTGGTTATAATTCATTATATGCTAATACTACAGGTGACAGTAATGTTGCTATTGGTTTTTTTTCGCTTTATACTAATACGATTGGTGAAGACAATGTAGCTATTGGTAAAAATGCTCTCTATTCTAATACGACTGGATTGCGCAATACGGCTGTTGGTAAGGATGCGCTCTATTCTAATACGATTGGTAAATGGAATACTGCTATTGGTCAAACAGCTTTAACAGCTAACACTACAGGTGATTCTAATGTTGCTGTTGGTATGGCTGCGTTAGCGGCTAATACAATTGGTGCAAATAATGTTGCTATTGGTTTTGGTTCGCTTTATACTAATACGACCGGCGTGCAGAACGTAGCTATGGGCACTAATGCTTTGGGGGTCAATACGATTGGCACAAATAACGTAGCTATTGGTACCAGCGCTTTAGATGCTAATACTACAGGAATCAATAACATAGCTATTGGCACTGATGCTTTAGGGGCTAATACGACTGGTCAGAGAAACGTAGCTGTCGGATATAATGCTTTATTAGTCAACACCATTGCTAATGATAACGTAGCCATCGGCCACCAAGCTTTAGATGCTAATACAACCGGCACAAATAACGTAGCCGTTGGTACTAATGCTTTGGGGGTTAATACGTCCGGCATTGAAAACGTAGCTATCGGCTATCAAGCTTTAGACGACAATACGGGTGGCTCCTGGAACGTAGCTATGGGTGCTGCTGCTTTGGGGGGAAATACGATTGGCACAAATAACGTAGCCATCGGCCACCAAGCTTTAGATGCTAATACGACTGGCTATGAAAACATAGCTATTGGTAGTGATGCTTTGGGTTCTAACACTACTGGGGTGCAGAACGTAGCTATCGGTTCTTCTGCTTTGTTGAATAATACTATAGGCTACAATAACATAGCTGTCGGTAACAATACTTTAGATTCTAATACGACTGGCATACAGAACATAGCTATGGGTAGTGGTGCTTTATATGCTAATACGGAGGGCACAGATAACGTAGCCGTCGGTACCATCGCTTTAGATGCCAATACGACTGGCACAAATAACGTAGCTATGGGCACTAATGCCTTGGGGGCTAATACTACTGGCGTAGGTAATACTGCATTAGGCCATGCCGCCGGTTCCACAATCACAACTGGCACGAATCTCACCTGTATCGGTAGTGGTGCCGAACCTACCTCTGCCACTGCAACAAACGAAATGACCCTAGGCAACAACATAGCCACTCTACGTTGCCACGTTACTACAATCACAGCTATTTCTGATTCTAGGGACAAAGCCGACATTCAGGATTTTAACGTCGGCCTAGACTTCATCGGTCGCATTATTCCTAAGCAATGGAAATGGGATAAGCGCGAGTGGTACGAGAATGGCATCTCGGATGGCAGTAAGAAGACTGAAGGACTCGAATACGGCTTCATTGCTCAAGAATTAGAACAAGCGCAACAGGATGCGGGGATTGATTTGGGCTTGGTTTTCAAGAATAACCCTGATAAACTTGAAGCAACGCCTGGTAAGCTGTTGACCGTTTGTGTCAAGGCGATTCAGGAACTCGCGGCAAAGGTGAAGAAGCTGGAAGGACAGGGATGATGCCCGACAAAGCATTAGGCGGCACTGAACTTGCCTTCAACAGCTTAACGTCCTTATTAGATTGTTCTAAGGTGAATTTAATTTCATCTATTTGTGATACGAGACAACTGGAGTTGTCCCGACCCAATGTGATTTGGGAGCAGTTGAGTTATGACCAAGAAAATGTACAGACACTAAGCAATCCAAGTTTTGTCTCAATGCTCGACCAACTTGTTTTTGTCTCGCATTGGCAACACGAACAATTCTTCAAACGATTCCCCATACGAGACTGTAGACGTTCCGTCATACAGAATGCGATCCACCCGTTCCCCGCCCATAAGAAACCAGACGGCAAAATCAGGTTAATTTATACTTCTACGCCGTGGCGGGGTTTGTCGGTGTTGGCGGAAGCTTATGCCAAACTTAACCGTTCCGACGTGGAGTTGGTCGTGTATTCCGGCACCAGCATTTACGGCAATGCGTTTGCCGCGCAATCGAAGGGAAAATATGACGAATTATACCAACGTCTAAACAACGTAGGGGCGACGCACATTGAATATGCCCCCAATGAAGAAATTAGAGAGGCGTTGATGCAGGCCCACATTTTTGCTTATTCCAATATTTGGGAAGAAACAAGCTGCATTGCCGCAATTGAAGCATTAGGGGCTGGATGCAAGGTGGTGACGACAAGCTTTGGTGCGCTGCCCGAAACGTGTGGTCTGTGGGCTGATTATGTCTTAATCTCCAATGATCTAGTTGACCGATATGCAGAAGCATTAAACCAAGCCATAAACGATTATAAATCCAGTGAAACTTCTGACAAACTTGCCGATCAAGTAGCTTATTACGACAAACATTGGACTTGGGACGCGAGAATTGTACAATGGAAGAAATTGTTTAAAAGATTGGGGGAACGATGAGGCGTGTCTTAATCTTAACTCCGACGTTGGACGGGAAGCTTGATTGCCGGTACGTCTTCTCATTGATTGAGACGCTTAAGGCAGCGCCTAAAGACGTTTCGGTGGACTTCTTATTTATTGCGCATGACGCGTTGATTCAGCGCGCAAGGAATGATCTGTTTGTTTCTGGTTTGAGGTCTGGAGCCGATGATTTGGTTTTCATTGATTCGGATCAAACGTGGGACCCGGCGGCGTTTTATGCGCTTTTACGCAGGGAGGTTGACGTTGTAGGTTATCCGTACCCGAAGAAATGCGACGTTGAGACATATTGTGTTAACTGCACTACGCATAAGCTTGAGATTAAAGACGGATTAATGCAAATAGACGGATTAGGTACAGGCTTCCTTCGCATTACTAAGAAGGCAGCACAGCACGTTTGGGATAAGGCTGAAAAGTATGTTGAGAACGGTATTGAAAAACGTATGGTCTTCAACGTGACGGTAGAGAACGGGGTTTTGTTTGGTGAAGATATTTCATTTTGTAAATTATTGTCTCCGTTCGACATCTGGCTTGATACGACGTACACCGTGCCCCACATAGGTCACAAGGTCTATGTCGGGAAGTTTGATGCGTGGCTGGAAAAGATAAAGGGCGATTGAGGCAATTCCAATTATTGCTCTAGCGAGAGTGACAGAAATAATCTTATTAACGTATATGAGTGGTCTATTGCCGATGGCGGTAAAAGTTGCTAATTATGCACAGGTGTGATATATTGTCTTGATCAAATATCTTATAAGATTGGACAAAAGAAAAGGAGACGACACCAATGGCGACGATTGATAGGGAAGATGTAGAGAAGATGATTGATCGGCATCAAAGCTCATGTCTAAAACCAATAGAAACGTCATTAGGGCACATGACGGGTACGTTGACGGCAATTAGCAATACGTTGGATGCAGTCAGACAGGAAATCACCGGTATTAGTTTAGATAACAATTCTATGAATGAGCGGCTCCGACACGGTTCAGCGACGTTCCAAACGATCCACGCACAAATTGGTGACATACAAAGAATGCAGAATAAGTTGCAGATGAGTTTATGGAAATTAGTCGTCCTAGTAGCTGCGAGTGGTACCACTGGTGTGGCAATTGCTAAGATGTTTATTGGTGGTGGGTAATGTTTTATAGCTGAAAATATATTGAAAAGGAGAACGATATGGCACAATTTCCGCGAATTTCTGGGAGAGTTGGTCAGACCATAATTCTGGACAATACGTTCTATCACGCTGGAATTGCAGCCGAACCATATGCCGTGCGACGAATAGAAATTTATAAAAGTTCTGTTAGAGATGAAAATTTGGTCACAGTCATACCAATTTCATATCCACACGATTCTGAGTATCCGTTTCCATTAGAAAGAGTGAATGACAGGCCGGGGTATTTGCGTCTCCCCTGGGCCGTGCCGGTAGACCTGAGTGCACCAGCGGCATATTTCGACAAATGGGTGTTCATACCGGATGACGTTTATTCTTCTGGTGGGACTGAAGTTGATCCTGATGATCCATCGATTCAACAAGAGAAATGTTCTCGTTTTTGGTTGTACCCAGATCAATGGTTCGTTGACGATGGTTTAGAGACCGTCCGTTTCGGTTTTGAACCACTTGATTCTAAGTTTAACAAGGGTGACAAACGAATGCTGGAAGTTGGCCTGATGCCACTTCCATTATACGATTATGATCACAATTTAGTCGTGCCATTGATACCGTTTCTACAAGGTTTCATCCATATCGAAACGCAGAATTGTGAAATTATCGTTGACAAGGAACCCATGACAATTGGCATTAGACAAGGTTCATATCGTTCAAATCCATTCGTTATGAAATCGTTGATAGACACTAGTGGTTTTCTCATTGGCACGTATAAATATTACGTCTCAATCGAAATGCCAAACGGTCAAGTGCTTAGAAGCAATGAATTTCATTTCACTATTGGTGGTTAATGATTATTTGATATATTTTGGTGGGCCAATCCTAATAATGGTTCTAACATCTCTTGGTTGTGTTTCTAATTCTCTTTCCAATTCTCGTAATGCATTTAATTTCTGAACGTATGCCATATGCCATTTGGTTCTGTCTTCTGGAAGTGGACTAGATCTTGACAATCGTAAACAGAGCATTGTTTCTTCTCTAAGGACGTTTATTCTGGTTTGTAGACATGCATTGTCTTGGATTAGGGCAATTTTGTCGGCTTCGGCGATCAATTCTTTATGTTGTTGTCTAAGTTCATCCCATTTTAAAGAAATGCGAAATCGACGATAATCAATTATTGTTTGTTGTAGATTGGTTACATTCGTTCCTATTTCGTCTAGAATTCTATTTGCCTGTTGCTTGAGGTCGTGCCATTCTGCCGACCATCCCTTTCGTTCTTCGTTGTCGGTTGTGGAATCATGGCGTTGTCTGACTATGGCAATCCGGTCCATAATTTGAGACATCTTCAATTTTAATTCGTTATCATTTTTGGCATTAACGATGGCTGTAGCTAAAGTAATTATCCTATCATTTGTGGATCTATTGTGGATGTACTCTTGGGCGAAGCCCGAAACACAACCTAAAAGAATTAAAACCGTCCATTTCATCGCAATTCCCTCCTCTGCTGTAAAATAACGCGAATGTCATTTCGCGTAAATGTTTGCTGTTCGGCGGTCGATCTGATATAATATCATCACTAAAACATATCATTAGGCTAGCATAGGAGATGAAGACATGTCCGACATTGCTCATCCTACATATAGAGGCGACCCACCAAGTCCAGCAAATGGATATATCTGGTATAATTTGTTGACTGGTAAGGTGAGAATACGTGAGGGAAACACCACCAGAGATATAGGTTCTGGTATCGGCGCACAGGGACCATTAGGTCCGCAAGGCACTGCTGGTGCCCAGGGCACTACTGGAAGTGGTACGCAGGGTCCCCAGGGTAATATTGGCCCACAAAATGTTGCGGGTGATCAGGGCACTCAGGGTCCACAAGGCACTGGTACGCAGGGTCCCCAGGGTTATCAGGGTCCAACAGGACCACAAGGTCATCAGGGTCCAACAGGACCACAAGGTCATCAGGGTCCAACAGGACCACAGGGTTATCAGGGTCCAACAGGACCACAAGGTCATCAGGGTCCAACAGGACCACAAGGTCATCAGGGTCCAACAGGACCACAAGGTCATCAGGGTCCAACAGGACCACAAGGTCATCAGGGTCCAACAGGACCACAGGGTTATCAGGGTCCAACAGGACCACAAGGTCATCAGGGTCCAACAGGACC